GCGCAGGTATTTGCGGCGTGGTTAATGAAAAAAGCGTTGTATTTAATAAAGTGCTTTGTCAATTTTCTTGGTTATGTGACGGAAGCGAATCAAGACGCCCAGTAAATAAAGAAACTTGGAAAGAGTCAGAAATAGCTGCTAAAAAAGTTTTGTTAGAGAACTTTACTTTACCTAGTTTAGAGTCAGCTTTATATTTTCATGCAGACTATGTAAATCCTCAATGGAAAAACATGGAAAAAGTTGCAAAAATAGGTCGTCATATATTTTATAAACCCAAAACAGAGAGTAATAAATGAGTTTACTAGAAAAAGAATCTGTAAGTAAAATCCCAGTTTCAGAGCCTTGGATTAACAATATAGTAAATAAACTTAATCCAATTGATTGGATAAAAGAACATGTAGCTAATTTAAGTGCTACGAGTCTTCACATTATTTCAGTAATTTTATTACATTCATCAACAATTCCTACACTTCTTAGCTTAATGTTTGGAATTAGTGATAAAACCCCTATTTTAGATATGGTATTGTTATTGTGGGCAGCTTTATTAGCTATGTTTGCACAGGCAATAATTCAGAAAAATTATATTATTGTTACAGTTATTACTGTTGGATTTATGGTTCAATCAGTAATTATGGCACTTATTTTCTTTAGGTAATACTATGAGCAATGAGCAGGATAAATTCAAACATAGCCGTCGCTTACAAAAAGATAAAAATGCAGTTGCTAAACAATTAAAAATGGCTATAAGTTCTGGTATTACTAAATATGTAGAGCAGCCTCACCGCCTAGAAAAACATCATGCAATGGATTGTGGAAATCCCAATTGTTATATGTGTGGAAATCCTAGATATACTATGAATGAAAAAACAATACAAGAACAAAGGTTTGAACAGCCTGAAAAACTCACAGTTGACCCTGACAGCCATAACTGATATAATATAAGATTAGAAAGAAAAATACTATGTACTATTGCGTAATTTGTAGCGAGGATGTTTCCAAAGGTCGTGCACTTTTAGGTTATAAAACCTGTATGTGTTGCGGAGAGCGCAAAGCTAAAGAGTACAAACATTGTATTGTTCCACTTCATAAATCTAATTATATTCCAGTCTTTAGTTTAAAAGATTTGGTTGGTGTTAACTCAAAAGGTGGGCAGGTTAAATGAAAGAACTAATACAAAATGTTCTTGATATGCATAGAGCAGGATTTTCTATAGAGGCTATCTCTAAAATTCTTGATTGCTCTATTGAAATTGTTGAACAAACCCTAGAATTTATAAATGATAAGTAAATAATATTATGAATTCTATACCAATTGTTAATAGACAACTAGTACAAATTCTTAATAACTTTAAAGATGAAATATTAAGCAATGATTTATCTAAATTAAATTTTAGACAACGTAATGCTACTAAAGATAATCATTATTTTTGTAGTATTGATCTTTTAAATGATCTTAAAAATCAAGAAACGATAGATCGTACTAAAAATGCAAAACTTGTTAATATAGATAGCACTTTCTTAAAAGAAATAAATTCAAAACTTGACGCTGATTTAGACGAGTGGGATGAACAAAAAGGTTATGCTGTCCCAAAATCTTCTGTAAGAAAAAAAATGTTTGATCAAAAAGTATTAGGAGTAATATATCCCGCTAGTGGTTATATGTCTTGGCATACTAATTCAGATGATTTTGGACATAACGTGTTATTAACATGGAGTGAAAATGGAAACGGCTTTTTTAGATACCAAGATCCTATAACTAAAGAAATTGTAACAATGCAAGACAAACCTGGCTGGAATTGTAAAGTGGGATATTTTGGAAAACACACAGAACCAGATAAATTGTTTTGGCATTGTTGCAGTACTGATGAATTAAGAATTTCACTGGCTTGGATATTTCCAACGGCAGAAGTAGCATCAAGTTTTGAAAATAAAATCCAGCAATCTTAAACCTACTAAATAATACTATGAAAGTAAAAAGATCATGAAAGTTGCAATTAATCGTTGTTTTGGTGGCTTTGGTTTAAGTGAAAAAGCTTTTGAGCTATTACTTGCTAAAAAAGGTGTGCCTTTTGAAAAGCGTGATTCAGGTTATAGTACAGGTAGTGCCTACTATGTGGCAGGACACCTTGGACACGTAGACCATGAATTATCAGAATATCAATATATTCAAAATCGCTCAGATTCAGACCTAATTGCAGTAATTGAACAATTAGGAGAAGAAGCCAATGGCTGGGCTGCTGATCTTGCAGTAGTAGATATACCAGAAGACGTTAAGTGGTATATTGATGAATATGATGGCATTGAACACGTTGCTGAGATTCATAGGACTTGGTATGGTAACGATTGATAATAGATCTGATACACGAGGTTATAAACCTGACTGGCAGCCTGGTGAAAAAGTATGGATTAATAATATAAGACAAGAAGCTACTGTAGTTGAGCAAGTACTTGTTTATGACTATGCTGATAGTTATTGGGGCGATGTTATATTAGAATATGCTAATAGTACACTAGGTGCTGCTAATTCATGGCAACTTTCAAGGATAGTTAAATGATAGAATGTTTAATACTCGGAGACAGCATCGGAGTCGGTGTAGCTAATGTCCGTAAAGAGTGCGTTGCTTACGTACAAGGCGGTATTAACTCCCATCAATGGTTGAATAAGAATATTCAAAATACTCCTTTAATAGCTAACCATGTAATTATATCTCTTGGATCAAATGATCACAAGCATATTAAAACAGAGAGTGAATTACGTACTATTAGACAACTTACTAATGCAAATAGAGTATACTGGGTGCTACCATCAACAAAGTTTCCAACACAGCGAAATGCTATTTGGAAGATTGCTAATGAGTACCGAGATACTGTACTTAAAACGGAACGTATGCAAGAAGATAATATACACCCTAGTTGGGCAGGATATAAAGAAATTGCAAAGGCATCAGAATGAAATTAGAGTTAGACAACATACTTTGTGAACGTTACCCATATATTATGGTTAATCGTTATCAAACTATGAATGTTACCTGTATGTGTTGGGGATTTGAGTGTGGTGATGGTTGGTTTACTATATTAGACCAACTTATGAGTAAAATTCAACACCACATTGACTGGAAGAATAAAAAAGACATTGAAGTACCTCAAGTAACTTTTGATCAGGTTAAAGAAAAGTTTGGTTCTTTAAGAATCTATTATTCAGGCGGAGACGATGTTATTGATGGTATGATACAGATGGCTCAATCAATGTCTTCTGTGACCTGCGAACAATGTGGTAATCCTGGCAGTATGCGTGGTCGTGGTTGGTTATATACTAGCTGCAACACTCATGCTAAACCTCTTGACCAAGAAAGTGAAGTCAAGGAAACAAAATGAATAGCAGATATCAAGATTTTGCGGAGAGAAATTATGAGAGTAACCAGACAAGAAGTATATAATACAAAATTGTATTTGGAAAGACTAGAAAAAGAAGAGCACATCAAAGAAGAAGTGCATCGCAAGCAACTAGAAAAGCGTAAGTTTGACGAAATTATAGCGGAACGAGTGTCCCGAAATATTCGTTTAGATTTAACTAAAGGCACCAACATTGATATTGAGTGCTAATATGAGCTCCGCAGACCAACGATTGCGAGAGATTATGATTCTCATAGACAGTACTATTAGTTTAACTGATGATCCCCGTGAACTAATATTAATGTCTTATGCTATGGCACATAGATCAAAAGAATTACTAGATAGGGCTATAGGCCCTGAACAAAGAAGACTATTAATGAGAGAATTAGCAAAATGAATTTGCAATTAAAAAAACTTGCTGAACAAGCAGGTTTTCAATATATCACTGAAGAAGGTATTGGTTGGGCAGGTAACTACAATGCTAGTTTGCCAAAGTTTGCAGAACTTATACTATCAAAAGTTTTAGATGCTGTTGTTAATACAGATGTTACAAGTGTAGTATATACTAGTCATGACAAAGATAGAGCTGCAGCAGTTCTAACATTAGTTGAACGTGGATTACTAAAAGAATTTAACATAACAGAAAAAGTATGAGTGGATTTAAATCAAAACGCCGAATGGCTAGAGATCGTTTTAGTACCGAGGTAAATGAAGATTATAGAATTATTACTAGGTCAATAACGGGTATACTACTAATTATATTTATAGTGGCATTACTTGTATGAAACGTATAGTATTTTTTGTTGAACCAGAATGGGCATATGGAGTTATTCATTATGACTTAATTAAGTGGTTACAACCCTATAACATAAGAGCCTCTGTTATGCCATGGACTCGTCAGTATACAGTTGACGAGGTCCAAGAATTATCACAACATATAGATTATTTCGTCTCCACTCCGTCAGGGCTGGAGGCTTTGTGCATTTATCACTACCATATTCACCCTGAACAAATCATTGTAGTATGTCACAGTAGAGAAGATATTGAGTACCTTTTAAAACTACCAGAAACTGTTTCAAATCGTATTGCAAAACTTGGTGCTGTTTCTAATTGGGTTCGTGATGAAATGATTAGAATGGGTATTCAAAAACCTATTCAAGTATGTACTCTAGGGGTTGACTATGAACAGTTTTACTCTCCTATAGCCAAAGAATTAGAAATTGTTGGATATGCTGGTGCTTATAAGGTACTACATAATGATCATATCAAAAGAGCACATTTAGTTGACAAAGCCGTAGGGCGCAGTGGTCTAGGCTTAAAGATCGCTATTCAATATCACAACTCTTTTATGACTATGCCAGGTTTCTATCCTCAGGTAGGAGCTATTGTTGTATCATCAACTCACGAAGGAGCAGGATTACCTGCTTTAGAAGCCGCTGCTGCTGGAAGATTGGTTATATCAACTGCAGTAGGACATTGGGATAGAATAGGACTTCGAGGGGCAGTTGAAATGCCTATTGAAGAAGAAGCTTTTGTAGACAGTTGTGCTGAAACTTTAACTTACTACAAAAATAATCCCAAAGAATATCAGGCAAGATGTTTAACTATACAAGAACATGCCAGAGAATATGATTGGTCTAATCATATTGAATCGTGGGTAGAATTAATCAAATGAAACGCTGGAAATACGTAGTAGATGATAGTAGTGACTTTGATTACCAAACTATATCCGAGCAAGATATTATCAAAGAATTTTTTCCAGACTGGGAAAAGGATATGATATCTGTAGGCAGAGAAGACGAAATTTCTCATGAAAATTGTATACAAGACTGGGTGTTATACTATCAGGCTTGGCAATAAAAATATTTATTTGATATTTTAGTCAAATTACTTTATAATATATGAAATACTTAATAAACTTCTTAGCCGTTCTATACTGGATAGCAGGCGTAGTAATTGCAAAAGGCTTTTGGAGCACTTTCTTTGCTATTTTAGTGCCTTTTTGGGCATACTATCTCATACTTGAACGACTAATCACACAATACTTATCATGAAAATCTCAGTTTGCAGCGATCTCCACCTTGAATTTGGAGAATTAGAAATCCATAATACAGACAATACAGACGTACTTGTGTTAGCTGGAGATATCTGCGTGATTTATGATCTATTTGAATATACAACTGAAGAAGACGCTATTGGTTATGTAAAATATCGTAGTCAACGCTTCCATGAGTTCTTTCAACAAGCCTGTAAAGAGTGGAAACAGGTTATCTATATTATGGGTAATCATGAGCACTATAATGGTGATATTGATAATACTTTAGTTACAGCTAGAGAGCGCCTTGGTTACTTAAATAACCTACATATCCTAGAACGTTCATCTATACTTATTGAAGATGTCAGATTTATCTGTGGTACTCTTTGGACAGATATGAATCAAGGAGATGTAGAAACCCTTGATAGAGTTCGTGGATTCATGAACGACTTTAGTTCAATCAAAGATAGCAGAGCTCTTGTACACTTTCGGGATGAGTCTGGAACTTTTAGAACTCGTGCGGGTAAGTTTACTCCTGAGCAAAGTGTCGTAGAACACAAAGCTATGTTAGACTTAATCAAAGAACAAGCCGCGCATAGTTATCAAAATATTGTTGTTGTGGGTCACCATGCTCCTACAAAGCAGAGTACACATCCTCGTTTTAAAAAACAAACAGTTATTAACGGAGCTTATAGTTCTGATTTAGAAAGCGTAATCTTAGCTAATCCTAAAATTAAGTTGTGGATACACGGACATACCCATGATGACTTTGATTACATGATTGGTTCATGTCGTGTAGTATGTAATCCCAGAGGTTATATAGGACACGAAAGAAGGGCTGAAGGGTATCAACCACGGACCATTGAAGTTTCAAATCTTTAAGGTTAGGGTCAGAGGGGGCAGTACGGGTCAAAATTATTGACTTGTATTGCCCCTTTTTTTGTGTTATAATTATATTATCAAATCAATAGGCAACCTCTATGTCAACTAAACAAAAAGCTGTACTCTATACACTTGCTATCGTTATTTTATCTCTAATAATTATTTTAACTATTAGCGTTTTAGTTCACCTTATTGGTTCTAGTGTATCGGCGACTGTGTTATCTATATTGGTATGGACTTATATTGTTTATAAGATTACATCAGGTTATTTGGGTTTTCTAAAGGAAGTAGAATGATTATTTGGTTTAACGAAGCTGCTAAAGGTAGCCAGTCTGCTAAAGAGTTCTTACAAGTTAAGACGTAACATTGGATAATTATGAACGATGACTGGGCAGAAGAAGCTAGACTAAAAGTATTAGCGGCAGCTTTTAAAGATATTAAAGCTGGCAAGGATATAAACCTTGTTTTAGAAGCCATGTCAAAGTCTTTGACTGCAAAACTAATGCACCCACTTATTATAAAGTTAAAGGGTGCTAAGCCAGAATTTGATGTAGAAACACATAGAACAGAATACAATAAAGCACTTGATAAGTGCGCATTAAAGAAACGTTTTGGAGTTGAGCTATGAGTGTATCAGAAAGAATGTCAGAATTGGTAGAACCAATTGAACAACAAATTATGATGTGTGATTCCCGAGAAGATCTGTTGATGATAGCCTGTGTTATGCTTCAGCGCACACGAGAGATATTTGATTTGGAAATTGGTGTTGATGGACGTAAAAAAATGTTCAAGGAACTAGAATGAAAGTTAAAATTGGTAAGTATACAAATTGGGTAGGTCCTTACCAGATTGCTGATGCTCTCTGCTTTTGGGCTACCAAAGTCAAAGACGAAACAGATATTGTACCTCGTAAGCCTGACTGGGTTCACGAGTTTGGTCGTTGGCTGAGTGAAGATAAACATGGTAATGATAGCTTACTCACTAAGGCTTGCCAGTGGGTTGAGTCTAAGAAAAAGCGTACTATCAAAGTACACATTGATCGTTGGGATACTTGGGGCATGGATCATACTCTTGCCCACATTATCTTGCCTATGCTTAAGCAGCTTAAAGCCAGCAAGCATGGTGCTCCTAATGTAGATGACGAAGATGTACCTGAGCATCTTCGTAGTACTGCAGCAGAAGCTAAAGTAAATGATTGGGACACTGATAGCAACCATTTCCTACGTTGGGATTGGGTTATGGATGAGATGATCCAAGCTTTTGAGTGCAAAATCTCAGACAACTGGGATGCCAAATACAGCTCAGGCGAACACGACTTTAAAAGCGTGCCCTGCAAATGGGATGAAAATGGAAAGCCTGTGCTTTTCACTATGGAACGTGGTCCAAAAGACACTTACAAGTGCGATTACGAAGCCTTACAAAAACACGAGGCAAGAAATCAAAATGGTTTCCGACTTTTCGGCAAATATTATCAAGGACTCTGGGATTAAACCATGACTGCTAAAATTATTCAAGACAGTACAAGCAATGGCAAGCGTATTACTACACTTGAGTTGGAGTACCCACGCTTTATTCATGCTGAACTGCTTACTCACCGACAGTTCTCCCGTAACTCAGCGTCATCAAGAGCTATTCCTGTTGAGCGCATGATGGACTTATTAGACACTCAACTTGCAGTTCCTTGCTACTGGGGCAAAAATCAACCAGGAATGGCTGCTCGTGAAGAAATCACAGAGATTGCCAGAGCAGAGACTACTTGGAAGTTTGCAGCTCAAACAGCCAAAGAGTTCAGCAAAGCTCTGTTAGACTTAGGTCTGCACAAGCAGATCGCTAATCGTGTAACTGAACCTTTTCAGACTATTAAAGTAGTACTCACAGCAACTGAGTTCGATAACTGGTTTGAGCTACGTGCTCACCCAGATGCTCAGCCTGAGATAAACAAACTAGCACAAGAGATGCAAACAGCTTTAGCTGAGAGCACTCCCCTAGAAATCCTACCTCACGACTGGCACGTGCCTTATGTTGACCGAGTGTGGCAAAATGGACAAATCTACTATCAAGTAGGTGGTGAACACTGCCAAATTACCCAAGCCAGAATGGTTTCAGCAAGCTGTTGCGCTCAGGTTTCATACCGCAGGCTAGACCACTCTTTAAACAAAGCCTTATCAATAGCTCAAAAGTTAGTAGCAGGCAGACCTTGGCACGCTAGTCCATTTGAACACCAAGCAAAGCCTATGCTGAGTACGCTGCAACCACACATCTGGGAAGCAGGCATGACTCACCAAGACCATCATGGCAACTTTTGGAGTGGCAATTTCAAGGGATGGATTCAGCATCGTCAACTTTTAGAACAAGCCTGACCCTAAACCGTTATGATCAAAGCATATTTTGAGAATGTGTCCGTATTTTACCTTATCGAGAACACGAGAATTTCAATTCGACACCTGATAAAGTTGTGTATTTTTAGCTCTGCACTGAAAAACAGTTGACTTTTTACAAAAAATGTGATACAATCAGTGTATATTAAAACAAGATGATACACAGGGGACTCAACCAAGATGAGAAAACCACTGCGTAACGGGGTCAGAGGAGGCACAAGCAGTGTGAGTTTTCTCTGATCTTGCAGTTGAGGGTCCCCTGAGCTAAATAGGGTAAATCCCATTATAAAAGCAAATGAAAACATTTAAACCTGAATTTTATCAAACCGAATCCCTAAAAAGAATCTTTAAACCCATGACCATCCCTGTAATCCCCCGCAACCGAAAAAAGGAGTTGCGATCTTGGCCCATTGAACAGTTTGCCACAGGCACTGAGCCTGAACTTGCTCGCCTTGCCGAGCATCTTGCCCTACACAAAGAATCCGAGTGGTTCTTAGATCAGCTGCTACACCAGTTTGGTGGTTGGAAGCTGATCTGGAACGGAGACTTAATTGACTGTTTAGCCACAGTAAAACACAATGTGGTCAGTGACTTTGATCGTGGTTGTTGGCAGCTGGCTTGTAGAACTACTAGATCAAAGTTGGTTGCTAGACAAATAGACCAACCTAACTTCAGCTCTCTGGTACCACTTATCTTAGCTGGTGTTAAGCGTTATCAGGAAGTTGCCTATAGTTCATGGGACGCAGCTACCGCAGAGTGTGTAATGCCCAGAGACTTATGGGAAGCTACTCGTGTTAGCTGTGATCTTGATAGCGAGGAACTGTTGCAGCTGAGGGTCAAGGGTTTGCAAGTTCAAACAGGAGCTCGTGCAGGTACTAGTCGTGACCCTAAATCGAGCTGGCAGTTGTATGGTATAGCAGACTCAGAGCTTGGCAGGTTACCTAAACTGGCTCAAGTAATGTATGCACAGATCTGGGTAGCTCATCCAGACTTAAGACATAGGGACATGATCCTAGACCCCGAAAACTGGGATACAATGCCCGAACCTTTAATTAAAACCGATGTAGTAACTAAGTGGACAGCAATGCCTTGGGAACAGTAAAATGAAATACGATCAGGAAATAACAGAAAAATTAAAAAGAGAATATCTAGCAGGAGTACCTGTGAGTACCTTAGCTGAGGGTCTGGGCGTACCCGACAGGTCGGTCATCGCTAAGCTATCGAGTCTGGGCGTGTACAAAAAGAAGGAGTACCTCACAAAAAGAGGTGAACTACCAGTCAAGAAGGAAGAGTATATTGAGCGTATTGCCAAGCTCCTGGACGTAAATTCAGACATGCTGGAGTCGCTGGAGAAGGTAAACAAGAGCGTTCTTGCCCTAATTGAAAAGAAACTGACCCCAAATTGACCCTAAACTGCGCCAGACTACGCTGTCAGGGCACTTAAAATCAGACTATGTCCCCATAGCCACTTATTTCTCGGAATAAGTGGCTTTTTTTCGTCTGATTGCAGCAAACGCCGAAATTTCTTGCTATAAGTGCAATTAAGTGAATTTGGCCCTGTTTGGCGTGGGTTCGGCTCAGTTGAGGGTCAGAGTGCTTAAAATTCCCACTTGACAATGCTTTCAGCACTATGGTATAATTGGCGCCAGCACTATGGTGGCAGGCGCAGAATTAAGAGGTGAATCGCACAGACAAACAAAAGCCCCATGAGGGCATGACTCCTCTGGGGCGTTTTGAATAAGACTAGTGGTGAACGCTACTAGATGACGAGTACTCACGATTTTTCACTATTACCGTAGTTCTGGTCTTGTTCAAGGACAACTGTCTAGGGTCGGAGGAAATACTGGTCTCTTATTTTTAACCTGCTCAAAACAGGAATTTCATCGTACCGGTCTAGGACCGCAGTAGCTTGAGATGGCGAAGTTTTTAGGATACTACAATCCATCCTTTTAGGCTGGACTAGCCGCTTCCGTATCGAGGTTGCATCTCGGAACCAAATTTAAGCCTCTGGCACAGGGCTCCCAGATTGTGATCGCCATGCCTTAAAATAGTTGGGGGCTACGTAAAAGGTGGGTGGGAGATCACAAACAAAATAAACTCTACTCGGGGTCAAATCCTTTTGAGTTTATAAGTAATTATATCAGATTTTGATATAAGAGTCAAGTCCGTAAACTTGACCCTAAACTGCCGATCAGCGGACAGCTTCCAAAATCTTCGCCAAGGCGGTCTTGTTGGCTTTGGTCAAGCTCTCGGTCTCTGCTTCAGTCAAGAGCAAGATAGCAGCAATTTCGTCAGCCACAAAATCTTTCTTAACAGGCTTCTCGCCAGTCTTAGAGACATAGCTCTTAGCCTTGTAGACACCTTCACGGCTCAACTTAGCTACCACTGAGCGCACTGACTTACCCACAGTTTCTGCAATTGCCTCAACTGCAACGCCTGCTTGGTAATCAGCAACCATAGCAGCAGTTTGCTCTGGTGTGTAATTCACAGTTTTCTTTTCCATTTTGGTTTCCTTTGGGTGGTGTGTTGTTTGTTTCAATAAAGTAATTATACAGAATTAGGCAGGGAGAGTCAAATTAATAATTTTGATTGTCTTGATGAGATTGTGTCCCTCTCTGTGTCTAAGCCTATATTATACTGGAAAAGCTTGCGGCAATCAACAGCAGGTTTTTGCACTTGACAAACGCTTGTGTGTCGTGGTATAATTGGCGCAGACACTACCTCAATAAAAATACATTTGACACTACCTTTTCCACTATGGCGCAAATTTCACAATGTCTTTTCCACTATGGCGCCCTATCGGGCGTAAGTAAGTGCTCACTTCGCCAAAAGTTAGTGAGTGCTCACTTCGCACCAAGTTAGTGAGCGCCTACTTCAATTTATCTGGTCGCTTAAAGCAACCGTTGTTTTTTTGCAACAAAATTTTGGCGCCCGAAGTGAGTACTCACTTCGGTAATTTATTATAATTAATTAATCAAGGCATTATGTGGAATATATACGCTTTGAGTAACATAATTTATTTGCCAATTATAATGAGTAAATATTTCATAATCATAATCGCCCTCAAAAGATAATATATAATCAGCGCACCGATTAACTACAAATGGGTGAATTTCTTGAATAGTTAATCCCTGATAATCTCTGAGATTAAGTTTCATTTCTTTGAATGTTACTATCATTATTTACCCTCCATAAAATCTTTGTATTCTTTTCTATTAACTTCCCAAAATTGAGATAATGGGTAGTTAGAGAATGTCCAATCCAATAAAGCAATAATCGGAAAGAAAATAGTTACTAATATTTTACCAAGCATTATATATCCCCAATATGTTAGCCAAAAAGAATGTGCCATTTAAAACAGTTAATGATTTGTCTTTACGAATAAATCCAACTATTAACCAAGATAATGAGCCAATAATAAATGCCAGATAACCGACAAATATAATCTGTGATGCAACTAAAAATGCACCGATAATGCTTGATATAGTCCCAACCCATGAAACTGTATTTATTAAATTAATAAGTTTAAAAATCATCTTTTTATTTCCATTGTGTGATAAACATCAGGAGATAATCCATATTGTAACATTAACATTTTCCAGTTATTACCATGACCACATTTTGCTTCTGATAATCCAAACAAATTATAATCTGCTTGGTGGATTATCTCATGTGGCAATATAACCTTAGTCATATTATGTGCATAATCAGGAGAATGAATAAAGAATTTATAACCTAATTCAACTGTATTATTTTCTTGATGGCACATCCCAGCATTACGCCATAATCTACCATTAATTTCTATATTAGGTGGATTATAGCGAGTTAATCGGGGATATAATTCGCAAAGATTATCCCAGATAATCAGAGTCTGATTATTTAATAAATTTGAGAGCTTTTTTCTATCCATACCGAGATTATACACAATTCACCCTTGCTTGCAACTATTTTTTGAAAACCAAAGTATACATTCGCCAAAATACAACATAGGTGTTTACCCTTGTGGTATTTATGCAACGGTCGCTTGAAGCGACCGTTGTTTTTTTGCAACAAAAAAAAAGCCCTGATTAATCAGGGCTTTTCAATAGGGGTAAACCCCTATTTACTCAAATTGGTTTTGAGTTAGCCAAAGCATCAAAAATTGCTTTTAGAGCATTTTTGTTTGCTTTTGTCAGAGAATCAACGTCATTTTCTGACAATCGGAGAATTGCACCGATTGCGTCTGCGTGAACGTCTTTTTTAACTGGCTTTTCACCAGTTTTGGAAACGTAAGTTTTAGCTTTATAAACGCCCTCTCGGGAGAGTTTAGCCACAACTGACCGAACAGACTTGCCCAAATTTTCGGCAATAGAATCCACAGACACGCCCGATGTATAATCGGACACCATAGCAGAGGTTTGCTCTGCTGTATAATTTACAGTTTTCGCTGTCATTTTAAAACCCTTTCAAGGTTAGTGAGTGAAGAAGTCTCTATTATAGCGGAAAATCAAGAATTGTCAAAAACATATTTTTTGTGGGGTTATTTGTTGTATTTGCGTCAAATAGGGAAAACCCCTATTGACGGGGTGCAAAATTATGTGGTATAATTTTGGCGCAAAATTGAATACCTGAGTATTCAAAAAATCTATATGCACAAAAACCCTATTTTTGTATATATCTATATTATGTGGTAAAAAAGCAACAGTCGCTTAAAGCAACCGTTGTTTTTTTGCAACAAAATTTTGGCGCCCGAAGTGAGTACTCACTTCGGTAAGCCGATTATATTATAATCGGGGTTTTATTTTATAATATAACATTACTAATAAGAAAACCATATTAAGGGTATAATTAAATAATAATGGCATATCCATTTTAGGGAGAATATAAATTATTGTAAATATCTCTCCGAAAAACCAACATAATAGAAAACCCCAAGATAATCCCCGAGAATGTCCTGCTTTATGACATTCTATTGCTTGTGGTAATCCGCATATTGCGAATAATATTGAACCAATCCAACCTATTATTTCCATGATATTAAGCCTTAAAATTATCTCTTACTTGAAACTTATTCCAGTCATAAGGAATAATATTATCTTGCCAATTACGTTTCTTGATTATATGAGTGAGAATAGGTAATTCAAAATCTCTAGCATCTTCTAATGCAGTATGTGGCTCAATAATAAAATTATTATTAATATAACCGCAAACCATTTCCGCATTAGTTTTAAATGTCATATTGCCATGTTTAGTAACATTATTAAAACCATGATTATCTAAACAAAATTGTTTATATTTTTTAGTTTTGCAGATATTACCAACCGAGGCTTGCCATAAGCAAAATTTATTATTAAATCCTGACAAATCAATACCAGTATTAGCGCATTTATTAATATCAAAAGCGAGATTATATGCAGTAAGTGAGGGATTATATTTGCCGATTGCCTGATTAATCCATTTATTAATTGCATTAACTGATGCAATCATTCTAATGCCATTTTCTAACATGGCAATATAACCCATTTTGCGTTTAATTAATCCCTCATAACCCCAAATATCGTTGGCGTTTTTGTCGTGGAATAATTCCATTGTGTTATAATGCCCATTAACTAAAACAGCGCATTGATTATAAATTTGACCTTCACGATCACAAATAATCATGGCAAAATCTGCCACAGTATCGCCCATAGTAGTTTCTGTGTCCAGAATACAAAAGTATTGCTTTTTAGCCATGATTGCTTTCAGTTAATAAGTCCTGATTATAGCATGAAAAAGCAAAAATTGTGCGTTGTATTTTAATCACACACGAAAAATAAGTTATTAAAAAAAGCTTGACGGGGGGCAATTTTATGTGATAAAATTGGCGCCTGTGGTATAAAAACAACAGTCGCTTGAAGCGACCAGTTAAAATTGAAAACCTGAGTATTCAATTTTAACAGCAGTTGCAAACCTAGGTATTCAAAAATATGGTTGTGCCGATTCGCTTTTGTCCATGATATCCGCCCAACCATGCCAGCCCATTTGCCATGCTTCCGATTGCGCCTTGTCTAGTGGCTCACCTAGTGAGCGAGCATCAAAACCTATTTGATAATCTCGATTATTAAAATAATATAAAGCCTGAATATCAATCATTTTAATGTATTCTCTTAGTTAATATATCTAAAATCTGTGATAATGGTATTTGCATTATTTCCGATATATCATAAAGATTTAAGCCTTCGGCTAAAAAATCTTTAATTAATGTCTCGGCATATTCAACATTAATGCCCTTGTTTACTTGGTACATATACACCCTTTATATTAAAACGATCACAAACTGCTTTTAAATATTCTATATTATCTTCGTAAAATGTAAACTCTGCATTTTTAAAGTTAATCAAATTAAAGAATTTTGCTAAACCATTAATTTTAAGAGTTTTTCCAGATTGTGAATCATTTTCACCTCGGCTAATTAGATAATCGGGCATACCTAATTCATTTTCTATAAAATACATATCGGGGTCATTAATAACCCTAGCGGTAGCAATAATAACATAGCAATTTGGATTTTCTAAATCTTTTTGATATTGCTCGGCTAATGGCAAAAGAGAATCAAATAATGCTAAATCCTGATTTTCTCTCCAATAATCTAGGTCGATTCTCTCGCCTAAATCGTCTATAATAGTGCGGTAGCGGTGAGTCGAATCAACGATTGTGCCATCCATGTCATAAATTGAAACTTTTGTAATCTTAGCCATTTAAATCCTTTTTCTGTATGTGCTAATTATACATCAGAAAAGCTAAAAAAGCCAATGCCCTGCAAAAAATATGTTATAAATAATGCTTGACACGGATCAAAATTATATGCTATAATTTTGGCGCAAAGTGTAGCTAAAAAACAACAGTTGCTTCAAGCGACCAGTTAAAAGCGAAGTGAGTGCTTACTTCGCTGCGGCGCAGACTTGAATACCTAGGTATTCAAATCTTATTGCAAACCTAGGTATTCAAAATGAAACAATATCTAAATCATAGTAACATTTAAAGTATTCTCGCCATTCTGTAAAACGTGATTCCGCATTGTGGGCAATATCTAGGTCATTCTCCATTTGCCAAGCATGAACATATTCATGCGCTAATGTAGTAAATAAATCAATATCTGATTTTACTTCAGTAGTGGCAATGCGGATTTTATGAAGAATTTTCTTTTCTGAGAATTTTTCACCGATATACATTCCCATGCAGGAAGCACCATCATAAAGCAAAACTTTATTTTTTGCAAAATGAATCCTATGCTTCAATTTGAATTCGTCTTGAAGCATAAGCTGGAATAGTTTAAAAGTATCTGATCTAATCATAAGCTATTGTAACACATAAATAGCAGGGGATTTGCCCCCTGCTATTTATTAACCCTTGTCTTTAATAAATTCCACAATCTTAGCGAGTGCAGTTTTATTAGCCTTAGTCAACGAATCCGCATCCGCTTCAGATAAGCCCAATTCTTGAGCAATAAAATCAGCGTGTGCGTCTTTACGCACAACAGCCTCACCAGTTTTTGTTACATAGTTTTTAGCAATGTAAACTTTCTCTCGTGAGAGTTTAGCAACAACAGAACGAACAGATTTCCCGAGAGAATCTGCAATGGCTTCAACAGTCATTCCGTCTTGATATTGCACGATCATTTTTTCTGTTTGATCAGCAGTGTAGTTCACAGTTTTTGCAGTCATTTTATACCCTTTCAAAGTATTATTTAAGTAACCAACCATCTTCACGCAATGCCTTGCGCCCTTGCTCTGATTGTAGCATACAATCAAATGAATCGTCAATAGCTTTTATAGCATTGATTAGATTTTCTTTTGTATCCAAACCTTCCCAATCCCTTGGTCGCCAACCATGAAAATCTTTATGGTAATCTGAATAATGGCTTGCTAGGTCATTTAGTGACCATGTGCTATAATCTGTAGTGGTCATTAGAACCAGTCCCCATTGTGATCACGTGATAAATACATTGCAATAAAGCAAGGCAATAAAGCAATAGCTAATACAAGTATCATCTGAAAAATAAATTGCATCATAATGTTTCTTTCTGTCTATGTATTTATTATAAATCAGTTAAGCTAGAAGGTCAAGATAATTTTTTAGTTTCACCAAAATACAACATAGGTGTTTATACCTATTGACAAATACAAATGAATACTTTTGTTTGCAAAAGTAAGTGGTCGCTTAAAGCGACCAGTACATGCGAAGTAAGTGCTCACTTCGCAGTGGCGCCTACACTGGCGCACACACTTTGGCGCACGCACTAAGGCGCCACTTCGGGGCGAAGTGAGTGCTCACTTCGGAAAGTGTAAGTGAGTACTCACTTCGCTGAGTAACCCTACTGGCATCAGGGTCTTTATTGATTATAAGGGTAAACCCTTAATCAATATCTATTCTGATTATCTTATTATCTTTTACAGTAAAATACATATTAAGGTTATTCATTATAACCCATATACAGTTATTACCCTGTTTCAAAACCCAAGTATAGGCAGAGTATTTTCTAGCCATATATTCATTTACAATTTGATAATCCATTTTATTCTCCCGAAAAGTATTGTGATAATGCCGAACGATATTCTGTCATATTATTAAAACGAATATCATGCTTAATGCAAAATGATTTGAATTGTATTATTTGTTTTTCAGTATATTTCATTATATATAATCCTATTATATAATAAGGGTTTCCCCTTATTATATTATCCATTCATTCCGATTTTGTTGCATAATGCCCGAAACTGAGATAATGGCATATCTGAACGCATCCGATTAATACCATCACAGGCTAAGATAATATTGCCGACATTATAACCTTGAGCATTATCTATTCTATCCATTGTGCATAATGTAAATATAACAGCACCTTCAATTAATCCACGTTCAATGGTCATTATCTCACCAGTATGAAAACATTTTCCATCTTGACCATAATATAATCCGCAAAGATAATCGATTGTGACATTATCGTCAGAAACCCGATTATTCATTTTATCCCTTGAACGTGCCATTTTAAGGGATTTTGCAAAAAAGTGTTGTAAGGGTGAACGTGTGCTTTTAGCCATTTTGAGAACCTCTGTTTTGTTGAACATGAGTTATTATAGCGTGTTTTTAGCATGGTCAAACCCCTAATTTTAAACCTTGAAAACAAAGGTATTCAATTTGAAATATTTGTGCTAAAATACAACATAGGTGTTTACCCTTAGTACGTTAAAAGTGAGTACTTTGGTTCACAAACATACTATACCCCTAGGGGTAGGGCGGTTAGTAGACTTTCGTTTTCACATTGTATGCTGGGCCCACCGTCATGCGGTATTTTTAAGAATATTCTACAAAACTTTGGGTGCCAAATCTAGGCTTGACAATAACGGTGTGTTATGCTATAATCTACTATCGCCAAAAAATTTTCAACTTGCTCCTAAACTGCCCTTGGTGTTATAATGTGAGCAAAGAGGCCTTAAATGTCAAAAAATCTACCTACTCATACTCCTGCTGAAGTCTTGGAAATCTCACCGGAAAGTTTAGAAATTGCTAATAGTTATCTGCAACTTCAAGACGCTCACCAAGTTGCTGACAACTTGGATATTCCTGTACATCTTGTAACCACAACCTTAAATCGCAGAGATGTAAAAGCCTATATCGATCAAGTGTTTTTTGACGTAGGTTTTAACAACCGATTTAAAATGCGCTCAGCGATGGATGCCATCATCAAGAAAAAGTTCCAAGAGTTGGAAGAAGCCGAGATTGGGTCGAATAAAGACATTTCAGAACTGCTTGCACTTTCGCATAAGATGACCATGGAACAACTAGATCGTCAGATTGAGTTGGAAAAAGTCCGATCACAGCAAATCAAGTCGCAGGTAAATGTGCAGATCAATGATGGTGGCGGTCAAGCTGGTGACGGTACCAGATATGGCCGTTTAATACAACAACTAGTAAATCTAGACGGAGACGAAAAATAATGTTCGGTGCAAATTATACAGCTAACGGAGTCATCAACTATCGTTCAGCCTCAGAAATTAACTCAGCTATGGGTCGTGTGTACGCACACATGAGCATAGCCGTGATGGTATCAATGTTTGTTAGCTACTGGGTTGGCACTACTCCAGAATTACTACAATTCTTTTTTACGGGCTGGTTAAAGTGGGCAGTAATCTTCGCACCTTTAGCAGCAGTATTTGGGGTCACCTATGTATTAGGCACTAATCCTAGTAAGAGTACTGCACAACTTTGTTTACATGGCTTTGCAGCCTTGATGGGACTAAGTCTTTCTACCATATTTGCCGTATTTGCTATGGGATCAATTGTTTCAGCATTTATGGGAGCCAGCATCTTATTCGCTGTGCTAAGTGCTTATGGTTACTTTACTAAGCAAAACCTAGATAGCCTAGGTAAGTTCTTGTTTGTAGGATTGATTGCCATCATTTTAGCTAGCATTGTCAACATTTTTATTGGCTCAACTGTTATGGCTACAGTAATATCAGCGGTAGCTATTGTTATATTTTTAGGCTTAACTGCTTATGACACGCAAAAGATTCGTGAAGCATTAAGTATCAACATAAGTGATAGTGCTGAAGTATCTGGAGCACTAACTCTATACATGGACTTCATTAACTTATTCATAAGCTTATTACAGCTATTCGGCGATAGAAAATGAAATATTTGCTAGCATTAACACTTCTAGTATCAAGCGTTGTGACGGCACAGTCCATAGTTATACAAAAGCCCGTAACTTGTACAGAAACTAAAATGTTATTGCAAGGATTAACAAGTAGTGATTACAAAGAAACTCCTTTATGGTTAGGCATAGAGCCTGGTGCTGAAGTATCAAAGTACAGCGTGTTTGTTAACCCGCAAACCAAAACCTGGACAATAATCCAGTTTAATGATAAAATAGCTTGCGTACTAGGTACAGGTACAGAAAGCACCCAAGTATTTAACGGACCTAAGGTATAATAATGCTAGAAACAATTTGTGAAGTAATGACAGATGCTTATAAACGTAATTGGATTACCTCCAGAGATGGTAATGCCTCAATACGTCATCAAGATCGAGATCACTTCTATGTTACTCCTACAGGTGTTCGTAAGCAAACCTTGCAACCAGACCAATTTAAAAAGATGGGTATTAGATCCACTGGTTATGGTTTGTACGCAACCCCCTTAATGTACACAGATATTAGTCATAACTTAAAGCCTAGTGGTGAATTGCCCATGCATTTTGGACTTCAGCAAAAGATCAACACTGAAGTTAGAGTAATTTTACACTTTCATCCAACATATACCATAGCTGCAATGTATGCAGGTATTCAGCTACCTGAGTTGCTAAAAGAGTTTCCAGAACTCAGTAGATATACTAGCGTAGCTCCTAATGTACCCATGCTGCCTCCGATATCACAAGAACTAGCAGACGCCTGCATTGACGCCTTAGGATACAATAAGGATTCAGGTGATGTTGAATATAACATAGTAGGTATGGACCGACACGGAGTAATTGCTGTTGATACTAGTCCCTGGCGTGCCTATGAGCACATTGAACGCCTAGAACACATCTGCAAGATTGTACTTGCGTCAGGAAAGTAAAATGGCTAATACTTATAGGTCAATTTTCATATCGGACGTACATTTAGGTACTCGTGATTGTCAGGCCGATAAGTTAAATAACTTCTTAAAGAACAATTCGTGCGATACTCTCTACTTAGTAGGCGATATTATAGACGCATGGAGAATACAGCAGAATAAGTGGCGTTGGAAGCAGTCGCACACTAATGTAGTGCGTAGAGTTCTAGGCCATGCTAAACGCGGTACCCGAGTAGTATACGTAGCAGGTAATCATGACGAATTCCTAAGACCAATGATTCCTTATGGATTTAGTTTTGGGTTAGTGGAAATACACAATCAAATAGAGCATATAGGTGCTGATGGAAAACACTACCTAGTAGTACACGGTGATCTATTTGATGGTATTACCAGATTAGCACCTTGGATAGCTTTTCTAGGAGATCGTGCATATGATTTCATCCTTAGTATCAATAGTAAGTACAATTGGATACGTCATCGTATGGGTTTTGGTTACTTTAGCCTTAGCCAGTTCCTTAAGCATAGAGTTAAAAAAGCTGTAGACTTTATGTTTAAGTTTGAACATAACTTAGCAGGTTATTGTAAAAAACGTGGCTTTGATGGAGTAATATGTGGACATATACATCATGCTGAGATAAAAGATATTGATGGTGTTAGGTACATGAATGATGGTGACTGGGTTGAGTCGTGCACTGCCTTAGTAGAGCATCATTCAGGTCACTGGGAAATAGTTACATGGACAAGGAGCAGCGATGAACCTAAGAGAGAAGATAACGATTGTAATACCCTCGAAGAATGAGGAAAAGTATATAGCCCACTTATTAGATGATCTAATAATTCAAGGAGTAGGCTTTACCAAGATCATCGTTGCTGATTGCTCAACTGACCGGACTCGTGAAGTAGTAGACCGCTATCGACCACAGCTTGATATTCAAGTAATAGATGGTGGACCCGTTAGTTATGCTAAAAATAAAGCTGCTAAACTGGTTACTACCCCTTATATTTTATTTATAGATGCTGATGTTAGATTCTTTAAAACAACAGTTATCCAAGATGCAGTATCAGCTGCTGAGTCAGATAATTTAGATCTTGTTGGATTAAATGCTCGTTGTTATGATGAGGATATACGAGCTAAAATTGGTTTTGCCATCTTTAACGTTATAAATAATATTTTAAAGCATACTTCACCTTTTGCAGTTGGTGCGTTTATGCTGACACGCAGAGATCGTTTTGAACAGCTAGGTGGTTTCCCTGAACAGTTTACTACATCAGAAGACTACTTCTTATCTCGAATGTACAGCCCTAAAAAGTTTAAACTACTAAACCACTATTTTGGACAAGATTCACGTAGGTTTAAAAAGATGGGATATCTTGGTATGGCAACTTATTTAATTAAAAATTTCTGGAATAGAAATAATCGTGCATATTGGGATCGACTAGATAGCAGTAAGTACTGGAGTTAAAATGAGCTACTCAGACAAAGTCATAGATCACTATGAAAATCCTAGGAATGTTGGTAAGTTTGATAAGTCAGACCCCAGCATAGGTACTGGAATGGTAGGTGCACCTGCTTGCGGCGACGTAATGAAACTACAAATAAAGGTTGACCATGATACAGGTATTATTACAGATGCGCGCTTTAAAACGTATGGCTGCGGATCGGCTATTGCGAGTTCGAGCCTTGTTACAGAATGGGTCAAAGGAAAAACTCTTGACGAAGCTGCTTCAATCAAAAACTCCCAAATCGCAGAAGAACTAGCCCTGCCTCCAGTTAAGATACATTGTTCAATTCTAGCAGAAGATGCTATCAAGGCAGCCGTAAATGATTACCGTAACCGACACAGCAAGTAAGCGAATCAAACAAAATTTATCTAAACGTGGTAAGGGTGTAGGAATACGCATAGGTGTTAGAACTACAGGTTGTAGTGGCTTAGCGTACGTATTAGAATATGTAGACACTTTTGAATATGAAGTAGGTGTTATAAATTATGCCCAACCTACTTTTGCAATATTAGTAAGCGCTAAGGATGAGCCTTACTTAAAAGGTTTGACAATGGACTGGGTTCGTAACGGACTAAATGAAGGATTTGAATTTAAAAATCCAAATGAACGTGATCGCTGTGGTTGCGGAGAAAGTTTCAGAGTATGATAACGATAACAGAATCAGCAAAAATAAAGATATTAGACCTTCTAGCTGAAGAAGGTAACCCCAACTTAAATCTAAGAACATTTGTTCAAGGTGGTGGATGCTCTGGAATGAGCTATGGATTTACATTTGACGAAATAATGAATGAAGATGATTTTGAATTACCTTTAGATAACTATAAATTACTAGTAGATGCTATTAGTATGCAGTACTTAGAAGGTGCAAGTATAGATTATAAAGAGGATTTACAAGGTTCAGAATTTAAAATAACTAATCCAAACGCACAGTCAACTTGTGGATGTGGAAGTAGTTTCGCAGTATAAGGTAACAATGCTTAAAATTTCTAGATCTGATATTGACTCAGAATCAATAACAGAATTCCCAGCTGATCGTAGGTTTATCAAGTTACCTATTATCAACTATCTTAAACTGCTTCCAGCTTATGATCCAGAAACAGGCGTGACTACTACAGCCTGGGATCAAGTGAATAGAGCGCAAATAGCTCTTATAAATGCAGTTAACAATCCTAAATATCGCTTTGTGTGTGCAGCTCTTGCTCGCAGACTAGGCAAAACTTATATCGCTAATGTTATCGGACAACTGGTAATGTTGGTTCCTGGTTGTAATATATTAATTATATCGCCAAACTATACCCTATCGTCAATTTCATTTGAACTACAGCGCAGATTGATTCGTAGCTTCGACCTAGAAGTTGAACGAGACAACGTAAAAGACAAAATCTTAGAGTTAACTAACGGATCAACTATTCGTTTAGGTAGTTTAAGTACTGTAGACTCTTGCGTAGGTCGCAGCTACGATCTTATCATATTTGATGAAGCCGCACTAGGAGATGGTGAAGCAGCATTTAATGTAGCCCTTCGACCTACCTTAGACCGCCCAGGATCAAAAGCAATCTTTATTTCAACACCTCGTGGTAAGAACAACTGGTTCTCAAGATTCTTTGACCGCGGGTTTCAGGACAAGTATCCTGAATGGGCCTCAATTACAGCAGACTACACTGAAAATCAGCGTATGAGTGAGTCAGACGTTCAAGAAGCTCGTACAGTTATGTCAAAAGCTGAATTTGAACAAGAATACATGGCTTCCTTTTCAACTTACGAAGGTCAGATATTTAAGTTTGATGAAGATCGATTTATTGAAGAGTATGAAGCAGATGACGGTGATGAAATCATTGCAGGACTTGACCCAGGTTACAAAGATCCCACTGCGTTTGTAGTAATAGTGTACAAAGCCAAAACAGACAGTTACCACATAGTAGATGAATACCAAGAAGCACAAGCTACCACTGAAGGCCATGTGGAGAAGATGCAAGAGTTAATAGATAAGTGGAATATAGAAACTATCTTTATTGACTCAGCTGCTGCTCAATTTGCTGCTGATCTTGCTTACACTTACGACATTGCTACTATTAAAGCTAAAAAGTCAGTTCTTGATGGATTAGCAATGGTTGCCTCACTTGTAGAGCAAGGCAGAGTAAAAGTATCTCCTCAGTGTGAAAATGTTCGTATAATGTTTAATGAATATCGCTGGGATCATAAAACTAATCTGCTTAAAGAGCGACCAGAACATGGTATGGCTTCTCACTGTGCTGACGCTACACGTTATGCAATTTATACTTTCACCACTGGCGGCTGATCACCGCTAGTTTTTAAACCTAACCAACTATAAAAATGAAATTTCGTTTCCATATTCTAGGACTTCCACACACAGTTACAAATAAAGACTATGTGGCCTGTGCCTATACACAAAAGGTTTTAAAGTTTGCAAAAATGATGCGTGCTCGCGGGCATCACATCACCCATTACGGACACGAAGATTCGCAGTTAGACTGTGACGAGCACGTAACTGTAATCACTAACGAAGACTTAGATAAATCGTATGGTACTCATGACTGGCGTAAAAACTTCTTTAAGTTTGACATGAATGATCATGCTTATCAGACGTTTTTTAAAAATGCCATTCAAGAAATTGCCGTGCGTAAAAAACCATTAGATTTCTTACTGCCTTTCTGGGGATCAGGAGTTCGCCCTATATGTGACGCACACTCAGACATGATTGTAGTAGAGCCAGGAATTGGCTATGCTAGTGGACATTGGGCACGTTGGAAGATTTTTGAATCTTATGCTATCTATCACGCATACTATGGACTTAATTCAGTAGCAACTTGTAAACAAGACTGGTATGATTGTGTAATTCCAAACTACTTTGATCCTGATGACTTTGAGTTCAGAGAAAAGAAGTCAGACTACTTCCTATTCTTAGGTCGTGTATACGAGGGTAAAGGTGTTCATATTGCTGTACAAGCCACACAAGCAATCGGAGCTAAATTAATTATAGCTGGACAAAATCCAGAAAACCTAACCTTTCCAGAACACGTAGAATTTGTTGGGTATGCTGATCAAGCTAAACGTCGTGAATTGATGGCAGGTGCAAAAGGTGCTTTTGTTCCTTCAATGTATATTGAGCCTTTTGGTGGTGTACAGATGGAGCTGTTATTTTCAGGTACTCCTACAATTACAACTGACTGGGGTTCGTTTGCTGAGAATAATCTTCACGGTAAAACAGGCTATCGCTGCCGTACCTTTGATCACTTTGTGTGGGCTGCTCAAAATATTGATCGTATTGATCCTAAAGCCTGTAGACAATGGGCTGAAAACTTCTCGCTGGAAAAGGTAGCTCCTATGTATGAGGAGTTTTTTGAAGAGATCATGAACGTTTACACTAACAAAGGTTGGTATGAGCGTAAATATGATCGTCAAGATTTAGCTTGGTTAAAGCGTGACGTTCCACAATATCCCGAGCGTTTAAACTTTAATCATATGCACGCAGAAGAAAAGCCTTTTGCAGATCGTTTAGCTACTTGGATTAAAAAAGAGTTAAACCCTGCAACACTACTTGATATTGGTTGTGGGCCAGGACATTTTGTTAACTCATTTCGTTCAGAAGGCATAGATGCACGCGGATTAGATATTGATGATCGTGTACATGGTAAACCTTATCTTGAGTATAAGAGTTTATTTGATATTGAAGAAGAGTCAGCAAATGTAGTAGTATGTATGGAAGTAGCTGAACATATTGAACAAGAACGTGAAGAAGAAGTAGTAGCTAAAGTAGTGCAAACAGTTAAAGATACTTTAATCTGGACTGCAGCAGCCGTTGGTCAAGGTGGTATAGGTCATATAAATTGTAAAGATAAACAAGACTGGGCGGACCTACTGACTGCAGCAGGTTTACGTCGTAATCAAGAGCGTGAAGGTCAATTAATATTAGATATGCGTAACGGTTATCATATGGGATGGTTTACTCAGAATCTATTATACTTTGAAAGAGTCAAAGATGAGGTATGATTACGTTGACATAGGAACCTGTGACTTTGATACAGCACACGATATTGCCCAGCCTGGGGAAAGAGTGTTGTTAGTAGAGCCAGTTCAATACTACCTAGATAGAATTTCAAATCGTGAACTTCAAACTAAGGCCAATGTAGCTATTTCAGCTGCATCAGGCCGTGTGCCTATATACTACTTACCTGACGTTAGTATACACTTATTTGATTTACCTAGCTGGACTCGTGGATGTAACTCTATAGGTAATAGGCATCCTACTGTGGATCATTTATTACAGCAAAGAAACTTACCTCTTAATTTAGTTAATAAAGCTGAAGTTGAAGTAATAACTTTCAGAGAGTTATGTACTCGATATCAAATAACTGAAATCAATAAACTTAAAATTGATACTGAAGGTCACGAAACTTTCATACTACCCACTGTACTAGAAATGGTCAAGGAGGGTATGTACATTGAAGAAATTAAATTTGAAAATCAAGAAGTTTTGGGAAATAAACCGTTTCTAGATATCCTTGCACAAGAGTTTGTAAAGCTAGGTTTTTATGAAATTACCGAAGTCACAGACATGGATACAACTTTACGAATAACTAGATGAAAAAAATATTAGTAACAGGAAACTCAGGATATATAGGTTCCCACTTATCTAGGATGTTAAATGAATCTGGATATGAAGTTTATGGCTTAGATCTTAACTTACCTGAATATAGTTTATATAATCATTATCAACTAGACATTGATCTTAGACTAACTGGGTATTTTACTAAGTTTGACTGTATAGTACATTTAGCAGCACTAGTACAAGTAGGTGAGTCTAAACGCTCTCCTTATGAATACTACACTACTAATACTATGGGTACAGTTAGAGTATTAGGTATACCTCACGATAATTTTATATTTGCTAGTACTGGTTGTGCTCCTGCTTGTGAGAGCCCTTATGCAATTAGTAAATTAGCAGCCGAACAGTGCATAGAGCAATTAGCCCCTAAAGATTACACTATATTTAGATTCTATAATGTTATAGGCACTTCTGGTTTTGCATCTACAAACCCAGACGGATTAATGTCACAATTAGTTAAAGCTAAACAGACTGGTAAATTTACTATTTATGGCACTGATTACAATACTAAAGACGGTACCGCTGTACGTGACTATGTACATGTCGACGAGATATGCAAGGCAATAGCACTAGCCATTGAGACACCGGCTAATGCCATAGAGAATTTAGGGCACGGACATGGATATACAGTTAAGGAAATAGTTGATCAATTTCAATTTACTAATAGCTGTAATTTTGAAGTACTATCAGGTCCACGTAGACAAGGTGATTTAGAGAGCTCAGTATTAGATAAGCCTTCACAATACATGAAGAAACTCTACGATATAAATGAACTTTTAGCTATCTAGGAATAAAAATTTATATATTGACTTATACTTCCTATCATGCTATAATAGGAGCAATTAAAAGGTACATAATAAATTTATGGCAAAAAATACTGGTAACAAACGTATCCCGGTTAAACACGTTAGAGATAAAGCTAAAGCAGCTTATCAAAAGCAGGACCACTGCTATGTGTGTGGTACTGATCAAGATTTAGAACTGCATCACTTTCACTCTATTACAATCTTGCTCGAAAATTGGGCTAGAGTAAAGCAGTATGATATTTCTACTGACGATGGAATATTGGCAGTAAGAGACGAGTTTATAGCAGAGCATCGAATTGAGCTTTATGAGCTAGTAAGAACTTTGTGTAATAGGCATCATGTTAACTTACATAAGATATTTGGTAAAGCCCCCCTACCTAACTCTGTTGAACGTCAAGTTCGATGGGTTGATATACAAAGGGATAAACATCAAGGTAAAGAAGTCACTACTAAAATTACTACAGGTTCGTTTTTTGGCGCCTTTACATAAGGTAACAAAATATGGCATGGTATAATAATCTAGGTAGCTGGGTTAGAGAAAAGCTAAACCCCGCACAAGAAATTATTCGAAGAGAACAAGGCGTAAACATTGGCTCAGCAGCTGCTTTCAGCTACAGAGTTGCCTTTCAAAAACTAGAAGCAGTTAATAGAGGTACTAGCATGTTAGTTAGTGCTTGCGCTAGTTTAGATTATGATGTTAAGAACAAACTAAGCACTGATGTAGTATCAGGAATTAGACAAAAGACACTATTAAATTTATTAAATTACAACCCTAACCCATTTCAGTCAGCTCAAGAATTTAGAACAGCTATATTTTCAGATTTAGTTCTTGATGGTAATATATTTATGTATTATGATGGAGCACACCTCTATCACTTACCAGCTACTAATGTACAGATACAACCAGACGAAAAAACCTTTATAAAAAGTTATACTTATAATAATTCTATAACTTTTAAACCAACAGAAATTATACATATTAAAGACTTAAATAGTGAGTCCATATATCGTGGATCTAGTAGATTAGAGTCTTGCTCTAGATCTATGCAGATTATGTATAAAATGCAAAATTTCCAAGACTCCTTTTTTGAAAATGGAGCAATACCAGGAATAGTGCTAACAAGTGAAAATACACTTAGTGCACAAGCAAAAGAGAAAACTATACAAAACTGGACTGCAAAATATAATCCAAAAAATGGGGCCAAGCGTCCTATGATTCTGGATAGTGGACTAAAACCTTCTAATCTATTAAACACTAGTTTCCAAGAAATGGATTTTGATACTTCTATTAAGTCTCATGATTCAAAAATCTTAAAAGCAATCGGAGTCCCTCCTATTCTTTTAGACGGTGGAAATAACGCAAATATATCGCCCAATTTAAGATTATTTTACTTAGAAACAGTTATGCCTGCAATACGTAGGTACACTTCTGCCCTAGAAAGATACTTCGGCTACGATATAGATGCAATAACGTCTAATGTTAGCAGTTTACAGCCAGAATTAAAAGACATAGCAACCTACCACTCCACATTAGTTAATGCAGGAATACTGACACCTAATGAGGCTCGTGTAGAATTACGCTACGATAAGATTGCAGGTATGGACGAGATTAGAATCCCAGCTAATATAGCAGGTTCTGCGGTCGATCCTTCGCAAGGTGGGGCCCCTACTAAAGACAGTATGGGCAATTAATAAGGAGTCATATGGATAAAAATAAAGTATTATATGTAAATAGTACTTTTACTAAAGCTGCTCCTGCAAACAATGAACCAGCGGATTCTATTTATATTGAAGGGTATGCAAGTACCACAGATGTAGATAGGCAAGGGGATATAGTTCCTGCCAGCGTTTGGGAAGCAGGACTTAAAAATTACCTCAGAAATCCTATCATATTAGCACAGCATGATCATGACGATCCTGTTGGACGTATGGTACAACATAGGATTGATGGCAGTGGTTTATGGATTAAAGCTAGAATTTCAGCGGCAGCTGAAATTTATAATTTAGTAAAAGATGGGGTTTTAACCGCATTTAGCGTTGGATTCAGAGTACTCGATGCTGAATATAATGCTGCAACCGAGTTATTTGTTATCAAGAAACTAGAACTAGTGGAAATTTCCGTAGTTTCAGTACCTGCTAATCAAAATACTCTATTTAGTTTGTCTAAGGCATTTAACGATGCTGATGAGTATAATCAATTTAAATCGCAGTTTGCACCCAAAAGCGAATCAGCTAAAGGGCTAGAATCCTCAACGGAAGCAAACGGCATATCACAAAAGGAATGGAAAATGAATCCAGAAGAAATCAAACAAATGGTTGCAGACGCAGCTAGAGCCGCAGTTGAACAAACAACTAAAGCAATGCAAGATGCAGCATCAGCTCAAGCCGAAACTGAGCGCTCAAAAGCAGCTGAAGAAGCCTCCCTAGAAGCACGTATTAACGCCCGCGTTAAGTCAGCCCTAGAAGCCGCTACTCCAGCAGTAGTTCAATCCGGCGAGTCAGGTGCAGAGCGCCTATTAGCTGAAGTTGAAAAACGTTTCGAAGAGCAGTCACAAACAACAAAGCAAGTATTAGACAGCCTACAATCAGCTCTAGCTGAAAAGTCTGCCGAAATCGCAGCTATCCAAAAGTCAAAAATGGCTTTCTCAGATAAGTCTGGTGCTGACGGTGTTACTTACCAAGAAAAAGAGCAAGCAGTTATGCTTTCTACTATTATGGGTAAGTCACTGGACCAAACTAAGTATGGACGCGCACTACTAGAGAAGTCTAGTGTAGCTCACGTTCCAGGTGCTACACCATGGGAAAATGAAGTACAATTAACAATGGAAGATGCACTACGTCGTAGACTAGTTATCGCTCCTATGTTCCGTCAAATCCCAATGAAAACCAATGTATTAAGTATCCCTGTAAATCCTGAAGTTGGATCTGCAAGCTGGGTTACAACATTCAGTGGTGGAACTGCCCTAGAATCAGGTTCTGGCGGATCAGCGGTTGCTCACAAGCTAGCTGAAGTTACTCTAAATGCCTACAAAGTAGCGACAAAAGAGTATGTTGGATACGAAGAAGAAGAAGATTCTTTATTAATTCTTCTACCTATGATTCGTGATGCTATGGTTCGTCGTTGCGCTAAAGCAATCGATGGTGCCCTACTAACAGGTGACGGATCTACAGTACCTATCAGTGGCTTATCAAACCGTGCAGGTACTTCAGGTACTAATGCAGCCCTACTACAAACAGCTGCCAATGGTGCTGTAAGTATTGCTAAACTACGTGGACTACGTGCTCAATTAGGCAACTATGGTATCGATCCAGCTGACGTAGCATACATCGTTAATAACGATACATACTACGATCTATTAGAAGATACAACATTCATGACAATGGAAAAAGTTGGTCCTTTAGCTACTGTTATCACTGGTCAAGTTGGTATGATTGCTGGTTCCCCAGTTATCGCCACAGGAGAACTAGCTGCCAAAGCTACTGGTGCTGTCACTGCATTGACTAACATTGCTGCTCTTGCAGTTTATGTTCCTAACTTCTTAGTCGGTGCTCAACGCGGTCTACGCATTGACACACAAGAGTTAGCAGCTGAACAAGCCCGTGTAATGGTTGCTTCTATGCGCGTTGGAATGGCTCAAATTACAGCCAGCCAAGGTGTTAAAGCCCTTCGTTGGACAGCTTAATTTATTAAGCAAGACAGGACTCAGGTCCTGTCTTTTACATATCTTGCTAGTCAGGATATGTAAAAGACAAAAGGAAATATTATGGCCAATCTAGTAACCAAAGCAGAATATAAAGCTTATGCTGGTATATCTAGTACTACGCAAGATAATTTAATTGACTTCTTAATTCCAAAAATATCTGATGCTGTAAGAGGCTTCTGCAGAAATCCACTAATAGATACCCAAGAGAGTGTCATAGAAATATTTGATGGAGGTAATCCAGTATTAGTACCCTCTAGCGGACCAGTAGGAGCAATTGCTTCTGTACAGTACTCCACTGACTACGGCAAAATATATACAGACATGGTTCAATATATAGACTGGATCTATGTACAAAAAGAACAAGTAATAAAATGTGTATATAGCGACGTATTTCAGCTTAGACCAGCAGGTTATAGAGTAACTTATACAGCCGGATATGATGGATGCCCTGAAGGATTAAAGCTAGGAGTACTAGAGTTTATTAACTACTATATGCGACATGAAAGTACAGTTCACTCAAATTCAGCCCCTGGCGGTAGTGGTGGACAAATAGAATATATAATGCACAGTAAACTACCAGCAGCAATACAGCGTATCTTTGACCAGTATGCGTTAACGGTAAATTAATATGTCAATAGCGGAATTTAGTCAAACTCTAAGAGATAGAATTTTTAGTAAGTTTAATCAGATTAAAACAAGAAATTTAAGAGACGACTATTCTAAATTAGTAGAATCTGAAAAATTTCGTAAAAAGTATGAAGCCGCTAAATTAGGTGCCTCTTCAGTAATTACTGAAGGCTCTTTAAATAAGTTAATAAGTGATTTAAATAAAGATATAGAAAACGATACTTTAAGATCAGCTACACAAAAATTCTTAAAAAGCATATCTTTACCAAGATTTATAAACTATATACAAAGCACTACTTATTATGATAAACTAGTGACAAGAATTCCAGGAGAATTTAGGCTAGAAGCAGTACCGCAAGATACCTTACGCAAATTATTTATAGAGTATATAGAAATAGAGTTAAGCACTTTTGGATTACCTCATGCAACTGAGGTAGCAGTATATGAACATATTAATCATCATATACAGTCAGGACATTTAGCAGGAGTTTTCTCCCTACGTCTTAAAGAAGCACTATTTTTAAATGTAACAGATACAGGCACAGGATATAGAGATTTTAAGCTAGATCTAGGCGAGGGAGTCGATAAAACCTCTATAGATACCTTAGAAAGAATAATGAAAGTAGTACTAGATGCAGACTACTTAACCAGTAATATTGTAGACAGAGAGAGTATATTTGCAAGGGCAACTAAAACTGTCTTAGGTAATAGACCTCACTTAGAAGTAGAACTACAGTATAAAAGAGATAATGAAGAAGCCGGTAAATTACTGGCAACTACTGGTAAATATTTAAATGATTTAATTAAAACTATATCTTCAAAAACTGGAAGATCAGATAAAGATGCTACTGATAGTTTTAAAAAACTAATAATTAGCTTAAAACCTTTAACTGAAGTAGTTATAGCTAAAGCAGCAGAACTACAAAGTACACCTTCTAGCAGAGATTTAGCTAATTTAATAGCTGGAGACGCAAGAGCCTTAAATCAGTTAGCAAGCTCTTTAGTAAATACTAAAGGATCGCCTTCTTTAAAAGAATCAATTAGTAAAAATATAGCAAGTATAATAAAAACTGGAAAAACTTTAGAAGCAGTTACTACAAAAGTAACTGAAAAAGTATCAAAGACCAGTAAAGATAAAGACGTTGAAGCTTTAAATAAAACTTTTAAACAAGTAGGTAAAGCACTTAAGCAAGTACATGCTCAAATAAGTAAGCATAATAAAATATCTGGAACTAAAGCAGTATCAGCTACACAGCCATCTGCTGCACTACAGCGTATGCCTTCTATGACCTCTTTGCAGGCATATATTAACGAGAATTTACAAAGTGTAATTTCAGCTAATATGGGTGGAGGCACAGAGCATAGTATTTTAAATTATCGTACAGGAAGATTTGCTGAATCTGCTAAAGTAACAGCAGTTTCACAAAGTAGACAAGGTTTAATAACTGCTTTTTACACTTATATGAAAAATCCATATCAGACTTTTGAACCTGGATTTAAACAAGGTAGCCCTGCATCAAGAAATCCAAAATTGCTTATTTCTAAGTCAATTAGAGAAATTGTAGCAAATAAGGTAAGTAATAACTTTAGGGCACAAGCACTATGACTCGTAGAACATCTATTGTAAAAGCAATTGCTGAAAAAATGCAAGTGCAATTAAACGGGATTACCTATCCATCAAATGTATATGGTAATGCCTATCCCTCACTAAAATTTTGGGATGAAGTAAATGATTTTCCTTGTGTATATATGAGTCCTGGCACTGAAATTCGTCAATACGAACTTTCAGCATTTGCTTGGGGCTTAATGAATGTAAGCATAAAGGTTTATGCCCGTGGAGAAGATGCTCAGCTACAACTCGAGCAGTTGTTAGAAGATATTGAGAAACTACTAGAAAATAACAAAAATCTAGTATACGACGCCACAAAAAATCTGATAACTACTGAATTCTTAGTAGTATCTATAACAACAGATGAGGGACTTCTAAAACCTTATGCTGTCGGAGAAATTAACATACAAGTACGTTATCAAGTTATGTATGTATAAGTAGCCATAAGGCTATTAACAAATCGTATCCTAACGCACCAATCACAGATAAATATCTAGTAATGTGTCCGCAGGATGCACAAAATTAAAGGAATTAGATAATGGCAGCAACATTTAATCTAGTAAGAAATAGTAGAGTATTCTACACTACTAATGTAAACGCAAATACCGGCGTAGTAGCCGCTAGCGGTTTTACTACTGGAAATACACTAGAACTTCAAGTTTTAGATGGATTTACTTTTGGTCAAACTTCAAACGCAGACACAATCACAATTTCTGAAGCAGGTGCTACACCTACTCGAGGTCAGCGATCTTTCAACACAAGTTTAGGTCAAGCGGACTTCTCGTTCTCCACCTATATTAGACCTTCTAAGGCCGGTACTGTAGGCTCCGTTGTAAAATGCGAAGAGTCAGTACTATGGAATTCCTTACTTGGTTCTGTAGCTATCGGTGCATCAAATGCTATTGGAGTTGATTATACAGCTGCTTTAACAACACCTACTGCTGTTGGTTATACGGGCGGTACTCTAACAGTTACTGGCGCCACTGGCGACTTAGTAGTTGGTGAAACAGTTATGATGACTGGTCACGCAACAGCAGACCATAATACTGCTATTCGGATTACTGCAGTTACTGCAGGTACTAGCTGGGAAGGTCAGTGGTTATCAAACCCTGCTACACCAAGCACAACAGCTGCAGACTATGACAATGTAATCTTACGCAGAACAGCTTGGAATGAACAAGGTACTGCTTACGCAGAAGTTACAACCTCTTTAAGTAACAAAAATCAACTAGTTAAGTTTGGTATGATTATGGTAGTTGATTCAATTACTTATGTAATTGATAACTGCTGTTTAAATCAAGCCGACATTCAATTTGGTTTAGATGGTATTGCAATGGTAGCTTGGACAGGTATGGGAACAGCCCTACGTCAAGTTGCAACAACAGCTGCATTTGCCACTACTACACCATTTGCAATTACTGGTGGACTAACTGGTAACTACACATACAAAAATACTACTGCTGATTTTATTACTAATAAGCTAAGTACTGTTACCCTAAAAACAGGTATCAAAGGTTCTGGAACCGCATACAATCTAGCCTTAACAGGTGGACAAGTAACAATTAACAATAATGTTACATATGTAACACCTGCTAACCTTGGCGTTGTTAATCAACCAGTAGGATACTACACAGGTACTCGTGCTATTTCAGGTAATGTAACAGCCTACTTACGTACAGGTACTACTAATACTGCAGGATTACTTAATACGTTACTAGCAGCATCTTCTACATCTGCTGGAATTGAGCCACAGTATCAACTTATTGTATATGTAGGCGGAGCTTCTGCTACTACACGTGTTGAACTTGAAATGCCAATGGCGTTTGTACAGATTCCAACAATTGATGCTCAAGCAGTTCTATCAACCACAATTAACTTTACTGCTGAAGGTCATATCAATGACGCAAGCGGTATTGATATCGAAAATACTAATGAACTAGAAGTTCGTTATTTCCGCGCTTAAGCGGTTTTTACAGGTGCCGGCTTGATCATCGGCACCTCTTTTTAGTGTTATTATAATAGGAAAAAAATCAATGTCAACAGCAGCACCTGCTCTATCATTAAAATCATTACTAGTACCCAGTAAAACAGTCGAAGTAGACTATCCTGGACTTAATGGATTCAAAGTCAATGTAGTATTTTTATCAAGAGAAAAACTTGTTGAAATTCGAAAGAAAGCAACAAAGACAGCTTGGAAAAATCGTCAAGCGACTGATGAACTAGACGATAAGTTGTTTCTACAACTTTACGTAAATGCTTGTATCAAAGGCTGGAAAGGCCTAAAACTAAGTTATCTTGAGCAACTAGCTCCAGTAGACTTAGCAGGACAAGATCTAGAAAGCGAACTGCCCTACGATCAAGATAATGCCCTATTCTTAATGCAGAGTTCTGCAAATTTTGACGCCTTTATTTCGGAAACTGTTAGCGAGCTAGCAAATTTCACGAAGACCAGTACATCGAGTTAAATAAGTTACTAAAATCTTACTTTGATAATAGCAGTCTTAAAATGACAAAAGAAGCATATTTTGAAATGTGCGAGGCACTTGGTAGTGAGCCTGAAGAGTCTGAGATCCCAGTGGATTTTGCAGATTTACCAGACGAAGTACAATATGCATTTGGAGTTTACGGTAAGTTACGAGATGAGTGGGATGGGTTCAATGGAGTGTATCTTGGAAAAAATTTCACAGGTATACTTGATATATTTAATATATTAGATGTGCCGGTCGAAAATAAACGCGGATTATTTGAGTTAATATCAATTATTGATATTCATAGGTCTAATGCAATAGCACAGAACAAAGAAGCTAAAAAGTCAGAGCAATCAAAATGAGAAACCCCTATACTGAAAGGTATAGGGGTTTTTTTATGAGTTAAAAAAATTTGCTTATTGACTTCTGCGTGCTCGCGTGCTATAATGTGGAGGATGAAATAATATTACATTGTTTTAAAAGATGTTTATTGGAGGCCGCATGGCAACAGAACAATCAACGATTGAAGTAAACGTACTCACCAAGGGCTTAACTGAAGCCACGGCGAGTGCGCAGAAATTACATGATATAATGAAGGCAACTTCGAACATAGCCGCGAATATTCGTATTCCTACGGCTGTTCAGGCTGCCCAAGAACAAGTAGCTGCTACAAATAATAGAAGATCTTCACCAGTTATGGCTGGTTCGACTCCTAAAGGTGGAGGCAAGGGCAATGAGTATGGTACTGCAAGAGGTACTCTAGGCACAGGCGCTGAAGGCCGAGACTTCGCTAAACAAGCTCAAGGTCTTGGTGGACTAGTACACGTTTATGCTACATTTGCAGCTAACTTATTTGCTGTTTCCGCAGCATTTTCTGCACTTTCAAAAGCAGCAGATACTACTAACATTATCAAAGGTTTAGATCAACTAGGTGCCCAAAGTGGTAGATCTCTTGGCGGAGTTGCCAAGGCTATGGTTGAAGTTACTGGTGGTGCTTTAAGTTTAAGAGAAGCAATGACTTCTACAGCGCTTGCAAGTTCTGCAGGCATGACTAATGCTGCCATGATAAGAATGACTGAAGTAGCTAAAAAGGCTAGTTTGGCTCTTGGTAGAGATATGGGCGATTCTATGGATCGTCTTACAAAAGGTATTGCTAAAGTTCAGCCCGAACTATTAGACGAACTTGGTATTATGGCTAGGGTTATTCCTTCTCAAGAAAAATATGCTAGAGAATTAGGTAAATCCGTAAGTGCTTTAACTGACTTTGAAAAGAAGCAAGCGTTTGCTAATGCTGTATTAGAAGAAGGTGAAAGAAAATTTAGTTCAATTAATATTGATACTAATCCCTATACACAACTGTCAGCAAGTTTAGCTAACGTAGCGCAGACTGGCCTAGAGTTAGTAAATACCGTACTTGGACCATTAGCCTCAAGCTTAGCAAAAAGTCCAACAGCATTAGGACTAGCACTTACAGGTATTGCCGGTATATTATTAAAACAAGCCATTCCAGCACTAGGACAATACAGAAAAGGGCTTGAAGCAGTAAATGCAGAAAACTTGAAAAAAGTTTCTGAAATGCAGAAGATTCAAGGTGAAGCAGGTTATGATTACGATACTAAAATCGTAGGCGAACGAGCACGTAAAAAATATTTAGTAGAAAAAGACTTTGCTACAAAGTCTCTAGATGAGCAAAAAAAGATAACGGCCCAAGCAAATAAAATTGCAGATGCAGCAGCAGAAGCCTCAGCAGCTAGAGCAACTAGTTTACTAGGTCACGAAACGACAACTAATAAAATTCGTGACAGAATGTATCAAACCACTGCTATAAGTGGTGCAAAATATAATGTAAGCCAAATTCAAGGCGCATATGGTATGACTGCAGCATTTTCACAACTAAGTGAAGAGATGACAAAACTTCAATCTAAAACTAATACTATTGATGTTGGTGGTGGATTGATGCGCCAAGTCCCTGCAATTAATAAATTTAGCGCAGCACTAGTAGGTATATCTGGAGCCATAGCTATTATAGGAACTACAATAGGTACTTTAATAAATCGTTTCGCACCATGGATTATAGCAATTACAGCTTTTGCATCTGCTGTATCGTTTTTAATAGATTACTTTAAAACAGCTACTACAGCAGTAAATGCTTCAGCAAAAGCCCTTGAAGGAATAACCACAGCAGCTAAAACCATAGGCGATACTCTTGATGCTATAGAGAAAAAACCATTTTTAGAGCAAATTAGTAATGCATCTGTACAAGCTAAAGCTGCGGCCATAAATGAACTTAGTTCAAGCTTAGGGCTACTAGTAAAACGCAATAAAGAAGCCAGTGAAAAAGTAGCAAAAGGTAGTTATGCGGATTCAATTGGAGATCAACGCTTGACTTACCGTTTAGATAGAGCCTATAAGGTAGGAGACGCCTATACAAGTAATTTAGGTAGAGAACTAGCAGATGGAACACAACAAGCATTAGTTGCAGCTTCTAAGTTAATAGTAGGTAGCACAGAAGAAGCAACCTACAGAGCCAGTATTAAGAATATATTAGGTATATCATATAGCGACTCAGATAATTTAGAAAAACAACTGAAAAATATACCAGACGAATTAATTAAGAAATTACCTAAATTACAAAAATCTTTAGAGGATACCAATAAAGCTATAAATAATGCAGCGTCCGCAGGTAAAGAGCTTGATGACGCTTGGACTGCAGCTACAAAAACTTTTGATAATTTAATGACTAGTTTAGCTATAACAGATCCACTTGGCAAACTAGGTGATGAAACTATTAAAGTTGGTATAGCCATGACTAAGGCTTTTGAAGATCCTGCAAATAAATTAGCAGAATTAAGTAAAACTTCTAAGGATATGTCTAGACTAAGATTTATGTCCCCTGAAACTGCAAAAGACATGATGTTATTTGCAGGACAATTAGATCAATCCGCTAAAAAAGTAGACAAGCTAAAAGAAAAATTAAAAACTTCTAGAGAAAATGAAAATAAATCTTCTAAAGAAGTCGGAATGTTTGGAAAATTCACAGACTTTTTAGGAATTACAGATAATCCTGGTGATTTAAAGAAAGCACAACAAGAGTCTAAAAATATTAACAAACAGATTGCTGCTGAAGCTAATAATGTAGAATACCAAAAATTATACTTAAAATCTCAAGATGAAGTATTTGCTAAAGGTGCAAAACTTGTAAACGATTCTATAAGTCAATCATTTGCTAAAGCAAATATTGCCTTAAGCCAAACCGTTTTAGCTAATGCAGGAAATACTAAAGAAGGTATAAGAGCATTAGCAGATTTAGCAAAACAACAAATAGATGTTGAATCTGGCAATCTTAATGCAATGCTTCAATTAGCAATAGTTACCAGTGAACTAGCTAAAATTCAAGAAGAAATATTAATTGCAGAAAAACGCAAAGAATTAAAAAGAGATAATAAAGACGGTAATATTAGCAATGAGGATTTTAAACGTCAATCAAGCGAGCTTACTAAAAGAGCAATTATACTAGAAACATCTAGAGAAAAGCAAAATGCTTCATTTAAAAATAATGCTGCAGACTTAAATGCCACAGGTCCAGGCTCAGACATTACAAGACGAGCTGCTCAAATGAATTACCCTTTAGTGTCTATGACAGAATCAGTAAGAGCACAATTAGCTTTAAATACAGCTAAAAAAATGGGTATAGACATTGATGCAAAAGGTAAAGAAATACTACTTGATATTGATGGAATTATCCGTCGTAATGATTTGACATCTAAAGGTTTAAGTCTAAAAGCTGCAGAATTAGGTCTTCTTGCTCAAAGTTCTCAGTATGAAAGTGAAGCTGCAGTATTGCAAAAACAAAGTATTGATCGCAGTATTACAGATCTTGCACAAGAAAAAGAGAGACTAAACATAGTTGGTCAAATAAAAGACGCAGAAATGCGTGCTAGTCAGGCAACAGATCCAAAAACTAAAGCCACAGCTAATGCCAGTGCACTGAAGTTTAGAAATGATCTAGCTGATAAAGAAAAACAGATTGCAATGGATGTTCAAATACTGGATCTTAAAAATATCCAAGAACTAAAAAATGCAAAAATTGCAGAATTTAACTACTTAAAGGATTTCCAGTTATTAAATAATACAATTAATACTGAGAGTTTGTCAGCAATTCAATCTACTACTAGTTTATATTTAGACTTTGTACAACAGCAAAAGGCCGGTATAGAACTAAGTAACTTAAAACTTAATTTTGATAAGCAGTCTAACGCAGAGTTACAAAATCAAATTATATTACAAGATCGACTAAATAAACTCAGAAGAGATTCTAGCTCAGATCCTAAAACAGTATTAATAGCACAAGAGGCACTATCACAGTCTACAGCAAAAATAGCTCAAACTCAAATGAAGTACGAAGCTGATGTTGCCAACGTCAACATTAAAAATCAAAAGCTAAGATTAGACGGATTGGAATCAATACGTAAAAGACAAGCAGATTTAGCTTTTTCAGAAATAGAAAGCGCTAATAAAATAGCTCTTATTAAACTAGATGCAGAAGATAAGTTAATTCAGGCAAAACTAAGTTTAGGTAGAATTTCTGAAACTACAGCTGCCAGAATGACAGCAAAACTTGCTCAAGATAGATTTGAGAAAGAACTAGATACTCAAAGTAAGGCAGAGAAAAAACTTCAAGAAGAAGAATTTAATGCTAAACTGGCTAGAGCAGATCAGCTAAATAGTGCTTTAACCGAGCTAAATAGAGAGCAAGAAACTGAACGTGTAGAAGCAGCACGTAAAGCCCAAGAAGAGATTGACAAACTTAGAAAAACACCAGTTTCTATACCTGGACAAGATATACCAGGATCTAAGTCTCAAGATGTCATTGACACTGGTATAGCTCAACAAGTAGAAAAGCTTAATAATCTTCAAGAAGTTCAAAACAAGCAAGCTCAAGAAACAAGAAACAATTTTGCACTACAAGATAGTGAAGCTACTAGTGCTGCAAATAGACGCGTAGCTGAACAAGGTGCTTTAAATACGCTTAAAAAACAAGAGCTACAGTACGCATTTCAGATTGGTGAACAACAAGCTAAACTTAACCAATTATCTAAAGACCAAGCTTTCTACACAGAAATGGCAGAATCAGCTGCAAAAAGTTTTGCAGCAGGATTAACAGATGCTGGTAAAGCTATGGGTGATGTAATTAAGTTATTTGCACAAACTGCAACAATAACAGAAAAATATAACATCGAAAGACTTAATGCTGAAAAAGCCATAGCCGATAAAGCAGGAAAAACAGCAGAAGATCAGAAAAGAGATGTAACAAATCTTAATCAATTAGATGCAAAATATTATGCAAGTAAGCTTGATGGGGCCGCTAGTATAGCTAGTGCTTCTGCAGGTTTATTTGATAAAGATAGTAAAACTTATAAACAGTTGATGAGTTTAGAAAAAGCGTTTCACTTAATGAAAATTGCTGGTATGGTATTTCAACAAGCTATGTTCCTAAAAGACTGGGTTGTTAGAATGACTAGTACTAAAGCAGAGATGGCTTTAACTGGTACTAAAAATGCCACTGATACTGGAAGCTCAATGTTTGGTAGCTTGGGTAAAATGTTTGGTTTTGGTGGTCCTAGTACTGCTGCTGCCGGCACTGCTAGTCAGACTGCACTAGTTACAACAGATCTAGCTATGGGCGGAGGTGCAATGGCTGGAAACGCAGCAACAACTGCAGCAACCGCAACTGGTGGAGCCACAGCAGGAGCAGCAGGAGCAGGTGGCATGGGTGCAAGTCTAATGGCCGCAGGCCCTTATGTATTAGCAGCAGTTGCTGTATACAAGCTACTTGGGCTTGGTGATAAAAAACCACCAGGACCAACTCCTGAAGAACTAGCCTCAGTTAGTGGTACGGGTATGCGTTATAATGCTGCAGGCAAACTAGAAGCAACAGGTACAGGTGCTTTAGGAGATGCTAAAGCAGCTAATGAAAGCATAGCAAAAAGTATTGACTATTTAGGTAAAATTAACTACGAAAACTTACAGTTTGATAAAAATAAAGCCCTAGTAGCATTAGAAGCTATTAGAGATAATACTGAAAACTTTGTAAATTCAATTGGAGCAACTGGTAAAATAGGAGATATGACCGCAGGTGGAGTAGAGTTAAACAAGAAAAGCGGATTCTTAGGATTTAGTTCCAGCGCTACTAGTTTAGCAGCTAGTGGTGTAATTATATCTGGTACTATCGGTCAAATTGCTGATGGGCTGGGAGGATCTGTTAAAAAGTTTGAAGATATTAGAACACAGACTAGTAAGTGGTGGGGTTTAAAAACCCGCACCACTATAGACCGTTCATATCAAGAAGTAAACCAGGATGCAAAAGATTTTCTACAAGCTACAGTAGGTAGTTTTAGAGCAGGAATTCAGGCGTCAGCAGCTGCATTTGGTCAAGACGGTGGAATATTAAAACCAATTATTGATCAAATGGATATCAGCTTTACTGCATATCAAACGGGTGAAACCAGTGCTGATTTTGCTAAAAGAGTTGAACAAGAACTTGGAAATAAACTAGACCTAGCATTCAAAACCGTATTCCCAGGAATAGAAAATTTAGCAAATAGATTTCAAAACTTTGGTGAAACCCTATCTGAATTTGCATTTAGAGTTCAAGGGGACTCAGAGCAGATCAAATTTGCATTTCAATCAATTGGTCAAGCTTATATTACTAAGCCAGGCACTGACGCAATGATTCAAAGAGAATACGAACAAAGCTTAATTAAAGCATTTGGTGGATCTCAAGAACTGTTTTCAGCTATTGATAAATATGGAAATAGTATGCTTACTGAAGCCGAAAGACTTGCTCCAGTACGTGATAACGTCAATAAGAAATTATTAGAGCTATTTCCTGCATTGCAATCAGGTGGTAAATCCTTAATTACTACCAGAGAAGAATTTAATAATCTCAGAAAAACTCTTGATCCTCTTAGTCCTGCTACTGCAGATTTATGGGCACAAATGACTAGACTTGGTCCAGCATTTGCTTCAGTTACTGAAGAAGCTAATAATTTAGCAGAAACGGAACTTAAGAAAGCTAAACAAGATCAGTTATTAACTATATTAGCTCTTAAAAATGACGATATAAGCAAATTAAAAGCTTTAACACTTACTAGACAGCGTGAATTAGATGCTATGGATGATTTACTAAAACCAAATCAACTATATATCTATGCCCTACAAGATGAAGCAGCTGCAAAAGATAAGCTACAGACTTCTTATGACAAAGTTAAAACAGCAATTAATAGTACTATTGATAGTTTAAAATCTCAGGTTACTGTGTTACAGGATTATAAGAAAAATCTACAGATGAGTGACAAAGGTAATCTAACACCACAAGAAGCTTATGCAGCTTCTAAAGGACAGTTAGATTCAGCTGCTGCTTTAGCACAGCAAACACTTGGAGCAGGAGCTTCTAAAGCAGAAATTGCTGCAAGAGATAAAGCTGTTTCAAGTTTACCCAATTTAATAGATCAATTCTTAAATCAATCTAGAACTTCTTTTGCTAGTGGTGATCAATATCAAGCTGATTACTCTTGGGTAAATGGTTTGCTTGATACTACTACTGCACAATTAACAGCTCAAGAAACTGACGCAGAAAGACAGTTAAGTGTTTTAAATAATAGTGTTAGTTATTTAACTACAATTGATGAAAATACTAAAACAACAGCAAGCCTAATGGGAGAATTCATAGCTAATCAAGTTAGTTATGAAACTGCAGCACTAAGTGCTACAAAGCTTCTAACAGAAGAGTTAAAAGGTATATTATCAAGTTTACCTACAAAAGTAAAAGGATATGCTTCTGGCGGCTTAGCTGGTAGAGGTATAAACATGGTTGGAGAACAAGGACCAGAGTTAGTAGATTTCGCCTCACCAGGTAGAGTCTATACAGCTGGACAGACCGCTGCTTTTGGAGATAATACTGCACTAGTTGCTGAGTTAAAAGCTTTAAGAGATGAAATGTCTCAGTTACGTTCGGAACAAAAAGAACAAACTGGACATATTATTCAAAGCAATTATGATGCTAACCAGAAAAATGCGCAAGCAGTTTCTAATGTTACAGAAAATGCTATTAAGCAACAGACGTGGAAAGAACGTTCTCAAGTTGTAATAGCTTAAAATCAGCCCCAGCTTTGCCTGGGGCTTTTTTTGTGCCAAACAAAAATTATGCTTGACTAAATATGCTTAAACGAGTATAATATAGTAGATTGATATAGGAGCGCTTATGGCAATAAATTATACCCAAGCATGGCTTGAAGATCCTACAAGCATACGTGGAATATTAGTAGAAGTAACAGTTAAAGACTTGCAAGGTATATACGGTACTGCTGGTAGCGAAAACATTATATACTTATCTAATATTGGCTATGTTTCAGGAGACTCTCAAACTAGCTATCTGCCATTTTTAACAGGCAGTTTACAAACAACAGAATCAATATCTATTGACGGTTCACTAACAATGTCTTTTGGTGATATAGCAGTAGTAAATACAAGTGGTGAAAGAGATGACTGGTTAGATAGTACTAAGTTTATTTGGACAAATAGACCTATTAAAGTATATCTTGGCGATCCAAGATGGCAGTTAGAAACACTTACCGATATTCACGATACAACCACCGGCGGCTTCCAAAAAATATTTGACGGCATTGTATCTGATATAGATTCTAGTGGCAGAGACGTACTTAATATTAAAGTACGTGATAAATTACAAAGATTAAATGAGCCTTTAACAGATAATAAACTAGGTACTAACGGTACTTGGGGCCAAGGGCAAAGTAATCAAGACTCTATACGCCCACTAGTTTTTGGTGAAGTTTTTAATATCAGCCCTATATTAGTAGATCCAAGTCAGTTAGAGTACATGTTTCATGATGTTAATGTTGGAACAAATATTAAAGCCACAACAGCGGGTACAAATTTAATAACTTGCACAAGTACTAAAGGTTTTGTACTTAATGCAACCGTAGTATTCACAGCTACTGTAGTAGTATCTGGAACAGGACTAACACCTGCTACTGCGGTATTTGGTGGACTAGTTGCGGGTACTACTTACTATATTAAAACAATTAATAGTGATACCACTTTTACAGTATCTACAACTAGTGGTGGTTCAGTAGTGTCTTTAACTACAGCTGCTGCAGTTACTACTGCAACAGTACAAGCAGAAGCCCGAGTATCTAGCGCAGAGTTAGTAATTGAGATAAGAGATAATGGAGTGCCAATATATACAGATCAAAGCGTATATACTCTTACTGGAGTACCTAGACCTCAAGGTGCTACTATTAATTACACTACAGGTAAATTTAAGTTAACTAAACCACCAAGTGGGACAATAACTGCTAGTATACAAGGTGCTAAAAGATCAGTTAATATTAGTACTGGTCAACTAGTAGAAGGCACATACGTAAATAATATAGCTAATATAATTGCTCTTATAGTTACTCAATATGGATTAGCTTCTGTACGTTTATCTCCCTCAGACATTGATTTAGTTAATTTTAGTAGTTTTGCTACTGCTAATACGCAGTCTGTTGGTATTGCTATAACAGATAGAACTAATACACTTCAAGCATGTAGATTCATTGCTAATAGTGCTAATGCTAATCTATTTATGAATCGCACAGGATTATTACAGTTATTACAGCTTGGAACACCTACTTCAGACGATAAAGTGTATATTACTGATAACGATATATTACATCATTCTTTACAAATATCTAGTAAAACTAATGTTATGGCAGCTACTAAAGTGGCCTATTGCAGAAATTATACACCACAAACAACATTAGCATCCACACTTCCAGCTAATCATAATAAAATATTTCAAGAGCCCTGGCTTTCAAATACTGTTGTGGATTCAACAGTTCAATCTGATTATAAATTAGATTCTACACCAGTTCAACTTGAAACTGCTTTAATTAGAGGAACACACTCTGCAGCATTAGCTCAAAGTCTTAACTCGTATTGGAAAGTACCAAGAATTATTTACTCTTTCACAGGTACTAGCAAACTATTATCCCTTAAACTAGGTCAAGCTGTAAATATTATACACAATAGATTTGGTTTAACTTCTGGTAAAGATGGTCAAGTTATATCTTTAAGCCCTAATTGGGTATCCGGAACTATATCTGTAGAGGTAATAATTTAATGTCAACTTTATTAAATGATAATGACGTAGCCCTTCAATCGGCACCTTATAGGGATAAAACTAGTTTAGTAACTGTAACTGCAAGTGCTACAAACTTTATCACTGTAAAAAATGGTGGAATAACTACCCCTAGTAGTATAACTCTAACAGCCACACCTAATATTGTATTTAGTGCAGCGGCATCTTTTAGTTGGAGTTTTGCTTTAAATACTGCCCCTACTGATTTTAGAGCTTTTGACGGGTCTTTGATACAAGGAACTACAACGTTCGGAGGATCAGGAACAAGCGTTAGCAAAGCTGGAACATATACTAATTTAGTGCCTTTAAGTACAAGCGGTACAGGTACTGGAGCAAAATTTGTAATTACAAAAATAAATACAAGTAGCTCTTATTCAGGAAATATTAGTGTAACTATTATTAACTCTGGAGTTGGTTATAAAACTGGAGATACAATAACTATCTCTGGGGGTTTTCTTGGTGGAGCACTAGGAACAAATAATTTAGTACTTCAAGTAGGTGGTTCAGTAACTACAGAAACCGGTACTAATACTAAAGAAATAACTGCACAAACAGTTAATTCTTTAGTAGGTGAAACAAAAGCTACCTCTGTACAGTTCAGATGTGCAGTAAGTGAAAATTTTATTGATACCGCATACGGGTACTCCTTAGTAACCTATAGTCTAGAACAAGCTAATGCAGACTCTGTTAATATTGAGCTTACTAGAACTAATGGAATAGTAAACGCTACTACCACTGGCATAATAAATAATTATAATGATAGTGGCACCACAATCACAGTCGTAAGAGCAGGTACACAATTAGCTTATAGTGCATCAGGCGGCAATTTAGTAGGAATATCTTTACCTAATAGTTTCAGTGTTGAAATTGTTACAGATACTGGTATAGATTCAACTGTGCCTTATAGAACGGTAGGTCCGACTACTAATACTGCAACTTCTTGGACTCTGAGTGGGATAACCTTACTAACAGCAGATTCAGTAACAGTAACATTTTTAGTTACTGTATATGATGCATCAGGAATTAAAACTTTAGGTATCTTTAAAACTTTAACAATAACTAAAGTCTCCAGCGGAGTAGATGGAGACCCTGCAATAGTTTATTTTATAGATCTAAGTGCTCCAGTAATAACAAAAAGCACATCTAGTAAATTTATAAATGGTGTACATCAACAAATAAAAGTATACGGAAAAAAGACAGTAGGTACAGGTACTTATAGTATATATGGATTTCTAACAGTAACAGGAGATCTAGAAACAGAATCGGCCACAGCTTTTGCTTCTACTAGTAATGGTTATACTACAACTATAACTAATACTTCTGAAAATAGTTTATATACAATCAGATTATATGATAGAGCAGATAGAACTAGTGCATTTGCACAACTGCTAGATACTCAAACAGTACCAGTAGTATTTAATGGATCTAATGCACTTACTGCTACAATTAGTAATGACTCGGCCCCAGTTTCTGTAAGCTATACAGGTACAGTAATATCTGGAGGATATGATGGAACAGGTACATCAATACGAGTTTATGAAGGTGCAGAAGAATTAACTTTTGATACCGTTGGTAGTAGTAGAGGAACTTACACTGTAACAGCCACAGGAACTGGAGTTAATCCTGGTAGTATAAGCAGAGCAGTTAATGCTCTGCATGCTATAACTGGGAATGTTTCTGCTTTAGCAGTAGATCAAGCAACAGTTACGTATACTATAACTGGTACAAGTAAAACTGGTACGCCTTTTACACTTTCTAAACTACAAAGTATTAACAAAACTTACCCAGGCGCAGATGCTTTATTTAATTATTTAGATATATCAGCTAATGTAATAACTAAAAATGCTGATAAGGCCACGACAGATGGTGCCCATAGCGTAGTAATAATTACAGGTAAGCAGACCATAGGTAATGCAGCGCCTATTATTACAGGATTTGTAACATTTACTGCAAGTTTATTAGTACTTTCTGTAAACTCTAATGCAGTATTTCTAAGTGGTGTTAGTACTTTAGCAATTAATACTCCTATAATATTTTCTGGTATAGGGATGCCTCCTCAAATAACAGTAGGTACTACATATTATATTAAAACAATAGATCTCGTAACTAAGTCAATTACCTTATCTAGTTCACTTGGCGGGGCTGTTCTAAACTTAAGTAATACGGGCAATTTAACAGCTGCGTATGCACAGTCAGAAGCTACCTCAGCTACTGCTAATAGTATTATAGGTGCAATACCTAATGATGCTGGAGCATATAGTTATATAGCTAGACTATACAATAATGCAACTAAAACAACATTGTTTGATTTTGAGGAACTACTGGTATTATTTAAAGGATCTAATGCAGTAGTAGCAAACCTTAGTAACGATTCTGCTCACATTTCATGTAATGACCTAGGAGTTCCTAATACGGGCGGATTTGGTAATACTAGTACGCTAATACAGGTATTTGATGGTACTAGTGAGCTAGTGTACAACGGAGTAGGTACTACAGACGGAACTTACAAGGTTACAGCAGTTGGAACAAGTGTTACACCAGGAGCAATAACAGCTAGCGGTGTCTCAGCAATAACAGCAATAGCTAGTAACATAACTAATAATTTAGCTAGTATTGCTTTTACAATTACTGGTAAATCATTAAGTGGCATAAATATAACCTTAACCAAAATTCAAACATTAGTTAAGCAAATTAATGGTAAAAATGGTGACAATGGTGTAACATTCAAAACAGCCATAATTACTGCAGCAGGTTGGAGTACTAGTAGTACACCGCCTGCTTTAACAGGAACTTTTAACTATACCTGGAGTACACAAGTGCTTACAGCAGGCTCTGGAAGTACTACTGTATATCCAGCAGGATATTATACAGATGCTCCTGCAGTTTCAGGCAGTGGCTATGTACTACATAGTGTAATGGTAACAATATCTGCCCCTAGTACTGAAGTTACTACATTTAATATTCCTTGGAGCTCAGGAAAAACTAACAGGCTTGGGTATAAAGAAGACGGCGGAATAGGTCCAGTTGGAGATTCGGCCAGAACAGTTTATGTTGTAAATACAAGCTCAACTCCTCCAGCAATACCTACAGCAGGTGCAGGAGATGTAGTACCTACATCAAGTGCCGGTACCTGGTCTTTTAACTCTACTAGCGTATTAGCTGCAGGCCAGTTTATGTATCAGTGTGATGGTACATATAAGCCGTTACCCAGCCCGGGAGTTACAACTTGGAGAGCACCTTACTTAAGTAATTTAAAAGTTGGCAGCTTATCAGCAATTACTGCAAATCTTGGTCATATTATTGCTGGTTCAATAAATATTGGACCAGATAAGTTCACAGTAGATACTAGCGGTAATGTAAAAATTAGGGGAACGGGTACAGGTAGGATGGAGATTACTAATGAAGCTATAAAAGTTTTTGATAGTACAGGATCTTTAAGGGTTCAATTAGGAAATCTTGACGTGTAATTAAAGGAATAGTATGGCGTATGGATTATCGTTTTTTAAAGGTTTGACTACTGGGTTTGATGATTGGATAGCAACCAGAAACACAGATAGTCCGGCTTTAAAAGCTCAGTACCTGGCAGAGCAGGTTGAAGATAACACAGGAATAACTTCAACTAGAGCACAGGTAATAGATGCTTTTTTAGCTAATAATATTAGTCCCATAGTTCCTACTAATGCAGAAATACGTGGCTGGATGATTAGTGGTTTAAGTACTTTTAATTCGTATTATAATAATCTTTATTATAGCGGTCCAGCTTCCTGGCAAGTACAAATTATTGCAGACAGAGTGTTTCAAAATAGCATTATATCTCCATTAACTGCAAGACAAGAAGCTAACCAAAATGGGTCGCCATCAGAATCTACACAAAGTACTACGGGATTTAATAAAACAGCGTTCTTATTAGGAATAGATAATGGTACTATAACTGAAGATGTTACAGGAAATACAGCAGTATTATGTGTAAATCCTTTAGAAAGAACTGAAACATTTTATCAAACTTTTCCTAGACCTAACTATCTAGGTACAGTAGGATACAATGGGGCTAACTCACTTACTCAAGTATGGGGCGGGGACTTTATAATTCCTCAAAACACCAACTGGTGTGCTGAAGCGTGGATATACCCTACTAGATTCGGTGGGGGTATCCTAGGATCAGGAGACTATGGTCCAGGGTCATGGCAACTATTTCATAATCAATCCAATGGAGTTATACAGTTAATTTCAGAAGTTATTGCTCCAGTTAATAGAACATTTACTACTTGGTGGTGGAGTAGTAGTATTCTTTCAATATATGGAACATTTCCACCTCCAGGACTTGTTGTAGGTACTCAAATTACTCCTCCCGCTGCTTACGGAGCTTTAGTTCCTATGTATGTAACTGGCATAGATTATGAAAGTAATTATATAACTGTAACCCCAGTATTTATAGGAGGCTCGTTAGATGAAGACGGTAATCCTACTAATTATAAAAGAACATTCATATCAGAGTTAGATAGTAATGGTGAACCACTGCCTACTGTATTTCCAGATGAATTTAAGTTTACATATGTAACAAATGAGGTTACCACTAGTTATATGGACTCAGGAGCTAGAACTGCACCTACATATACTTGGACTCATGTTGCAGCTAGTTTAACTGGTACTACACTACGAATATTTGTAAATGGAATAGTATCTGCTACAAAAACTATTGCTCCTACTGTATTTAGACCGAATAGAATAGATCAATCTTACTATATAGGAGTTCATGAAAAAAGTTCAGCTTCACCTATATATTTCCAAGGATATATATCTAGTCCTAGATTAGTAAATGGAAAAGCTATTTATACAGGTAATTTCTCACCTAGTAGTAAAGCTCCGGGAACTAGTAGAATAAATGTAATAAAAGCGTTTGCTAATAATTTAGCTGGGCCAGTAGTTCCCTCAGAACGAGACATACAGTACTGGATGTTTAAAGGTTTTGACTACGGTACCCTACAGTTTAGTAGTACTGACGTAACTTGGAATCAAGTAGATGCCTTTTACAAATTAGCAAATACTAATGTGTCAAACACTTATGCTTCGTGTGTAGGCAGAGAAATGCTAGTTACTCAAATATTAGTGGGTACTCCGGATTTCAACAAAGCTTTTTATGCAAACACTATATATACTAATGCCAGTGGTTCTATATATATAACTGGTGCAAATGTGGACACCTATATAATGGTGCTGATGCGATGACAACTTATGGATTTTTAGCTACAAATGGAAATAGTCAAGTACTAATATCAAGTAAGACAAAAAATTTACACTTTTTAGGTAAGGCAAAGTACGCATATGCTGCACAAGCTACAAATAGTTACGGTGGTATTAGACGTTTTGTTTATAGGATAAATTGTATTACAACACCAGTTCCTTTTTTTACTACACCTACTCCAGAAAGTTACGCAATTTTACGCATGACTTTAGTAGCAGCAGATACTTGGGAAATAGAAATAATTAAATCAGGTTACAGTGATGTAAAGCCAGAAGTTTATGTGTTTACAGAAGCCAATGGACAAATTACTCCAAATACTTCTTACGGTATGAAAGTATTAAATGAAACATCTGGAGTAACTTATGATTCCAGACTTAGGCCTTTAATTGTAAAAGCCGGAGCATCTATATCTCAGCCATATGATCCAATCCCAAACGCACCTCCTCCAGGAGCATTAGATCCCTCAGAGTGTAGAACTGATGCCGGACCCTATCTTGCACCAACAGCTGCTACTAGCATAGGTATAACCAATGTAGCATCTTTAGTAAAACCTATAGTAAATTATCAATCTATATCTCAAGCTCAAAGACAATTCTGGGTAAGTATGGTTTCAAAAACCGGATTCTTTGTTAGACAAACATATGTTCGCAGGAGCGATTACTGGGTATTTTGCAGAGGGGGAGTATCTATGGCACAAGTAGGATCTACTCTTAATGTAACCAGTGGTTGGGTAGCAGTAGATTACTCTTGTAATTGGACCTATTCAAAAGAAAGTTCGATTCTAGGTGTAGGTTTTGGTGCAAAAACTAGAACAGGCGGTACATGGCCTTTTGAAAATCAGTCAATAAATATGGATCCAGTAAGTTTTATAGTTTCTGACGGTGCCTTATATGATTAAACCTTTTACTATTTTAGCAACCAAAGATGAACCGAATTTTGGAACTTTAGTAAGCTATACTATATCAGATAGAGCTTATGTAGACCAAGAAGATTATAAAGGTATACAAACTTCAGTGTTAACCTCTAGTGTATTAGTTCCGCACGGAGAAGACATAGATACATATTTACTTAACTACTTAATACGATGTGAATGGATTAAGTTATGAATTATTTGTCAGTAGAAACTTCAGAAGGCTTAGTAAAATATTACTTAGCGGGTACTGAAAAATTCAAAGAAATAACCGCAATCGTAGAATCTAAATATAATAATTTGGGTTCTACTAAGTGGGAATTACTTAGTGAACCTACTTATAATAGTATTTTAGAAGATCAAGTAGTAACTGCTATATATAAATCATCTAGCCCCTACTTAGATCATCTAGACCCTATTAAAGTAAGTCGAAAATATTTATTAAATAAACAACATATTTATGAAAAAGTATATACACTTTTAACTGATATACCTTCTGAATTTGAACTACCAGAAAATTCTAAAGCATTAGCTAAAGGATATTTACTAAATATTTACGGACAGCCTGGTGATGAAGATTATTCTAATTACATAGATATATACTTCTCATGTACGAACCATGCAAACGTAGAAGCTTTTGCAGAGAAAAAACTTACAGTTGGTAGTTATTCAAATTACTACTGTATAACTTTTAACGGTACTACTAAAGAACGATTAAAAGTAAAAAATTATTGTTTTGATACACAAAATAGTTTATCAAACTGGGATGAATATTGGACCGCTGAGTGTGAAGATAGAAATATAGATATTTCTACATAGCTTTCCTAAAATTTATAGAGGAATAAAATGGCATCGAATAATCTTAGAATAATCTATAATAATATTCTAGATCTACCTACAACCATTATAACGGCATCAAGTAGCGCCACAGGCACTGCCACATCCCTTAGTAATTTAAAGTTAGATTCTAAATCTCAAGTATGGAGATCAGCCACTACAGGAGTAGTAAACCCTAGTGGTTTATACACTACAAGAGTTAATATAGTAGTGTCTTTTACCCAAGCTATTATAGGTGGCGTAATGTTACCTTTCTGTAACTTATCATCTGCTGCAAAAATCAGAGTTCGTGGGTATACAGGAACAGCTCCCACAACTGGTGCAGCCACTAATACTCCTACCTCTGTGGCAGCAGGTACTTTAGTACATGATAGTACTAAAATATTTTCATGCCCTTATCAAACTTTTGGCTTATGGAATTGGGGTAGTTTACCACTAGGAGTAAATAGTTATTCCTATGGCGGAGGAACTTATGGTAGAGTTTGGATGCCCACACAATTAGCTTGTACTAGTTTATTAATTGAGATAGAAGATACTGAGTGCCCTAATCCATACATAGAAATATCAAGGATTATTACTGGATCTTATTGGTCTCCTAAGTACAATACTTCTTTCGGACTATCAACAGGTAGCCAAGATTTAAGTAAACATCAGCGTAGTGAGTCTGGTGACTTAATTACAAATAGAGGTATTCGTTATCGTAACATGAGATTTGACTTAACATGGTTACCTCCAGAAGATAGACTAGAATTTACAAGAATACTTAGAGGAAATGGATTACCAAGACCTTTATTTATAAGTTTATTTCCAAATAACTCAGAAGATTTTGAAAAAGAACAATCACATCAGATTTATGGAAAATTATCACAACTTTCTGATATAACACATCCTATTTTTGAAATCTACAGTACAAGTATTGACATAGAGGAGATTTAAATGGCAACTCAGGCTTTTTATGTTGGCCAAAATGATTATTTAACAGCTCTAAATGTTTTATATGATGCCACCGTTAGTGGCGGCAAAGCGTTATTTAGTATTGGAGCTAATTCTCCTACTACTTCACCAACTGGTGGTATAAGCTATAATTCGTCTACAGGCGTATTTACTTTTATACCAAAAACCAATGAAATACCTACAATAGTAGGCCAGACAAATAAATACCTATTCACAAACGGATCCACAGTAAGTTGGGGAACAATTACCCCAACACCGCAAAGTAACTGGACCGCTATTACAGCTGCAACTGGTGCTATTCTTAATAAACCTAATTTTGCAACTGTAGCCACAACAGGTAATTACGCAGATTTACTAAATAAACCCACAATAACTACCCTTACAGCTAGTGGTGGTGGTGCTTTATCTATTTTAGGTAATACATTTCGATTTACTCCTGCAGCAGTACCTACATATACTATTAACACAGCTACTCCTAATGGAAATGGTAGCTTAACTCTAACAGGTAGTGTTTTTACATTTACTCCTCCAGTTATTCAAAGTTCTTATAGTTTACCTACCGCAAACACAGCTTTGTTAGGCGGTGTAAAAATTGATGGTATAAGCATTAAGATTACAGCAACTGGAGTAATTTCTGGATTTTCTGGTAACTATGCAGATCTAATAAATAAACCAACAATACCAGCAGCACAAGTTCCCTCAGATTGGAACGCAACTTTTGGTGCTGCGCAAATATTAAATAAACCAGTAATACCAAGTATTACTGGTTTAGCACCTTTATTAAACCCTACTTTTACAGGTACTCCAACAGCACCTACAGCTAGTTTAGCTACTAATAGCACACAGATTGCTACAACAGCATATGTGAGAGGTGAAATTAATGCATTAGCAGCTAGTGCCAATTCAGCACTAGACACTTTAAATGAATTAGCTGCTGCATTAGGAAATGATGCAAATTTTGCTAATACAGTTACTAATCAGCTAGCTTTAAAAGCACCTCTTGCTTCGCCTAATTTTACTGGTACGGTTGACTTTTCTGGAACATCCGCAGTAACTGGTTTAACTAAAGCAATGGTTGGGCTAGGTAATGTTACTAATGAGAGCAAAGCTACAATGTTCACAGCCCCTGTATTTACAGGGGCAACAACAGTAAGTGGACATATAGTACCTAGCACAAATATTGCATATGATCTTGGTTCTGTAACAAATAAATTTAGATCCTTATATTTAAGTAATAATACAATTTACTTAGATGGTTATTCAATTAGTGTTTCTGCTACAGGATCATTACTTATTACCGATACTGCAACTCCAAATTCTGTTCCAGTAGAAGTAGCAAGTGTTGCAGCAGTAACAGCAGCAATATCCACTAGCGTTGGTAATGTTACTAACGAGAGTAAAGCAATTATGTTTACTAATCCTACATTTACTGGTACAGTAAGTGGGGTTACTGCGGGAATGGTAGGTTTAGGAAATGTTACTAACGAGAGTAAGGCTACTATGTTTAGTAACCCTACTTTTACTGGTACGGTAACTGGTATTACCTCTACGATGGTAGGTTTAGGCAATGTTACTAACGAGAGTAAGGCTACTATGTTTAGTAACCCTACTTTTACCGGCACAGTAAGTGGTATTACTCCTGCAATGCTTGCCTTAGAAAATGTTGATAATACATCAGATTTAAACAAACCTATATCTACAGCAGTACAATCAGCCTTAGATAATATTGCTATTACCATTAATAGTATAGATATAGTAGGATTATCTAATATAGTATCTACTAAAGCTGCTATAGATAGCCCTACTTTTACTGGTACAGTGGGAGGTATTACTTCCGTAATGGTTGGCTTAGGTAATGTAGACAATACTTCAGATCTAAATAAACCACTTTCTACAGCAACAATAGCAGCTATAGCCGTAGAAACTGCAAGAGCTCAAGCTGCAGAATCCGCTTTTGTAACTAGTGATAATCCTACTTTTACCGGCACAATAAATGGCATAACTAAAGCAATGATAGGATTGTCTAATGCAGACAATACATCAGATTTAAATAAGCCTATATCTACTGCTACTCAATCAGCCATAACTGCAGAAGAACAAAGAGCACTAGCTGCAGAAGCATTATTAGCCCCACTATTAAATCCTACATTTACAGGTGTAGTAAGTGGTATAACTAAATTAATGGTAGGTTTAGGCAATGCAGATAATACATCAGATTTAGCTAAACCAGTATCGACAGCGACCCAAATAGCAATAACAGTAGAAAGTATAAGAGCACAAGCAGCAGAAGCATTACTAGCACCTTTAGCTAGTCCTACATTTACTGGTACAGTAAGTGGCATTACTTCTGCAATGGTTGGTTTAGGTAATGTTACTAATGAGAGTAAAGCCACTATGTTTACTAGTCCTGTATTCACAGGCACAGTAAGTGGTGTTACCTCTACAATGGTAGGATTAGGTAATGTTACTAATCAGAGTAAAGCTACTATGTTTACTAGCCCTGTATTCACAGGCACAGTAAGTGGCATTACTTCCGCAATGGTTGGTTTAGGCAATGTAGATGATACTTCAGATCTAAACAAGCCAGTATCAGTAGCTACACAAGCCTCCATTATAGCCGAAACAAATAGAGCACTAGCAGCAGAAGCATTATTAGCTCCTATATCTACTACCTATACCAAAACTGAAGTAGATTTAATGGTTAGCCAAGTTAGTTTACTAACTCCTGGTTTAATAGCTAATATTACTCAACTAACAGGATATTTAAACGATAATGCTATATCTATAGGAGATATTGTAACTAGTTTAAATGGTAAAGCTCCAATATACAGCCCTACTTTTACAGGTACAGTAGCTGGTATTACTAAAGCGATGGTTGGACTATCAGATGTAGATAATACTTCAGATGCAAATAAACCAATATCCGTAGCTACTCAAGCAGCTATAGATGCAGAAATAAGTAGAGCGCAAACAGTAGAAGCATTATTAGCAACTAAAGCCAACCCTACTTTTACTGGTGTAATAACTGGTATCACTAAAGCTACTGTAGGATTAGAGAATGTAGATAATACATCTGATTTAGACAAGCCGGTATCTACAGCAACCGCTACAGCTATTGCTGTAGAACGTGATAGAGCTTTGGCAGCAGAAGCAGGTTTTGTAAGTAAAGATAACCCAGTATTTACTGGAACAGCTTCAGGTCTAAATAAAACTACTATAGGTTTAGGAAATGTAGATAATACATCAGACCAAGATAAGCCTGTATCAACAGCAACAGCAACAGCTATAGCCTTTGAAGCTACAAGAGCACAAGCAGCAGAACTTTTATTAGCAGCTAAAGCTACTACATATACTAAATCAGAAGTAGATGCAAAAATTGTAGAAATTGGGGCTATTCCTACAGGATTAGTAGATACACTTGCAGGTCTTGCCCCTAAAATTTCTCCTATATTAACAGGAATACCCTCAGTACCAACAGCAAGTTTAGAAACTCAATTAGATGTACAAAACATTACTGTTACAGCAGGTATAGCTACAGTAAATTTTGCTAGTTTAATTATACCTCCTTTTACTGTAGGTTCTAGCATAACTCTTGTTGGATTTGTTCCGGCCCAAACAACTAGTCCAGTTAATAATGTAAATTCAACATTTACAGTATTAAGTTGCAATGCAACAAATTTAACATTTGCTTTAACAGGCACATACACTAATACAACCTTAGGGGGCATTAGTGGTATTAATCGTTCCAATCAGATCGCTAACTTAGCATATGTAAGTGCAAAAATTGATGCTGTACTTAGTTCCGGCCCTGGTGCTTTAGATACACTAAACGAATTAGCTGCAGCTTTAGGCAACGATGCCAATTTTTCTACTACAGTACTTAATGCATTAGCCCTAAAAGCACCCTTAGCTAATCCTAGTTTTACGGGCACAGTAAGTGGTATTACTAAATCAATGGTTGGTCTAGGTAATGTTGATAATACCTCAGATGCAAATAAACCAGTATCTGTAGCAACGGCAGCAGCCATAGCCGCTGTAACAAGTTCGGCTTCCTTAACAGGATCAGTTGATTTTTCAAATGCTACTTCAGTAACTGGATTAACTAAAACTACTGTTGGTTTAGGCAATGTTGATAATACTTCAGATGCAAATAAACCAGTATCTACAGCACAACAAACAGCCTTAAACTTAAAAGCTAACATAGCGTCTCCAACCTTTACAGGTACCGTAAGTGGAATTACTTCCGCAATGGTTGGTTTAGGTAATGTAGAAAATTTAAATAGAGCTTCTTTATTTACAAGCCCTACAATTACTGGAGTTTTATCTGTATCTGGAACAACTTCTGGGTCTGTTAGAATTCAAGCTCAACCAGACGCTGGTTCAGCAATTTATACGCTACCAGCAACAGCACCATCATCAGATGGTTATGTTTTAAGCAGTAATACTTCAGGATTACTAAGCTGGGCAGCACCTGGATCAGGTCCATCAGGCGCCTCAGGCGCTCAAGGTGGAGCAGGTTATCAAGGTGCCACAGGACCACAAGGTGCCAGTGGATATATTGGAAGTGATGGAGCTACAGGTGCCGCAGGTTCAAATGGAGCTACAGGTGCTTCAGGTATTCAAGGTCCACAAGGCCTTCAAGGTGCCACAGGTATGGGAGCATCTGGAGGTGCGGGATACAATGGTGCTACAGGTCAGGCCGGGTATCAAGGTGCTACAGGTGTAGGCTTTCAAGGAGAATCAGGTGGACCAGGGTATACTGGTGCTACAGGAGCTACTGGATATCAAGGTGCTACAGGTATTCAAGGTGCTACAGGTATTGGATATGCCGGAGCACCAGGATCAACCGGTCCTAAGCGTGAAACCATAGTTTATGAGTTAACAGGCTTCGAAATGCGAGGAGGTATTGTAACACCAGCAATGTATACTACTCCTGACCCTATATTACGTATTAGAACATTTAATGATGGTAATTATCTTACTTTCACTGATGGTGTTAATGGCAGTGGTGCTCTGGGCGTAGATCCTTGGAAAGCGCAATTTTATATTGGTTTAAGTGGTAGTTTAAAATTTAATTTAATATCACTTAACATTAATACAGGCAGTGGTACACACATAGTATACGTTAAACTATATAACTATGTAACAGCTACTTTTATACCTTTTGGAAGTGTTCAGTCTCCGGGCGGGTTTAACCAGTTTGCAATAGAAGTACTAGACTACAACAGTTATAGAAGTATAGATGGTACAATACTAATCGAGCTAAGCCATTCTAGCGAAACTACTGCAAATACTACTCAACTTGAATATCTAACCTTAGCAGATTCAGTTCAAGGCGCACCAGGTAAAACAGGTGCTACAGGAGCCTCAGGACTACAAGGTGTATCAGGATATCAAGGCAGTTCAGGTGTTACAGGTTATCAAGGTGCAACAGGTATTGGATACGCTGGTGAAGCAGGTCCTTCTGGTGGCCAAGGCTATGATGGTGCTACAGGTGCTACAGGATTACCAGGAGCTACCGGTGCAACAGGTACTGCAGGTCCTACAGGACTAACTGGTACTACAGGTGCATCAGGTCTACAAGGCTCAACAGGTGTAACTGGATTTACAGGAACTACAGGAGCTTCAGGTGTTCAAGGTTATGTAGGAGCAACTGGATATGGTTATCAAGGTTCAACTGGTCTTGATGGATTAAATGGAGCCACAGGAGCCAGTGGAGCCACAGGTTATCAAGGAGCAACAGGTGTTGGTGGTATAGGTGCCACAGGTTATCAAGGTGCTACAGGTATTAAAGGTGATTCAGGATTAGGTTTTGCAATAGCAAAAAGTTACCTATCAGTAGCCGCACTTAATGCAGATACTAGCCCAACTGGTATTGTAGCAGGACAATTTGCTATAATTGAAACCACTAGTACTGATAATCCTGAAAATTCAAGATTATACTTATGGAATGGTACTACATATTCTTATGTATCAGATCTATCAGGTGCACAAGGTATAACAGGACCACAAGGCTATATAGGTGCTACAGGTAGTTCAGGTTTTCAAGGTGCTACAGGTATGGGAGCATCTGGTGGTGCGGGTTATCAAGGAGCAACAGGTAGTTCTGGTGTTACAGGTTATCAAGGTGCAACAGGTAGTTCAGGTATTCAAGGATTACAGGGGGCAACTGGTTTAGGTGCTACAGGTGTAACAGGAGTTCAAGGTGCTACAGGAGTTCAAGGTGCTACTGGTCAAGGTGCAACAGGTGGTCCAGGATATCAAGGTGCTACTGGTACAATAGGAGCAACTGGTACAATAGGAGCAACTGGTAGTTCAGGTATTCAAGGCTTACAAGGAGCAACTGGTATAGGTGCTACAGGTGGTCAAGGATATGATGGAGCTACAGGCTTTCAAGGAGCTACCGGATTAGGTGCTACAGGAGGACTAGGTTATCAGGGTGCTACAGGATACGAAGGTGCTACAGGTATTCAAGGTACAATAGGAGCTACAGGAGCCACAGGTTCTGGAGCAACAGGTGCTTCAGGAGCAACAGGATTTACAGGAGCCACTGGTGCTTCAGGTGTTACAGGTTATCAAGGTGCTACAGGAGTTCAAGGTGCAACAGGTGCAGGTGCTACAGGTGCTTCAGGTGTAACAGGTTATCAAGGTGCTACAGGTACTATAGGTGCTACAGGAGCATCAGGATTAAGAGGATCTACAGGTCTAGGAGCAACAGGTACTATAGGTAGTACAGGTGCATCAGGTCTACAAGGTGCTACAGGCTATCAAGGTGCTACCGGCTCAGGTGCCACAGGTGCTTCAGGTGCTACTGGATATCAAGGTAGTTCAGGTGCTACAGGTTATCAAGGCACGACAGGTGTTACAGGGTATACAGGAGCTACTGGTTCAGGTGCTACAGGTGTTACAGGATATCAAGGTGCTACAGGTGCCTCAGGTGTTATAGGTACAATAGGAGCAACAGGAGCTACTGGCTCAGGAGCTACAGGTGCTTCAGGCTATCAAGGTGCTTCAGGTGCTACAGGTACAATAGGAGCAACAGGAGCCTCAGGACTACAAGGTGCTACAGGTGCTGGTGCTACAGGAGCTAGTGGTGCTACAGGATATCAAGGTGCTACAGGTGCTTCAGGTGTTACTGGATATCAAGGTGCTACTGGCTCAGGAGCTACAGGTGCCTCAGGTTTAGACGGTATTGCTGGTCCTACAGGTGCTACAGGTGCTACAGGTATTGGATATAATCCACTTACTTCTACAACTACAGTAACTGTATCTACAGGATCTAAAACCTTTATAGTTAATAGAGATACTAGTCAGTCAGCTTTTGCAGTTGGTCAGTATGTAAGAATGACTGGAACCGGACAAACTATTAATGGAGTTTATTCTAATGTTTTAGAAGGTGTTATAACCAGTTACTCAGGTATTACTTTAGTAATAAATGCCAGTACAGTAATAAGTTCATCAGATGCCTCTGCTACACCTTGGAGTATAACTGCAGCAGCTCCAGCAGGAGCAACAGGTTCTGCTCAATTAATAGAATCAGCCACTGCTCCAGTTAATCCAACCGATGGATTAATGTGGTTAAGCACTAATACTGGTACTCTTAATATCTATTATGCACCAGAAGAAGTTTGGTTAGCGTATTCAGGAGGCGTACCTCCTACTCCAGCAACACTTAATAATGTTACTAATGAAAGTAAAGCTACTATGTTTAGTAGTCCTACTTTTACAGGTACTGTTAACTTACAAGCAACTTCAGAAAAATATACTCCAGCCACTATAGTTTCACAAGCAGTAACTTTAAACTATAACGCAGGAGCGATTTTCTCCCTAGCTAGTTCAACAACTAACATAACACTTAACTTTGTTAATGTTCCAGAAGGTCAGTATATAGCTACTGCAGTTAGTTTGATTATTACACAGGGGTCTATATCCTATATCCCAAATAACATAACAATTAATGGTTCATCTCAAACACTGTTATGGCAAAATCAAGTACCTCCAATAGCAACACCATATAAAACAGAATTAGTAACTCTTGTATTTATAGGTACTGCAACAAGTAATATTTGGACAGTACTAGGTAACTTAACAACTTATGGATAAAAATGCCTAGAATATCATCACTAATCACTAAGGGGTTTAATACTCCTTATGTAGTGCCAGATTACTGGCATATTCCTCAAGGTGCAATTATTATGTATTCTGGAAGCTCAGTACCTAGTCTAACAGGTTGGACTAGGTACTCTGCAGCAGACGGAAAATTTATAAAAGGCACTGCAACACAGTCTGAAATAGGTACAGTAACACCAAATAATAACGATCAGCTAGGTGCCGGCGGAACAACTACAGGTAGTGCTGGGTATCACTCAGGCCCTTTAACTATAGTTAAAGAAAACGGCATCGCTAATCCACAAAATTCAACAGTAATGTCATATACTCTAGGTGGGGGCAGTCACGCACATTCTTTGTTCTATAGCCTAGGTGCCGGAACTGATTTAAATCCTCCAAGTACAGACTATATATTATTAGAAGCTACTCAGGATCAAGAATATTTTCCTGCTAATGCAATAATTAGTAAAGCTACTCAAATAACAGGAAGTACAAAAGAGTTATCAATAAATCAAAACAGATATATAAGAGGTGGATCAACATATGCTAATAACTATGCTACACAGCGTAGTATATCTGGATTTACTGATCAACAAGGTAGTCACACTCATGGACCAACAAGTTTTCTTGGAAGTACTTTTGCTAGTGGAACAAATACCTTAGCTTTTAGAGCTGAAAATAGCAGTTCAGGATTATCTCACTCGCACAGCCTTTCCGGAACCATAACGGGTGCTACACTTCTAGGAACGTTACTAAAACTCTGGAAATTAGGTTCTAAAATGACTGCTGAAGATAACATAATAGTTATGTATACAGGTAATATTGCTAATTTGCCTAGTTATTGGAAAGTATGTAATGGTAGTAATGGTACACCAAATATGGTAGACTTTTTTCTTGGATATTCAAGTGATGAGAATACTGCTCATAATACTTATACTCCTTATAGCGCACCATTTAGTTCAGGAGGTCTAAGTACTGAAGCATGGACTCATTATCATACTAGTGGTCAGGCTTTTAGATTTGGTACTGACACCGCCTACTATCACAGTAGTTTTAGTATGTTTCATTCACATACTTTCTCTAATCCTAATGTTGTAATGTTCCAACCCGACGAAATAAAGTTGTGTTTTATTCAACTTACTAAAACCTTATATTAATATGATACATGAATATATACAAATAGATACCTATAATGACACTGCTAGTTGTAGACTTAATGGCATAACTTGCAGTTTTTCAAGCGCTACTGAGTTTATTACAGCTATTGGTTTCCCTTTTCAAGTAGGCTTATTAAATTGGGAGCCTACTAGATCCCATTGGATAATAGAAAGATTAGGTACTCCACCAACTGTTGTTAGTGGTAGTACTTTAGTAGAGATGATATGGTTAGACGACAATAAATCTGCTATTACAGAATATTGTAGACAATATCACGAAAAACTACCAAAACCTTACGAAGTAACTTTAAGGGATGTTAGAGATGGTACTTTATATATGACTGATTGGGTACTACAACGTCGTCAAGAAGAACAACTTTTAAACTTACCACTAACTTTAACACAAGAAAAGTTTCAAGAAGTATTAATGTATAGGCAAGCATTAAGAGACATGACAAATACATACACTAGTCTAGATACTGCTGTGTGGCCTGTTAGCCCATTGGAGTAATATATGCCAATTTCTTTTCCAGATAATCCCACACTTTACCAAACTACCACAACAGGTGGACAATCCTGGGCTTGGAATGGAGAAGCGTGGGTAAGTTCCGGTAGTTTAAGTGCTTACTACTATGTTCTACCTGATGCAAGCTCAACAACCCTAGGTGGAGTTAGAGTAGGTTCAGGACTATCGTATACATATACTAGCCCTTGGACTGCAACAATAACCGGTATAGGCTCTACCACAGGTTTAGCCGTTAACGATGTAATAACAGCAACTAATAATGTAGGTAGTTTAGGTACTGGAGGTACTTATACTATATTATCTGTACCTAGCTCTACTAGCATAACTTTTAGAGCGGCAGGTGGTACAACTCCTATAGCTGGTTTAGTAACTACTATAACTAAAGGTGGTAGTAATTATGCTTCTGGAACAGTAACCGGAATTGTTGGAGCAAACGGTACTCTTAATGTTATAGGTGGTGCAGTAGGTGCTACAGGATCTAGTGGCCCTCCAGGAGGCTATCAAGGTGCTACAGGTGCTTCAGGTATTCAAGGATTTAATGGTACTAATGGACAACCAGGTTCTACAGGTGACCAAGGTGCTACAGGTGATCAAGGTACAATAGGTGCTACAGGTCAAGGTGCTACAGGTGCTTCAGGTGCTACAGGATATCAAGGTGCTACAGGATATCAAGGTGCTACAGGTGCTACAGGTGCCAGCGGACTGCAAGGTGCTACTGGTCAAGGTGCTACAGGTGCATCAGGAGCAACAGGTACAATAGGTGCCACAGGTGCTAGTGGACTACAAGGTGCCACAGGTCAAGGTGCCACAGGTGCTTCAGGTGTCACAGGATATCAAGGTGCTACAGGATATCAAGGTGCTACAGGTGCTTCAGGTGTCACAGGGTATCAAGGTGCTTCAGGTGCCACAGGTACAATAGGAGCAACAGGTGCCTCTGGACTAACTGGACAAGGTGTACAAGGTCTACAAGGTACTACAGGTGCTACAGGTGTTACAGGATATCAAGGTGCTACTGGTCAAGGTGCCACAGGCGCATCAGGTGCTAGCGGGTATCAAGGTGCTACAGGTGCCTCTGGGCTAATGGGAGCTACAGGAATAGGAACCTCAGGTCCTGCAGGACCCACAGGTAATATTACTAAAAATTACTTATACTCTGGTAGCTTAACTGTTAATACAGGTACTTTACGTTTTTACCTTGCTAACTCAGCTACTCTTACTAAAATAGTTAGTATTCTTCAAACAGCAGGCTCCTCAGACACTACTTTAGTTGTTAAAAAGAATGGTACTGCTATACAAACTATTACAGTTTCTGCTAGTACAACTACTACTACCTCAAATGTTAGTATTGCTCTTTCAGCCCTCGACTACTTAACAGTAGATATTACTGCCGCAGGAACTTCTGCTGCAAACCTTAATATGACTTTTGTTTACGGATAAAATAACATGAATTATAAATCAATTGTCCAACATTTAAACTTTCCTGAGTTTTATCAAACTCGTACTGAATGGGAATATTTATATATAATACCTACAGAAACTTGTCATACGTTACAAGATTTTTGCAATTTAATTACTGAGTACGGTATAAACTGCCAAGAAATAAAAATACACTCTACAGATCAAACCAGTTGGTACGTTATGTTTAAAAAAGGTGGATCTATTAAACCAGATTTTCCAGGTCAAGTTATAGTAGCAGAGTATACAGAAGATCCAGCGGTTGATACTCCTGTTCAACCAGAATTATACGTACCAGCAGAGGTACCTGAAGATACAGCTACCCCTACAGTAGGAACATAAAATGTTTATAAAATTACTTTTTCATACCGGAACTAATCCACAGTATACTTTTAAAATATTAGATTATTTAATTAATCAAAGACCAGCTACAGGTACTAATTTAAAGACTTTGGTAACCGCAGCTAATGCAACTTTAGGTGCACTTATTGATGGAACAAATAGTGCTATATGGAATAGTGGCACAGGTATAACTGCACTTACCAGCAATACTAAATCTGTTTTTTATAAACCTACTACTAGTGCGTGGGCGTATAGCTGGAACATAGAACTTGCTGGATATGATAGGCCCAACAACGATAAACACGTAGTGCAATTTTCAGACCCTGGAGCTTATAATGAATCTTATGGGTCTAGCGCACCTTATGTATATAATTTTTGGAATACTGCAGGTACATCAATCAGCACGCTAACTGGTGAGGCTATAGGTACTATTAATTTTGGTACCTCTACTACAAGTGGCTCAGGCACTTTAACATTAACAAATCAATCTCCTGCTTCTCCAGCTAGTGGTTTTTATGATAGCAGTTTCATGGGTACTAGTTTAACAGGTGCAGTTATGTACATAACTGATAACTGTTTTATGTTTAGTTTTAACGGAGCCGGTGTAAAAAGAGAAAATGGATTTCCTGCAGGCGCACACCTTGACAATACAAGTTACTATAGAGGCATACATTTTGTAGGACAATACACAAGAACAGATCCTTGGAATACTGCTGCTAATAATGTACCACCTTTTGTATGCTCTCAACATGGTAGTCCAAACAAATATGGTATGGGATTTTTAGCTAGTTTAAATCAAGTGTCCGCTTATCAAAATGTTCGCGGTAATAACCCCGGTGTTGCAGCTTTAGTTGCTGATCGTCAATTAGATAATAGCTATAGTAGTACTAATAGTACACAACCTTGGGTAGCAAATAAACCTGTTAATTTTGGTTGTGGTAATAGATTTAACGATTGCTGGGGATTAGGTGAAAGTAATATTGAGCAATACTATAATAGTCAGTTCAATTACAGAGATGGTGCTAATGTTGGGGCTCCTTTAACCAGAACAGCAGGTACAAGGTATCTTTCCAGTGATTTAAAATCTACTAGCTATGCCTTACTACCTCTTACTTGGGCTAATGCCTGGTATAATAATACTGGTGGCAATATATCTGATAAAACTGGTGTATTCTGGTTTAATGGGGACTACTTTCCAGGAGATATATTAACATCAGGTACAAAAACTTATATTTTATGGCCTGGTGCCTTCTCACATACTGAAAGAATAGCACTAGCAGTGCCAAGGGAATAAAAAATGTATATAAGATTAATTTATACTGCGGATAAGAATTTAGAACAACTACTTAGAACACTTGCCTATATTATAAATACTCCCACAATTACTAGTGCCGGAACCCTTAATACTGCTTTATCTAATACAGGTATATTTGCCTCAGATATCGGTTCAGGGTTTGACTCCAGTAATAGTGAAATAATTAGAACTGTAAATTTAAGTAGTACCGTAGCACATATAGCAAAACCTGCTATGAGTAATACTATTAATTTCACACTAGAACAGTCTGTGTATGACGCACCAAGTACTAAATACTACTATCAAATAAACCAAATAAACTACTCAGGTGCTGCCCCAAATGTCATGATGGGAAATGGCTTAACTGGTGGAACAATAACTAGTAGTCAACTACCACAAACTCAAGCTTCAAGCTCAGCTACTGCTGCTGGTACACTATTAAGTTTAGTTAATAGTAGTTTTGATTATGGTCAGCAACAAGCTATAGCAGGTCAAACAAGTTGGCGAGCTTTACATGTATATATAACTGATAAATGTTTTTTGTGGGGTATTAGTGTAGCTGGTGGTCCTACAGGTGTAGGCTGGAGTGGAACATATAATAATAATGGTAATTACACAGTATCAGGTTTAGGTTGCTGGCAATACACTAGATTAGATCATTGGAATACTGATGCAAATGGTATAATACCTGTAGCTGGTGCAAGAATGACAGGTGTAGGTTCAGGAATATATAGTAACAGTAGTCATTGGACTACTGTTACTAATACATCTCCAAGTGGTGGTGCCTATGTTAATTCATACTATAATTTCTTAAAGGTGTTTAATTTAATAAACTATAACCCAACCTCTACTACCGGTAGTTTTACCAGAGAGTTTAACAGATACGTTGCTCACGGATTAGGAGGTATAAGAACCTCAGAAACTAAAGGTCATACAGTTAGTCTAGATCAATCATATACAGGTATGGAAAATGCTGTAACTACAAATAAAAGTATTAGTGTTACTGCTGGTGAAAAAGTAGCTAATGCTACAAATACGGGTATGGCTTTTGCCCTATTACCTCTTACATGGACTATGTCTGGAGGTTCATGTTGGGGAGGTGGAGATATATCTGCTCAGTCGGGGTTTTATATATTTAATGGTGAATATGCTCCAGGAGATACCCTTACATATAGCGGAAAAACATTTATATTGTGGCCAACTAATCTAGGTCCTGTTACTAGTAGGCTTGCAATAGCTGTGCCAAAGGAGTAAGTAGATGGCTGTTATAACTGCTTTTGAACCATACTTACTTCAAACTAGTTCCATAATACCTGTACAGCCTGTTACATTTAATACAATGACTAACAGTAACCCAGTTTTTGTAGCATTAACCCAAACTAACTCAACCATACCAGTAACCCCAATTAACCCTACCCAACAAGTTAATTTTAGAAACGCAAATTTTTCAGGCGGCTCAGCTAGGATTACAGAAGGTTTAACTATTACAGACGCTGGTAATACTATAAATCTAGGAGCTAATGCAACTGTTGAATTATGGTTATGGGCTGACGAACTTCCAACTGCTGCGTCTAATCTTATTATTCCTATTATTGCAAAACGTGATAATACAAGTACTTCACCACCTAACTGGTTATTTCTATACTTTGACAGTAACGGATATTTAACCTTACAAGTATCTTCCGCCTCAGTTGCAGGAGCCTGGGGTTTATCACAAACAGGTACCAGAGGTATTAGTCCTGCAAGATGGAATCATATTGCTATAGTTAGACAAACTACTTCAACTTGGACAGTATATCTTAATGGAGAGTTTTATTTAAGCGGTACTGTTGCAGGAGCTATTAATAATACTACTACTACATTAGTATTAGGAGCAGCAGATAGTACTCGGTCAGTAATTGGTACTATTGGAAGATTAAGTGGCTATATAGATGGTTTAAGAATAAATACTACAACTGCAGTATATACTTCTGCTTTTGCACCTACTTATACTATTGCTCCAACAGTTACTCAAGATGCAAATGTTTACAATAATCCAAGTGCAGCTATTGCGTCAGGTACTGTACTAGTATTCGACCCTCAGTTCGGAGGTACTTTTAGTGATTTAACAGGTACAACAAGAACATTTACTGGAGGATCCACACACTGGTTAACTCCTTTTGAAGGTGCAGTATCTAGCTCAGGCATAGCAAAACAAGTTGATCAAACTAATAAATCAATACCAGTAACCAACATATCTCCGTTTACACAAACTATTGGTGGCGGTGGTACTGTTGTTAGTGCTACTACTTTCACAGAAATGTGGATCTAACTCAGATTCCCGTACTCTAAGTTTTTAGGGGGCGGGAATTTTTTTATCTTGACACTAATAGCCCAACATGGTATAATAGAACAAAATTATAGAGGCGTGCTGAATTTACGCTTAAAATATATTAAAGAAAGCGCCGATTATGGAACCAAATGATTTTAATACGGGTTCAGGCATACTTGTAGGTCTAGGGTTTACTTTAATAAGTATCTCATTTGGCATACAACAATTGGTTAAAGCCTGGAGAAATAACGCAGCTGAGTCAGCTTTAGTAAAAATGATGCAAGAAGAGTTAGCTCGTATGAGTCAACAAAATACTGCTCTTTCTAATGAAATTGGAAATCTACAAACAGAATTAATTCGTTTGAGTCAACAATTAACTGATCTAACTATAGAGAATCAGAAACTACAATTAGAAGTTTCTATTTTGAACAAAGAAATTGCCAGACTACATATACTTATGTCTGGGCCTAATAGTATTGGAGCAAAGAAATGACAACACCTGCAAAAATAAATTTTAAAGTTTATCAAGGCAGTACTTTTTCTGAGGTTCTAAGATGGGAAAGTCCTACAAAAGTATATAAAAATATCTCTGCGATTACTCAAGCAGCTCCAATGGTTATTACTACTACTACAGCACACGGACTACCACCTAACTGGAGAATGAAAGTAACAAATGTGCTCGGTATGACAGATATTAACTCTACCGATAACTATCAAATAGCTACAGATGTTACTTCAACAGCAATTACTATAAACTCAATAAACTCTTTAAGTTATAAGACTTATATAAGTGGTGGTGTAGTAGAATATAATCAACCTGTAGATCTAACAGGATACACTGGTAGGATGCAGATACGATCTGATATTGACAGTGGGACAGTTATTGCAGAACTAACTACTGCTAATGGTGGTGTCTTAATAGATAACACTTTAAAAACTATTACTTTAACCTTACCCGCATTAACTACAACAGGTTTTTTATTTACAACAGCAGTATACGATCTAGAACTAATATCCTCAGGTAACCAAGTAACTCAATTTTGCGGTGGTATTATAACACTGTTCAAAGAGGTAACTAGATGACCACTGAATTTATAGTAATTGAAACAGATAGTACCGAAACCGTATTAAATAATGATATTACTATAGTATTAGTAGACACTAATGTTTTACAAACTGTTATTGTACCAGTTACTGAAATAGTAGCTACACAACGAAAAGTTATTGAAACAGCTTCGTATATATCAGAATCAACAGTAGCCTTACAAACTACTGTACTATCTCCTGTAATTGCTTCAGGAGCACAAGGTCCACAAGGTCCACCAGGTAGAGATGGATCAGCAGTTGCTCAAGGATGGCAAGGTGCTACAGGATCTGAAGGTGCCCCAGGACCTCCAGGAGGGCCTATAGGTGCTACAGGAGCTAGTGGTTTACAAGGCGAAATAGGTGCTACAGGTGCTACAGGTGCAAGTGGTGTTACAGGATTTACAGGTGCTACAGGTGCAAGTGGTGTTACAGGATTTACAGGTGCTACAGGTGCAAGTGGTGTTACAGGATTTACAGGTGCTACAGGTGCAAGTGGTGTTACAGGATTTACAGGTGCCACAGGTAGTTCTGGTATACAAGGTATACAAGGTATACAAGGTTATGTAGGTGCCACAGGTAGTTCTGGTATACAAGGATTTACAGGTGCCACAGGTAGTTCTGGTATACAAGGTATACAAGGTATTCAAGGTTATATAGGTGCTACAGGTAGTTCTGGTATACAGGGCATACAAGGTGCCACAGGTGAAAAAGGTGATTCAGGTCTGGGCTTTTCAATAGCTAAGACTTATATTTCAGTAGCAGCTTTAATGGCCGATACTATACCCACAGGTATTTTAGTAGGTCAATTTGCTATAATTGATACTGGATCAGTAGAAGATCTTGAAACAAATAAATTATATATATGGACAGGTGTAGCTTATAACTATATAAGTGATCTGTCTGGTGCTCAAGGTATTAAAGGTCATACAGGTAGTACGGGTATACAAGGTATACAAGGTTATATAGGTGCTACAGGCAGTACAGGTATACAAGGTATACAAGGTACAACAGGTCCTCAAGGTACAACAGGTCCAATAGGTTATATTGGAGCCACAGGTAGTTCTGGTATACAGGGTATACAAGGAGCAACAGGCCCGCAAGGTATACAAGGTATACAAGGTGCAACAGGCTTGCAAGGTGCAACAGGCCCGCAAGGTGCAACAGGTTTTACTGGTGCAACAGGTTTTTCAAAGATTAGTGAAGCTACAGATGTTGATAAAGATCAACTAAGTGACGGCTCTTTATTAATTTATGATAATAATACGTCCAAGTGGACGACAAAGAAACTATTAGACTCACAATCGGTTGATTGTGGACTATTTTAAAAGGACATATAAATGGCTGCTATTTTAAAAATCAAGCGTGGTCTAACGAGTACTTCGATCCCCACGCTTGCAACAGGTGAACTTGGTTATTCAATGGGCGTTGGCACTAGTGCCAATGGTGGAGACAGGTTATACATAGGTACAGGAGTTGAAACCGCAGGAGCTGCAGCTAGTGTAGTTGCAATTGGTGGTAAATACTTTACTGAATTACTAAAACAAACTCCCGGTATACTCACAGCATCTGCTGCAATTATTGTAGATGCAAATAAAAAGATAGATGAATTATTAGTTGATAATTTATCTTTAAATGGTAATACTTTAAGCACTACAGATACTAACGGAGACTTATATTTAAATCCTAATGGTACAGGTAGAGTTTCAATAGCTAATGCTTTTAAACTACCACGTACAGATGGTACAGCAAATCAAGTTCTAAAAACAGATGGTGCTGGTAATGTAACTTGGGGCAGTGCTGCAGCAAGTGGCGTAACTTCTATTGATGCTAGTGGTGGTACTACAGGATTAACATTCTCTGGTGGGCCAATTACCTCAACCGGTACATTAACCTTAGCTGGTACTCTTGCAGTAGCCAATGGTGGTACTGGAGTAACTACTAAAACAGGTACAGGTTCAGTTGTTCTATCCGATAGCCCAACTTTAGTAACTCCTAATCTTGGTACTCCAACTACTCTAGTCCTTACTAGTGCAACAGGATTACCAGTTGCAACAGGTATCTCAGGATTAGGTGCTGGTGTTGCTACTGCTCTTGCTGCAGCAACTGGAGCCGCAGGTGGATTTATTACTGTTGGTAGTGCATTAGGTACTCCTTCAAGTATTACACTTACAAACGGTACAGGCCTTCCTGTTTCAACAGGTATTTCAGGATTAGGTACTGGAGTTTCTACTGCTCTTGGAATTAATACTGGTAGTGCAGGTGCTTTCCTTGTTGATGGCGGTGCATTAGGTACTCCTTCTTCGGGTACACTTACAAATGCAACAGGTCTTCCAGTTGCAACAGGTATTTCAGGATTAGGTGCAAATGTTGCCTCCTTCTTAGCAACTCCTTCAAGCTCTAACTTAGCTGCAGCACTTACCACAAAAACTGGTACAGGCTCGGTGGTATTTGGAACATCTCCAACTATTACTACTAGCATTGTTGCTGGTGGAGCAAGTTTTGACTTATTAAATACTGTAGCAACTACAGTTAACTTTGCTGGTGCAGCTACTGCCTTAAGTATTGGTGCTATCACTGGCACAACTACTGTTAATAATGATATTGTCTTAAAAGGCACTACAACAGTAGGTGGACACATCTTACCAGATGTTGATTCCGTAACTGATTTAGGTTCTAGTTCTAAACGTTTCCGTACTATATTCTTAAAAGGATCAACTATTGATCTAGGCGGAGCCACAATGTCTGGTTCTGCTGTTGGTGGCGTAACCATGACCAGCCTCAATGGCACCCCTATCGGTGACGTTGTTCAAAGCACTGGTAAATTTACAACTTTAGAGAGTACTGGTAATGTCATAGTTGGTGGTAACTTAACAGTTAACGGAACTCTTACCTCCATCAACACAACAGCAGTTGAAGTTACTGATAAGACACTTGAACTTGGTAAAACAGTTACTCCAACAGAAGTTACTGCTAACGGTTCCGGTATCTTTGTAACAGGCACTAGTGAACACAGTTTCTTATACAACAGTACTACCACAAGCTGGAATTCCTCAGAACACTTAAATATAGCAACAGGTAAAGTATACGCAATTAATGGTGTATCAGTACTTGAAGCAACTACCCTAGGTACATCAGTTACTGGTTCTAGTTTAACTAGTGTTGGTATACTAACAACAGGTACTTGGTCAGCAACTAATATTGCTATGAACAAAGGTGGTACAGGTTCTAGTTTAACAGCAGTTAATGGTGGTATTACTTACTCAACTGGTTCAGCACTAGCTATTAGCGCTGCAGGTACTTCAGGTCAGTTTTTCGTATCAGGTGGAGCAGGTGCCCCAACTTGGACAGATACTATTGATGGTGGAACATATTAATTAAAAAATATATACAGGTGATTTTTCACCTTTTAGATAACTTGCCTTTTTAGGATACTAAATGTCTAATATTGCTCTTAAAAAATCTTCAGTAAGTGGCAGAGTGCCTCTTATTGGAGATCTAGCGTATGGGGAACTTGCGCTTAACTATGCAGATGGATTACTGTATTTTAAAAATTCTGTTAATCAAATAAAAGCTTTTAAGTCTAAAGGATTAGAAGTATCCAGTATTACTGGAACTACTCAAGGCACACCTTTTACAGAAGTAACAAGATTAGTATTTGATGAAGACACAGGGTTTAATTTAACTGAATTGTCTGCTGGCGTAGTTAAGGTTGCATTAGGTTCTACATTTAAAACCTGGAAAATAACAGGGCAAAGTGATTTAGTAGCTGTAGGTGAAGATACCATACAAATTGTAGCTGGTACAGGAATATCTCTTACCACAGATCCAAATTCAGCAATAAAAAAATTAACAATTAGTTCCACTGTCAGCGCAACCACAACAGAATTTGCTTTTCAAAATGTAGGCTTTAACTACTCAGTTACTGGATTTGATGATACTACGTATCCCACACTAACTTTAGTTAGGGGAGAGTTATACTACTTTAATTTTACTAATGTTAACAGCACTCATCCGATTGCATTGAGATTAGACAGCGGTAGTGTTTCTCCAGTACCTGGTACTACAGGAAATAACCCTACTTCAGGGGTTTACGGAAATGGTACAACATCAACAATAGTAGCATATCAAGTACCTCTTGATGCGCCTGCAGTAATATACTATCAATGCGTATTCCACTCTGGAATGATTGGTGAAATTAACATTATTGGTGGTGGTAGTGTAAGATCAACCAGTGTGGTAAGTGCCAACGGTTTCGCAGGAACAGTAGCAACAAGTACTACAACACCAGCTATTACAATTACCACTAGTATAAATGGTATACTAAAAGGTAATGGTACCGCATTATTATCTGCCTCAAGTGGTGTTGATTATGCTCCTGGTACTAGTACACTAGCAACTGGTATTATTAAAAGTACAACTGCTACAGGTGTATTGACAATTGCTGCTGCAGGAACTGACTATCAGGCTCCAATAGGCACAATTACAGGATTAGTTAAAGGTAATGGAGCAAATGCTCTTACTTCTGCTATAGCCGGTACTGATTATCAGATTCCAATAGGCACAATTACAGGATTAGTTAAAGGTAATGGAGCAAATGCCCTTACTGCTGCTATAGCTGGTACTGATTATCAGTCAGCACAGAGTGTTAGTGGTATTGTAAAGTCAAGCGGTACAACCCGTTCAGCAGCAATAAGTGGCGTTGATTATGCCCCTGGTACTAGCACACTAGCAACTGGTATTATTAAAAGTATAACTGCTACAGGTGCATTAACAATTGCTAGTGCAGGGACTGATTATCAAGCTCCAGTGAGTGTTACAGGTATTTTAAAAAGTAGTGGTGTAAGCGGTAATGTTAGTGCGGCTATAGCCGGTACAGATTATCAAACACCTATTACATTAACTACAATTGGATCAAGCGGTGCAGCTAGTTTAATTGGTAATATTTTAAATATACCGCAGTACTCAGGAGGTAGCAGTGGTGGTTTAGCTGATGCATTTAGCACTTTAGCAGTTAATGGGCAAACAAGTTTAGTAGCAACAGGACAATCAACGTTACAAATTGTTGCAGGACCTGGTATTATAATTAATACTAATAACGCAATAAGTCCAAAAAGTTTAACATTAACAAGTACACTTCAAGGGATCAATTTAGATGGCGGACGCCCTGATTCTGTTTATGGTGGTTCACCCTTAATTGATGGTGGGGGAGTAATTTAATGGCAATTCAGGTTCAACTAAGACGCGGCACTGCAGCACAATGGTTTAGTGTCAACCCTATTCTTCAAGAAGGTGAGCTTTGCGTAGAATTAGATACACAAAAGTTTAAGATTGGTAATGGAATATTAGCTTGGAACTCCTTACCGTATGCTTCAGGGCCACTAGGTGCTACTGGTATACAAGGTCCACAAGGTAATGATGGTAACTTTGGCGGTTCATCGTTTGACTATACATTTGTTACTGATACAACAGATAGTGATCCTGGAGTAGGAAAATTAAAACTCAATAATGTTGCACTAAATCTTGCAACAATAATGTGGATTGACGATGTAAGTGATACTGCCGTAGATATTCAGGAATATTTAAGAACTATTGATAATTCTTCTTCTACTATAAAAGGTCACTTTAGAATTTCTAAGAAACTTAATGCTCAGGCATTTGCATTATTCGCAATATCTTCAATTAACGAAGGCGAAGGGTTTTTTCGTATAAATTCTTCTTTTGTTAGTGCAAGTGTTAATAGCCCTTTTGCAAATCTTGATGATGTAATTATTACTTTTGCTAGAACGGGTCTTCAAGGTGCTCAAGGTATTCAAGGTCCTCAAGGTAGTCAAGGTCTTCAGGGTTATTCAGGTGCAACAGGTCCACAAGGTATTCAAGGTATTCAAGGTATTCAAGGTGTCAAAGGTGATCAAGGTATACAAGGACCTATAGGTAACGGATTTCCTTTTATAATCACTACTAGAAATTATACCGCAGATGGTACTACAGCTACATTTGCTGTATCTGCAAATTTAGGAGCTAATAATTTATTAGTAACTGTTAATAATTCAATATTAAGACCCGCTATTGATTATACGGTTTTTAATAATAATATAGGCTTTACAGTAACCCCTACTAATGGAAGTCTAATTGTAATTAGAGAAATGCTTGGTGATGGCCCTCAAGGCGCTACAGGTAATGCCTCAATAGTACCAGGACCTCAAGGCTCCGTAGGACCTCAAGGCGATAACGGAGCAACTGGACCACAGGGTGCTACAGGTGCTCCTTCAATAGTACCAGGTGCTACAGGTACAATAGGTGCCACAGGTACAATAGGTGCCACAGGTATCATAGGGGCAACAGGAGTACAGGGTATTCAAGGACCAATTGGTCCAGTAGGTACTACTCCCTACAGCATGGTAACAGAAGCTTTTACAGCAAATGGAAGTACAAATACTTTTACAATTAATCCTAACTTAACTGCTAATACTATTTTTGTGTTAGTTAATGGTGTAGTATTAAGACCTATTACTGATTATACCGTTTCTGGAACTACTTTAACAATTATTTCTCCGACACTAAATAGTGGAGCTCAGATAGTTGTCCGAGAGCTATTAGGTGACTCAGTAAGTGCTGAATCAATAGCACAAACTGCCACAGATTTAGCAATTGTAATGGCAATTGCACTAGGATAAAATATGGCAACAACATTTATAAATGCAATTTCAAAATCTGTAGGTTCTACTGAAGTAATTAATTTTACTGCTACCGATAAGTCAATTATTATTGGAGGTAATTTAACTAACCTTCTTACTACTTCAGTACCTGTTAGTGTAATACTTCGCAGAGGCATTGAAGATACTTATCTTCAAAAGAATAAACGTATTGAGGCAGGTAATGCTTTTGAAATATTCAAAGGTAATAAACTAGTACTCGCAGCAGGGGATAAATTAATTATCTCTTCTGGCATGGCAGCCAGTATAGACGCTGTATTTTCTATATTACAGGGAGTAGCATAATGGCTGGAACTTTTGAACCAGATACTTTCCTTGATACAGCTACAGAAATAGCTGACAAGGTATTTTACGGTTTTAATTTTAATCCCACAACTGGGAAATTATACGTTGATATTCTGGATGGCAATGAGCCTGTTACTCTGCCTCAACCAGTATATAACATAGATAGAAATCAATACCAAGCATGGTTTTGGTCAAAGAATAGCGTACTATTTTACTGGGGTGACAATAGTACAGTATGGAAAAATAAATTATTAATGAGGCTTCTATAATGGGACAAATTCTTGACTTAGGAAAATTACGCCTATCTTTTCAAGGCAACTGGTCGTCAACTACTATATATGAATATAACGACTGTGTTCGCTACGGTGGTAATGTTTATGTTTACGTGTACCCTGTTAATGAAGCCGGACGTATACCAACTCTTACCAATTTTTGGTCTTTGTTGGTAGAAGGTATAAAATTTACAGGTGTATATAGCGCTTCAACAGCTTATAAAGTTGGTGATGGTATTGCATATGGTGGTAGAGTGTATATTGCTATTGCTGATGGCACTAACAACACCCCTCCTAATCTTACATATTGGTCTCAGTTTGCTGACGGTATTCAATATGAAGCTACCTATTCAGACGCAACTACATACCAAAAAAATGACGTTGTAACATATGGTGGATCAGCATATATATCTAAAATAGATACCACTGGAAATAATCCTATAAATACAACATATTGGGATAAACTAGTAGATGGTATATCTTTTGCAGGAACATGGAGTTCAGCAACAGCTTATGCTGCAGGAAGAATTGTCAGCTATGGTGCTAATACTTTTAAAGCAACCACTAATTCAACTAACCAATTACCTACAGTAGCTAATGGTAGTTTGAATTCCGCATACTGGGAAGTATTTACGGAAGGTTTCCGTACAAAAGGTACTTGGACAACTACTACTGAATACTTTATAAATGATATTGTTATTCGTGGTGGAACAACCTATGTATGTCTTTTAAGACACCAAGCCTCAACTTTTGCCACAGATTTAAGTGCTTCTAGATGGGCCAGATTTGCGAGCGGTATTCAGTGGAAAGCTGCTTGGACAGCTACTACAGTTTATGTTAAAGATGACGTTATTAAAAGTGCAACAGGTAGTGTTTACATAGCTGCTCAAGATCACACTGCTGGTTCAGATTTTACTGTTGATTTTGCAGCTGGTAAATGGCAAGAATTTGTAGTTGGTGCTTCAGATTTATTGCCTGCTCTTGAAGCAGGAGATGCTGGTAGAAGTTTAACAGTTAATGCTGCCGGTAACGGCGTAGACTGGATAGGAGCTACTGAAAGTCTTAATGTAAGATATGTAGCCCCACATGGAACAGACACAGCAGCTAGCGGTAAAAATAAATCTACTCCTTATGCTTCTATTCGATATGCTTGTGATAATATTGGCAATAATGGTGGTACAATTTTTGTTAGTACAGGTATTTATAACGAACAATTACCTATAACAGTTCCAGCAAACGTAGCTATTGTTGGAGATAACCAACGTACTGTAGTTGTTCAGCCTAAATCTGGAAACAGCGATGACGGGTCTGTTTTAAACATTAACTCTTCTATGTTTTTTATGAACGATGGTTCTATTTTAAACAGAATGACGTTTAAGGGTATGACTGGCTGGGTTCCTGGAACTACTGCTGCAGACATTACAACTTCGACTATAAGAGGCGTAGTAGTAAGATTAAATCCTAGTGCCCCTATATTGTTTAAATCTCCTTATGTATTAGAATGTTCTTTTATTGGATCTGGTGCTGTTGCCGCCCTAGTTGATGGCAGTGTTAATGCACAGGGTAATAAGAGTATGATATTCCATGCGTTTACTGTTATTAATGATAATGGTGTAGGTTTTTGGGTAAAAGATGGCGGTAAAGCTGAAATTGTTAGTTGTTTTACTTACTATAACTATTTTGGATACAGTGCTAGCGGTGGTGGATTTATTCGCTCACTTAATGGTAACAACAGCTACGGGACCTGGGGAGCAACCAGCCGAGGATTTTTAGCAGGTGAAACACCTGTAACTGGTAGTGTATTTGGGCAACAAATAAACTTCTTGTACCAAGGCGGCAACATTGCAGTAGGCGATACAGTTACTAATACTGCTACAGCTGCTACAGCCACAGTAACTAATGTACAGGCTAATGCTAATAAAGTTTATGTTACTGGTGCTAGTGGAACATTTACACTAGGTAATCCACTAACATTTACAAGTGGCGGTACGGGTGTTGTAAGTGCCGGTGCTTTAGAGGATCAAAAAGGATTTATACTAGTAGTAACAGGTTTAGCTACTTTACCTAATCCTGGAGCCTCTATTACTATTGCAGGCGATACAATTAGTTATGTTATACAAAGTGTAACAGGTACTTATGTAGATGCTACAAGTAAAATAGCTATAGTATTAGCTCAAGAAAAACCCACTGGAAGTCCAAGTGGTTCTTCTGTTACAATAAGATATAAATATTCACAAATTCGTTTAACAGGACATGACTTTTTAAGTATTGGTACGGGTGGAACAACTACTACTAATTATCCAAATACTCCTACTCAACCAAGTGCTCAAGGTAATGAAGTTGATGAGGCATACCCTGGTCGTGTTTACTTTGTGTCTACTGACCAAGATGGTAATTTCCGCGTAGGTGAGTACTTCCGTATTGATCAAGCCACTGGTAGAGCAACTCTAAATGCTAGTGCCTTTGATTTAGCAGGTTTAACTAGTTTAAAACTAGGATCAATTGGAGCACAGTTAGGAGAACTAATTAATGAGTTTTCAAGTGACGGCACTCTAAGTGGTAATTCGAATACTGCAGTACCTACTGAATTTGCTGTAAAAACTTATGTAGATAATAACGCAGGGGATAAAACTGTTAATTATACCAGTGTCAGTAATGTTGTTTATAGCACTATCAACGGTGCTCCAAGAGTAACCCAGATAGCAGATACTACTGGCGTTACTATTAGTAATGTTACTTATGATATCATTGGTCTAGTGATACCACAAACTGTAGTAAAAACTTACCAAGAAGTAAAACAAGGGGTTACAAAATCAGTTACCCTTACATACAATGATGCTGATTCTAGCATACGGACTATTACAGTGGTTTAAGGAATTAAATATGTCAGATATATTATTACATAACGCTATCGCTAAAGGAACTAGAGATATGCGTGTAAATCTCTTAGGGGCGCCAACAGAACTTGCACCCCTATTAAATAATCCTAACTGCTATCCTATATGGGCATCTTTGCCACCAAAAATACCTACACCCGCAGGTAATTTGTGCGTATATGATGCAGGTGCGTTTTTTAGAGGTGGAGGTACCTGTACTTGGACAGTACCTGCAGGTATTACAAAGGCACGATTTGAACTTTGGGGTGCTGGAGCAGGTAGCCAAGGAGGCAATTGTTGTAGCCATGGACCAATAGGTAACTCAGGATCTTATGCTAGTGTTTGCATGACGGTTACTCCAGGAACCGCCTATGTGCTATGTGCAGGTGCTGCAAGCACAGTAGTATCATGCTGTGAAGTAAGTTGTGATATTAGTGGATGCCCTAGTTATGTTACTGGTCCAGGTTTAACAAATTTTTGTGCTCTGGGTGGTTGTGCTAATCTGTTGTATACTATGTGCCAAATAGGTAATGTAACAGCCGTTGCTAATAACAGATACGCTGGTCATGGATATGGTTGGGGTAGTACCGGTGTACAGATCTGCGGAGATGGATTTGGTGCTATGCGAAATAGTAGTACTAGGACTTTTGGTGTATTGCGTAGAGACTTTTTACGTGCAACAAGCTTTTTTGGTACTGCTACTAACGCCACAGTTTATGGTCTTAAAAGCCAAAATGCAGCTATGATGGCTCAGTATGATATGTATGGTTGCGTTTGTACATACTCATTACCATTACCAAGTGGAGCAATGAGTCCAATTGTATGCGAGAGCTTTTCCAGCGGTACTTGTCAAGGTAGTCGTTGTGCGGCTTGCCTTGGTTATGCTTTAATTCCTGGGCACGGAGGATGGTGGACTAATATCCAGGGAGGCTCCACAAATGGTACAGGTGATTGGGGTCGCACTGGCATGGTAAAAGTTAGTTGGGCATAAGGTATAAATCATGGAAAAAACTTTAACAATAAAAATACCCAACAAACTTTGGGTAAATGACTTTTCAGAAAATAAAACTGCTGATTTTACATACTCAGGACCAGACAAAGTATGGTTTTTAATTGAAAAAACAGACATTAGCGTATTTGTTAATCCCGTTACACATCTAACAGAACCACAAGTACGTGAAAATGAAGTTGCAGTAGCCGTTGAAATAGCTACTGCAACTGAAGCTGAATTAGCCGCAGCAATTATTTTACAACCAGAGTCAACACCTTATGTATACACTCATACTAAACAAGTAAACTATGATGGAAGCGTATATTATAAAATAGCTAATCCTAAGCTAAAAGATTATTACAGTGTGGCAAGCAGCCCCGTAGGTGATTTATCTTTAGCATTAGTAGCAAAAGATACACTAAATCCTAATCTAATGCCTGCAATAAAGAAACAGCAGCTAATAGAAAAGTACCTAGCAGATCACGAGTTTGATACAGAAGATCGTACAAAAATAGAAGCACTTTTAGTAATTATTTCAGATTATGTAACTAAAAATAGAACAGCGTATCCTTGGGAATTTATTAATATTCCAAATGATATTCCTGAAATACCCCCTGAGCTAATGGCTTTATTTAATACATTACCTCCTGCAGCAGCTTTACCTGCTGAAGTATAAACTTAAGGAACAAAGATGAGTGATATATTAACAAGTTCAGCAATGATTGAAAATCAAAAAACTTTGGTAAACTATTTAAGTTCGCTAGGGGGAAGCGGTTTGCCAACACTAACAACTGATGCTGGTTTTAGAGGTGTTACAGGAACTTTAACAGGTTGGCCTCTTTTACAAACTAAAAATTGGTGTTGTATTCCGCTTAATGCAGGGGTCTCTCTGCCTGTAGATGCTTGGAAATGCTGGGTTAGTCCGAACATTGAAATTCGAACAAATGGTTTTAAAGTATGTAATACTGATGGAAGCTATTGGAGATGCGATGCTAGTTGTACGTGGACCGTACCTGCAGGCGTAACTAGTGCTCAATTTCAAATATGGGGCCCTGGAGGCGGTAATAGTGGGCAATGTTGCTGCGGAGGTGCTCCTTTTGGACCAAGCGGTGCATATATGCTAGCAAAAATGAATGTAACTGCTGGTGACGTGTTTACACTGTGCGCAGGATGTGCATATTGTTGTTATGCTGATCAAACAACTCCAGGACTTAATGGTTCACCTAGTTATATTACTGGCCCAGGCATAAGTATTTGCGCTACAGCTGGTAGAGGGTGTACAAGTTGCTGGTCTAAAGATGTTGGTCAGTTAACAAATGCTAATAATATTTGGTATCCATCGCAGGATGGTTGTGCTGCTACCTCGTGCTCAGGATTTAATTTCTGTTGGGATACTAGTGATGACAACAACTATGTGCCTCATGCTTTCTCCGAAAACGCTCAGTGGTGTGTAAAATGTGCTGATACAGCCAAAAATCAAACCTACTGGGGCGTACAAGGACTATGGCCTGCAATGGCTCTAGGTTCAAGCATCAGCAGTTGTTTTCATTCAATATCTACACCCGTGGTTGGCTTTGAAGAGTGTACCCTAGAATTTAATTTCCCTAGTGGTTCTAGTTGTCAAGGTGGAGGATTTGGCGGATGTTATTGGGGTGGTCCTAGTGGAAGCCTTCGTATTCCTGGAGCAGGCGGAATGGCATTAGCAATGGTCGGAGGTGGTGCCGCCATAGGTGGAGATAGTGGACGATTTGGTATGGTTTGTGTTAGTTGGAATTAAAGAAAAACAAAATTAATAATAATTATTTATGAAAAAAGCATTTGTAATAAATGGGGGAGCAGGCAGAGTGTTATGCGCACTGCCTGCTTTAGAATACTATAAAAATAATATCGACAAAGATGTAGTTATTATTGCTGAAGCATGGCCTGAGTTATTTTTACTCAGTCCAACTTTAAGAAATAATGTATATCATGTTGCCCATAAAAATCTTTTTGAACAAAAACTAAAAGATAGAGAAATTGAATGTCCTGAACCTTACAGATTAAATGCTTATTTTAATCAAAAAGCTAATCTTATTCAGGCTTTTGATAAAATTATAAACAACTTAGAAAGCGTACCAAGCTCTAAACCGATCAATTTAGAGCTTGGTAAAGCCGAACAAGTATATGGATATAATTTAGTAAATCAAGTAAAAGCACAACTTGGAAAAGAAAAGTGTGTAGTATTTCAGCCCTTTGGTAGTGGAGTACGACTAGAAGGTAATTTTGTATTTGATACTAGTGGTAGAAGTTTTGAACTAAATGACGTTATTAAAATAGTAACAGATCTTAATAAAAATTATGCTGTAATATTAATGCTTCCTTTTAAGATACCTACAGATAGGGAAATAAATGCAGCAGTTCCAGAAAATATAGATTTAGTTAAATGGGCAGGAGTTATCAAAGCTTGTGACTACTTTTTAGGATGTGATAGTGTTGGGCAACATTTAGCTCATGCTTTAAATAAACCTACTACAGTTGTAATAGGCTCAACATTTCCTGAAAATATATCTTATCCCGATAACAAAAATTTCAATATTATTGATAATGGAAAAGCAACAAGAACATATACTCCAATTAGATTAACTCATGATACAGATGCTGAAAGAAACAATGAAGATTCAATGATTCTTAGCACCGATACTTACACTAAAATTATTAAAAGTGTAGAAAATAAACTAGGTGTTAGTAAAGTCAAAAAAGATTTTACTACAAACGTTAAACCAATAAACACTCAAGCTCAAAGTATGCCAAATTTTGCAAAAAAGGCTACTAGTTTGATTGAAGATGTAATTGCTAAAGAGGCATAAATGGAAAAAACAGGATATATACTTGGAATTAGTCGTGGACATAATGCAGGAGCATGTTTATTAAAAGATGGTAAAATTATTTTTGCTATTGAAGAAGAACGACTAAGTAGAGCTAAGTATGATGGTGGACCCTATGCCGCTATGATTAAAGTAAAAGAGTACACTGATAAAGTAGATTTTATTGTAGTTTCACATACTCAAAGCTTAAAAGAAACTTGCGGTAAAGTTGATTTTTATGGGGATAATATCTATGCAGGACTTGCACGAAAATTAGGTCTAATTGACGGCAGATTAGGAACTCCTGATGAACACCCTCAAGTAATTGATCTTAGTAGTCAACACCATAAAATTCATGCAGCAGCAGCATTTTATCGTAGTGGATTTGAAGAGGCAATAGCAGTTATTGTAGATGGAGCAGGTAGTGCACTGCCAGCTACCTATAAAAATGAACCTATTATTTTATGGGAAGTAGAATCTATTATTGATTGCGAGTATACAAAACCTTTTAAAACACTATACAAACACTACGCTTCTAGAAGTGCTGTACCTGTATATCATAACTTAGAAGAGTCTAGCGATAAACTAGGTGAAGAAGGTACTCATGAAGTATTAATGAGTGGACATGCAGGAATTACTAAAGTTTATGAAGCTGTTACAGAATATTGTGGTTTTCAAGCTATTGAAGCCGGAAAAACTATGGGATTATTTCCATATGGTAAACCCAATGATAATATTCCAAAATTATTTAATTCTGATACTAGAATACCTCTTTCAAATGCTAATGTTGTTGTGCCACAAATGCCTAATGGGGCAGAAGTTAGTCATATGGCGTATGAAGAGTTACAGACACCTTTTAGTATTGATAATCCCACACTACTACAAAATCGTAGAGACCTTGCTTATGCTTGTCAAACGGAAACTCAAGAACAAGTTCTTAACCTTATCTTAAAAGGTGTAGAAACTAGCGGTAAAAATAAAGTAGTGTTAAGTGGTGGTTATGCTTTAAACTGTGTGGCAAACTACTATTACTTAACAGAATTACATAAACGTGGCATTGAATTATATGTTGAGCCTGTTTCTAATGATGGTGGTACGGCTATTGGTGCCGCCTTGGTATTCTATCATATGACGGAACCTGATGCAGTTAATGTAAAACATCCACGAGAAATATACTTAGGACCTGAATACAACTATTCTGAACAAGATATTGCTAAACTTGCTCATAAATATGATGCAGAAATTAGCGATACTACTAAAGAAGATGTAGTCGACTTAATGACTACAAAAAACATAGTTGCAATGTTTCAAGGCAGATCTGAAAACGGTCCACGTGCCTTAGGCAATCGCAGTTTGATGTTTGACCCTACGTTCCCAGACGGCAAAGATTTTGTAAATGAAATTAAGCATCGTGAGTACTTTAGACCTTTTGCAGGATCTATATTAGAAGAAGATGTTCATGAATGGTTTGATCTTCGCGGTATGCCAAATAGCCCACACATGATGTATGCTGTTAACTGTCAACCAGGTGTCGAAGAAAAAATTCCTTCAATTATTCATGTTGATGGTACTTGCCGTATCCAAACAGTTACACGAGAAGAAAACCCACACTACTATGATGTAATTAAAGCTTTTAAAGATAAAACTGGTATTCCTATTATCTTTAACACAAGCTTTAACTTAGGTGGTGAACCTTTGGTAGAAACTCTTGATGATGCTCTGTGGACCTTAAGTAAATCTGGTATTGACTATTTGTACTTACCAGAGTATAATAAACTTTTAACAGTTAAAACTAAACAATGAAAATTTTTGTAAACGGCACTTTTGACGTTTTACATCCAGGACACCTAGACTTGCTGAACTACGCAAAAAGTCTAGGTGACTTTTTACTGGTTGCAATTGATTCGGATAGTAGAGTCGCCAGCAAAAAGGGTTTGGATAGACCTGTCAACCCACAATATAATAGAGTTAAACTACTAGAAAATCTCAAGGCGGTTGATGAAGTAGTTGTGTTTGACAGCGACATAGAACTAGCACAAACAGTAAAAATACTTAGACCTGACATAATGATTGTTGGATCAGATTATAAAGATAAAACCGTAATTGGTTCGGAATATGCAAAGCAACTTAGATTCTATAATAGAACAACACCTTTCTCAAGTACCCAAATCTTGGAAGATTTTATTAATAGGCGACACTTGTGTTGACCAATATGTATATGGTCATATTGATAGATTAAGCCCTGAAGCTCCAGTTCCTGTATTTGTACCTGCGCACGAAGAAACTCGCAGAGGTATGGCAGGAAATGTTGAAGAAAACTTAAAATCTCTGGGTTGTACAGTACAGTTACTGACTATAAAAGGCAGTGTGAAAACTAGATTTATAGATGCAAGGTCTAATCAACATATTATGCGCTTAGATCAAGACGCTACTGGTGGACCTTTTGAGATTGAGTACCCACTACCCCCTATATTTGACGCAGTAGTAGTCAGCGACTATAACAAAGGCTGTGTTAGCTACGAATTAGTTGAACAACTAATAAGGATGTTCCCTTGCCCTATATTTGTTGACACTAAGAAAACAGATTTAGCTAGATTTGAAGGCACCTTTGTAAAGATTAATAATTTAGAAAATTCACTAGCTAAAACGTTTCCAAGTCAATTAATTGTAACACTTGGTAAACACGGTACACGTTATAACGATGTTGTCTATCCTGCACCCGTTGTAGAAGTAGCAGATGTTTGTGGGGCAGGAGATACCTTTTTAGCAGCATTAACTTATGAATACTTAAATACAAAAGATATGGTTAAAGCTATTGAGTTTGCTAATCGTGCAGCTGCAATAACAGTAAAACATATGGGTGTTTATGCACCCACATTGAAAGAAATAAATGAGGCTTAATGGGTTTGTAGAAAAAGGTTGGGGCTCAGAGTTAATTTGGGCAACTAATGATAAATATTGTGGTAAGTTAATGAAATTTAACAAAGACGCAAAATTTTCAATGCACTTTCACGCTGAAAAAGATGAAAGCTGGTATATCTTAGAAGGCAGATTTCTTATTAAGTTTATTGAGACCAATGACGCAAGCCTACACGAAGTAGTGTTAAAAGCTGGGGAAGTGTGGCGAAATAGACCCCTACAACCTCACCAAGTTGTTTGCATTGAAGCAGGTACAATTATTGAGGTTAGTACACCAGATTCAGTAGAAGATAATTATAGAATTATGCCAGGTGATAGTCAACAATGAAATATATTATAGATATTGACGGAACAATTTGCTCAGTTGTTCTTAACGATGATGGCAGTGTAAACTATGATAAAACACAGCCGTACAAAGACAGAATTAAAAAAATCAATAAGTTAATAAGTGAAGGTCACGAAATAACTTATTGGACAGCCAGAGGATCTGCATCTGGCGTTGATAGGTCAGAATTGACCAGAAAACAGCTCACAGAGTGGGGAGCAAGATATCACGAACTGTTATTTTATAAACCTGTTTATGATATTTGGATTGATGACAAAGCCATTAACTCAGAACAATACTTTAAATGAAAATTTTATTAACAGGACACCGCGGTTTTATTGGCAAAAACTTATTAAAAGTCTTAGAAAACGCCGACCACGAGATTAGTACGTTTGAGTGGGATGATGGAAATATGCCCAGCGTTATGGAACAAGACTGGGTCATACACATTGGTGGAATTAGCTCAACTACTGAGCGTGATGTTGACAAAATTATGCGACAAAATTATGATTTTAGTCGCCAACTATTTGCTGCTTGTAAAATTTACGGAGTAAATTTACAGTATGCAAGCAGCGCTAGCATATACGGTTTAGGGTCAGATTTTAAAGAAACAGCACCTGTAGATCCAAGAAATGCCTATGCTTGGTCTAAATATATGTTTGAACGATACCATCAACAACATCAAGGTGGTAATATAGTACAAGGATTTCGTTACTTCAATGTATATGGATTAGGTGAAGACCACAAAGGATCTCAGGCTAGTCCCTACCACCAATTTAAAAATCAAGCAGTTAAAGATGGTAAAATAAAAGTATTTGAAAATAGCCAAGATTATAGAAGAGATTTTGTACCAGTTGAGCAGATAGTTGCTACTCATCTGGCTTTTTTAAATAGTCAAGAATCAGGTATATTCAACATTGGCACAGGTACTACACAAAGCTTTTTAGAAGTAGCTGAGTATTTTAATGTTCCAATTGAAACAATACCAATGCCTGAACAACTAAAGGCAAGTTACCAAAAGTATACTTGTGCTGACATGACTAAAACACGTAAGATTTATGACTACACTAAAAGAACTGACGCATGAAAACCATGCAAAAGCAGAGGCTCATCCGTTCACAAAATTATTAATAACAGGTAATCTTCCTAGTCATGTATATGCCGACTACTTATATAATCAATTAGCTGCATATAATGCACTAGAAATATTATGTGAACAGCATGGTTTATTAGAAGGTATTGAAGATATTAAAAGATCAGAAAAGATAATTAATGATTTAAATGAATTTATTGATGAATATCCTGAAGTACAGATTTACCCTTCTACATTAGACTATGTAGACTATTTAGAAAAAGCATCGAGTAAACAGTTATTAGCTCATCTATATGTACGTCATATGGGCGATATGTATGGTGGACAGCTTATAAAAACAAAGATACCTGGTAATGGTACTATGTATGATTTTGAAAATCGTAAAGAGCTTATTCAAAAACTACGTGAAAGATTAACTGAAGATTTAGCAACAGAAGCAAATTATTGTTTTGAGCAAATTTTTTCAACATTCACGGAGTTAGCTAATGAGCACAATATTCTATAAATTAAAAGCTCATGCACTAGAATTAGAATCAATTCTTAGTGCTAGAGCTTTTTCTTCGCCTTCAGAAATCACCTCAGAATGGTACACTAAGAATTTTTCTAGTGCTTGGGTTCGTAGAGCTAACCTAGATGTTATTGACGTATCAGATTCTAAAAAACTGTATATGATGCATCTATGTATATTTCCCCATACATATGACGCTGCTCCTATATATGGATTCGATATCATAGCTGGTACAAATAAAATTACAGGTGCCTTTTTAGATTTTTCACCTACAGGAGATCCTGAACATCCACTATGTAAGTGGTTTCAAGAGTTTGTAGAGCCAACATCATGGGCAAAACCCAGAGAATTACCTGAATGGGCACGAAACATATTTTCAAATCGTATGGTTGCTGCAGGTAATATTAATACTGATTTTGAATTAGCCGTATTACTAGAAATAAGTAAAAAGTCATTGGTTCACTATTTAGACAATATATCAAAACATCGCCCAATGTTAAAGTATGAAGATATGATATCACAGAATAATTTTACTGAAAAGCAAAATTATTACTGTCAGCAACAAAAATGCAATCCACATACTCCAAGAGTATTAAAAACATTAGGGTTTAATGATGAACAAGTACATGAGTACATACATAAAGAGCTATTTCCTGAAATCCCCGTTTAGTACAGAATACATATATTATTTATCAGGATTAGTTTACTGGGAAGATTTCCACAGTACGACTCCTAGCCCTTAAAAAATAAATTTAAAAAAGTTCTGAGTACGAGTATACCAAGAACTTTTTGTTTTATCAAAATTTTAACAAAACTATTTGTTAAATCTCTTTATCTTGGATAATTAACTGTGTTAATAATCCTTCTTTTATAAAAAACTTTTTTTGGAAAAACAAAAATGGAAATAGACTGCCCCGTAGAAGCCCAATATAAAGAGGTTAATTTAGCTAATCACCTCTTGGCTATAAAATTAGCTAATTTAGGTCCAGCAGATCCTCGTCAACCTAATACCCTATATTGGGGCGATAAAATGTCCTTGTGGATGGTTGAAGAAGGTGTAGCACGTACGCAACTCTGCATGAACTGCGGTTATTATGATAAAAGCCCAGAAATGTTAGCTTACATTGCACAAGGCGAAGGTGGAACCTTAAAACCCAGTGAATTACCCGTTGAGCCTCGTTGGGCGGATATTCAAGGTATGCCTGCAGCAATTTGTACACGTTGGAATATTACTTGTTCAGCTATGCGCACTTGTGATAACTGGGAATCTTGTGAATCAGAAGAAGGGCACGAATCTGAAACTGAAGTCGAAGATATGCCACAAGTTGTAGATATGATGGCTACTCAAATTGAGATGGAAAAAACACTACTAGAAAAAGCTGCAAAACTAAAAACTGGTGATAGTGTTAGTTGGAATAGTAGTGGCGGTACTGCCAGAGGTAAAATTACTAAAATTATTACTAGCGGCTCAGAGCAAGTGCCTGACAGTAGTTTTACAATTACAGGTACAGAAGAAGATCCTGGTGCTCTTATTCGCTTATATCGCCCTGATGCAGACAATAAGTATAAGCCAACAGACACTATTGTAGGTCACAAAGTAAAAACTTTAACAAAAATTCCTTCGTTAACATAAGTAGGATAAAAATGACAAAATCATATGAAACTCTTATAAAAGAGCTCGAACAGCTAGACCACTTAATAGAAACAATCTTAGATGAGATTGATAACAGCGTTAAAGAAGCTAAAATGTATACTCCCACAGACGGTATGGCAGCAGCAGCAGTACGTGCTTTAAAGTGGCGTGAAGAAGGTCATCAAGGCGGTACTATGGTAGGTCTTGCTCGCGCAAATCAGTTAAAGAATAAAGAAAATCTATCTGAAAGCACAGTGCTAAGAATGCATAGTTTTTTCAGCCGTCATGCCGTTGATAAACAAGCAACAGGATTTTCAAGTGGAGAAGAAGGCTTTCCTAGTAAAGGTCGTGTGGCTTGGGATTTATGGGGAGGTGATCCTGGTGAGTCATGGTCACAACAAAAACGAGATCAAATTATGCGTGATCGAGAAAACAAATCTTTACCGTTAGCAAAACTAATTGTAAAAGGTTCTGTATCTGCAACCCATAGAATGGCAGCAGCACAAGTACTTGAAGACTATGCAAACGAAAATATTAGCGAAGAATTAGAAGCATTTGGTCAATTTATGTATCATGCCGAGTTGTTACGAAATGATCACTTAGACGTATATTTAATAGACCTACATATGGTAGAACAACCATATCGTGATATGCTAGTTAATATATTTAGTAGTTTTCATAATATGGAATCATAATGTGGATAATGAACTTTTTACCTAGCTGGATATTTCACTTACTATTTGCAGCAGGAGTACTAGCTCTAGTAGCTAGTTTTATAGTAAAAGCTATACCACTTTTAACTCAGTATAGAATACCAGTACAAATAGCTGCAGTAGCAGCTATTTTAATAGCTACCTGGTTTGAAGGAGCTATTAGTAATCAAAATGCCTGGGTAGCTAAAGTTAAAGAGATGGAAGTAAAAGTAGCTGAAGCTGAAAAACAAGCAGAAAATACTAATACTGAAATCAAAGAAAAAATAGTTAAACAAATACAAATTGTTAAAACTAGAGGTAACGATGTAATACAGTATGTTGACAGAGAAGTTGTAAAATACGATTCTCGTTGTGAAATACCACAAGAGTTTGTAAAAGCGCATAATGCAGCAGCAGAAAAAATAAAATGAAATATTTATTATTATCTTTATTACTACTTACAGGATGCACTACTGTACCAATTACAGCACGTTTTCCAGAAGCTCCGGGCTTACAGTCTCAAACAGCTTGCCCTAATTTAAAGAAATTAGAAGAAAATTCCAAGTTATCAGAACTAGCTAAGACTATTACTGTTAATTATACAGAGTATTATACTTGTGCAGTTAAACTTGACGCCTGGATAGAATGGTATGCTAAGCAAAAAATTATTTTTGAGGGAATTAGTAAATGAACTTAACATTAGTGCAATTAAAACAATTGTTACCTAAAAATCCTTATGTAGCTCAATGGCATAGTGCCTTAGAACAACTACTACCAGACTACGGAATTGATACTCCTCAACGTATTGCAGCATTTATTGCTCAGTGTGCTCACGAATCTGGCGGATTTATAGCACTTAAAGAAAATCTTAACTATAAAGCAGCTAGTCTTAGAAAGACATTTGCAAAATATTTTCCAGATGAAGATACAGCACAACATTATGCCAATCTACCAAATAAACAACAAGCCATAGCTAATCGTGTATATGCTAATCGTATGGGCAATGGTGATGAAGCTTCAGGAGACGGTTATCGTTATTGCGGCCGTGGTCTAATACAGCTAACAGGTAAAGATAATTATACCTGGTTTGCAGCAAGTTTAAATATACCTGTAGAAGAAGCCTCAGAATACCTAGAAACTTTTGAAGGTGCTGCACAATCGGCATGCTGGTTTTGGGAAACTAATAATTTAAATCAATGGGCGGATAAAGACGATATCCTTACCCTAACTAAACGTATCAACGGTGGCACAATTGGCCTAGAAGATCGAAAAAAACATTATGAACATGCCAAGCATGTACTAGGAGCATAAGCGGTGCTATCCGCAGTGCTAATTTCCTTAACATTATTAGCCCAAGCCAAACCTGAATACGAATGTGTTAGGTGGACATGGACTGGAGACGTATACAACAGAAAAGTAATTTGTTTAGAATGGCGAAAAAAAGCCGATAGGAGGTAAGTATGATAGATCCAATCACAGCATTAGCGGGTATTACATCAGCTATTAGCATGGTTAAAAAGGCAGCTAAGGTTGCTAACGATTTAGGGTCGTTGGCTCCTATGATCGGTAAAATGTTTGATGCTAAAAGCACTGCCACTAAAGCATTGATGGAAGCTAAATCGTCAAAAAAAGGGTCAAACATGGGTACGGCTCTTCAAATTGAGATGGCACTAGAACAGGCCAGGGCATTTGAAGAAGAGCTTAAAATGTTGTTTATGCAGACAGGCAAGATTGACGTATGGAATAAAATTAAAGCTCGTCAAGCAGAAATGGATTCAGACGATGCTCAAGAAGTTAGACTTTTTAATGCACAAGAACGTAAACGCAAAGAAAAAGAAGCAGAGTTAAATGAGTGGGGAATGATTATAGGTGCAGTTGCATTTGTCGTATTCATATTTTTTATCGGCACTTATGAATTGATAGAATGGTGCCAAACAAGTGCTAGGTGTGGCAGATGAATGAGTACCAAAAAACCTTCGATATATGCTTAAAAATATTTATTTACGGATGCGTAGCACTTTGGTTTTTAGGCTTCTTAAAATTCTTACCGGATGATTTATCAGATAGATTAGTCAATGGTTTGATAGGTAGATTTTTACCTGGTTAATAAAAGGAAAAGTTATGTTAGATATTTTACTATGGTTAGCAGTAGGTGCATTTATTGGATGGAATTTCCCTCAGCCATCATGGGCCAAAATAGTGCAAGAAAAAATACAAGCAATAATTGCTAAAAAATAAACAGGCAAGTAAATGCACAATGATATAAAACTATTTAAGTGGGCAATAGCTCTATTATTAATACCTGTAGGTTTAGCATTTTTTGGTAAAGACAGCTTTCGCTACCCCTGCCACGACCCTGCAAACTGGGAAAAAGATTTTTGTAAAGTACCCGTATGTGACGTTACCCGAACTTGTCCAGAACATATTTTTAAAGGCCAACGTGATCCAAGATTAGGACCTCCCAAAGATGGACAAACTCAAACATTTAATCAATCAGTTGCACCAACAGGTGCTTGTGTGGTACAACAAAAACAAGGAGCTAACTGTGGAAAGTAATCCAATTATATATACTGAAGATCAGCTCATGGCGCGCCTAAAATTCTTTATTGGCATCTGTCTTGCGCTTACGCTAACTGGCATTGTGTTTGTAGTGCTATACTCAATTATTTTTATTACCCAGCCATTAAACGCTATTAGTCCTATTGACCAAAAGTTTTTTGAAATGATTATTCCAATTGCTACTTTTCTAACAGGTACACTATCAGGAATTATGTTAGCGGGTGGTAGCAAAGAAGAAATGGACATGAAACGCGACATGATTAAGCAAGCACAAGAAAATTCAAATACTTATGCTAAAGCTAATCCAGTAAAAATAGAGCCTACATTTAATCCAGGATTTTCTACTACTCAAGGTTTTAATGGAACCAGTGCCCCTAGTACTAACATTATTTACATTAATGGTAAGCCTGCTCCTCAACAAGCACCGCATCCGGAGATTTAAATGGAACCTTTAAAAACTATGTTATCTGACAGTAGAGCAATTAGTAGTAAACGAGTCATTACTTTTTTAGCATTTTTAATGTGTGCCACTGCTTTTATAGCTATGATACTTGGTCACACAATAGATACAAAACTATTTGATTCTATGATGTATATTGTAATTGCAGGTTTAGGATTTACAGCAAGTGAAAGATTTGCTACAACTAAGGATGTCAAATAGTGATTGATGCGTACGATTTACAACAAAAGATTATGGCACAATGGGGGCAGTTAGCTTTAATACCTAGCGCGGCCTCTATTAATAAAAAGTATAACGAAGTTCCAGTATATGTTATTTTAAATAATAATACTTATACAGTAATAGATGTTATTACCAGAGATGGAAAAATAATTTTGGAGATTATATGAAAAATATTATATTTGTAGCAGGTTTATGTTTACTACTATCTAGTCCAGTATTAGCTGCAGAAACTAAAAAGGTTTGTGTGGAACAAAAAGACGCTAAAACTGGTAAAATTAAAGAAGTCTGTAAAGATGTTAAACAACATAAAAAATTAGAAGGTACTAAAGTTCCTGATAAAAAGTAATCTAATTAAGTGTCCAACGCTTAGTTTGCGTTGGTTTATTAACTAACCAGGTGTAAGTATGGCAAGTTCATCAGGAAAAAGAGCTCGTAGAGCGCAAAGTTCTCAACCAAAAAATCCAATTGAGTTTGGGTTTAAAGATGTTAAACCTTTGAATTTTATTCAAGGAGAGTATTTAGAAGCTATCAAAAATAATGAAATTATTTTTGGTATAGGTTCAGCAGGTACAGGAAAAACATTTGTAGCAGCTTCATACGCTGCAGGAGAGCTATTCCATAGAAGAATAGAAAAAATTATTTTAACAAGACCTAACGTAGAAACTGGTAGAGGATTAGGATTCTTACCAGGAGAACTAGAGGAAAAATATGCCCCTTACTTAGATCCTTTTGACCAAGTATTTAAACGCTCACTTGGCGCAGGATTTTATGAATACGCTCTAAAAACTAAAACTATAGATCCAAAACCTTTGGGTTTTATGCGAGGAGCTAGCTTTGAAAACTCAATTATATTAGTGGATGAAGTCCAAAATATGACTAAAACTGAGTTTAAGATGTTGCTTTCCAGAATAGGTAGAAACTGTAAAGTAATACTGTCTGGAGACCCCGATCAAACAGATATTCAAGACTCAGGTCTTAAAGATGCTGTTGACAGATTAGAAGGTTTGGAAAGTATAGAAGTAATTAGATTTCTAGATGAAGATATCGTTCGTAGTAAAATGTGTAAACAAATTATTATAGCCTACAGAGAGTGAAAAAAAAGCCCCTATACTTTACAGTATAGGGGCTTTTTTCATTCTGCTACTGGTTGAGCAGCAGGTTCAGCAGCGGTAATTTCAGCGAAATCTTTAATCATTTTGCTAATCAGTGGCTGAGATACTTTAAAAGGTAACTCGCTAAGAGAAGCAATAATCATATTTAATTCATCTTGAGTAAAGCTCATGCTGTACTGTTTTGGGGGTTCAATTTGTTCCATTTATTTTATAGGGCAAGCGCCAGTTGAGCAGTCATCAGATACAATTTCGTCAAAACTATTTGTATCGTCTAAACTAACGGGTTGAAGAAACTTAATGTATTCGTTATAATCTTGTTCACTTACTACTTCTTGTGGAAGATATAAATATCCAAGATCTTTAGCTGTCATACTTGGATCAGTACGATAGATAAAGCTAACACCTACATAGCAATCCCAGTTATTTAGCAGCCACTGAATAATATCTTCTACTTCGTCTAAGGAGTAAGAGATCGTTACTGAAGTGTTCTGCTGAGTCCAGCTGGTCTGGATTAATTTGTATTTCTCTAGCTGTTCTACTGCGGAGTCTAAGTTTACTTCCTTACCATTAACTTTATGGAAAGGAACATCATCCCACTTTACTGGGAAAGTAATTAAAACACCTGAATCATCAGTTGGATGATTGATAACAGTATATCCAGCAGCTTTTAATTTTTCAACTACTGGATCGTATTTAGAGAACTGAACATTGTTAAAAATATATTTACCCAAAGGCTTATGAATACCTTCAGTAGTGTCCATAATTTTACTTAATGTACCTGAAGGTTTAACACAAGTAATATTTTTAGGGCTAGGTAAATCTAATTCATCTGACATACCAATAGCAGCAGCAGTTGCTGTGCGTTTTAGATATTCGTAATCATATCCACCCATATCAGGGCGTTTGGCAATACCAGTAAGGCCGACACCGCACAGACGAAGAAAATAGTTATTAAGATGCCAAGATTCTTGAAGGATACCATCATTTAAGTTTACGCAAGTTTGGCGATAGTTTGCTCGTGCAGCAAGTCTGATCGCTTCATGTAAGCCTGCAGTATCTCCTTTGAATTTACCAATATCTGTTTCGGTAAGATTACAGAACGATTTATTTCCCAAAAGGATTTCAACGCACGGGTTGCATCCTGAGAACCAAGGGGCTCTACGGGTAGCTTCCACTGCATTAATAAATCCAGGTTCACTACCGCCTGCATCTTCCATGAGATCAAATATTTTTCGTAGATCTTCATAAAGGGGTTTTTCTTTAAATACTAGGGAGTTATTAGACTGTTGGCGGTGTGAATTATTATGCAACCACCAATCTTTTTTAGCTACTGCAAATTCTTCCCACTCTGGTTGTCCGTATTCAAATAGAGCGATCTCAGCACTTCTACGACTACTAAGAATGGTACCAAGATGATTGATAATATCAAGAATATCCATGCGAGTGAGCAGACTATCAGCCCTGCCGTTAAGTATATTAGCAATTGCCACATAAGCTGTGCTGATTGCCGAATCGCCTGAGCTAATCCATCCATATCCTTTTAACCTTTCACCTGCTGGTCGTAACTGCGAGAAATCTAGTACTAACTCTTTAGCAGGATATTTACCTGCCATTAGTTTACCTACTGATTTAGCCCAAGCTTCTGCGGAATCACCGACCTGAATAGTCCATGTTTTATTTTCTGAGTCCCAGGTTTCTGTATTGTGCTCGTTACCACCTTTAGCAGTACGAGTTGATCGCACTACTCTGATATTTTTAATTGGCTTTGAGAAACCATTTAGTGTTCCAACTACTGGTTTAAACCCAACTCCGCATCCTTGTAGTAATAGCCATAGGCAGTCTACTACGTCATAAATTGTTTCTACTTGTGTAAATGAACAATTAAATTGTGATGCTTCTCTTTTTTGGGCGACTGTTGTACCGCCTAACCAAAGAGAACGACCGCTCATAGAGACTTTACGATCTAACATTAGCTGCTCTAAATCATATAGTTCAGCAAATTCAAGATCTGTTAACTCTCTATTAGCGGCTCGTTCCCATAACCATTGTTGATGGTCTATTACTCTGGAAACTGTTTGTTCCCAGCTTTCAAATTGTTTTCCGTCGTCTGTAAGTGGTCTGTTGTATGTTCTTCGTGTTATTACTTGTGCTCTTGTGGATACATTCATTCTACCCCTTCTCTAGTTATAAAACTAGCTAATATTTCTTGTTCTGGTCTATTCAAATTTGTAAACATATATGCATTGTCTTGCTTACACAGTTCTAATGCAGTTTTTTCTGAAATAACCCTACTAGACACGATTGTTTCTGTTAAATGTTCTTGCGAAAACTCTTTAGCTTGATTCATAGTAACTGTATCTAATGCCCATTCTTGTTTGCCTTTTGGCACTTCTACTAAATATCTTATACGAAACTGATTTACACACTCTACTAAAACAAGATCCATCTCTTGCTTATGTAAAGACCATGAACCATTACCTAGATCTGTCCATTCTAGTTTATCTCCTTCTTTCCAGCCAGTAGACTGTAAAAGATCGGTAGGAAATTCTAGTATACCATCCCCTGTATCGGGGTCTTCTTGAATAGTTAGAGTCCAGCGGTTCATAGTATTATTTTAGGTTAAATCAAACATATAGTTAACATCTTCTTCAGGAATATCACGAGTAATCGTTAATTCCATTTCATCGAGGTCAAAACCTTCATCTTCAAATAAGCCACCAAGCTCATAGGCTGCTTGTGAGCCCGCAGTGCCTTGACCTAATCTTACATGAGATACCAATGTATTAATTGTGATTAAATGATCCTCTGTGAGACCTTTTAGTGTGTAATGACCATCTTTTTTATATTTAAGTTCTAACATTTTATTTTCCTTTATTTAAGTTCCTGTACTACCAAAACCACCTGTGCCACGTTCAGTATCGTTCCAAACGTCTACAAACTTAGGTAGTAAAACTGGCATAATTACCAGTTGAGCAATTCTATCACCACGAGAAATTTTATAAGGATCTTCTGAAATATTTTTCAAAAGCACTTTTATTTCTCCACGATAATCTGCATCAATAACGCCTACTGAGTGAGGGATAGTAATTCCCTTTTTACCCTGACTGCTTCTATTAAATACAAAGCCTGCATAGCCTTCTGGAATTTTTGTTGCTACTCCTGTGCCAACAAGTTTTTGTTCGCCAGGATAGATTTCCAAATCTTCTTTACTCATTAGGTCTGCACCAGCATCTGTGCAGTTTGCACGACGTGGCAGAAATTCTTTACTGTCTACTAAGCAGAAAATTTCGTTCTTAATTTCACAATCTCTAGCATAGTCCCATGTTCTATTAATATTCATAAAGTTGTTCATTTTAAATAAAGTTCTAGGATTTCATCTATTTGTTTACAATTTTCAGTACCAATTGCTTCTTCACAAAAGGTAACCAAATCCATTAATTTATAATTTAATTCTAATTGATCTTTACATTGATTTAGGGCTTCGATGTATTTATACTTACCACTAATTGGAATACTCGCAATAATATCGTAAGTACTGCCGTATTCATTAACCAATCCCACGGCTCGCTTAGGTCCAATACCAGGCACCCCAATAACATTATCACCACTATCGCCTGTAAGACATTTAATGCTAATATAGTCTTCGGGCTGGAAATCATAATGGTCATTCCAGTTATCAACTGTGATTTCTTTTCTGGTGACATAACTAAATCTTGATACTTTAGGTTGAACTAGCAAATCCCAATCCTTATCGGAGGATACTAGCCAGATCTGGTCTAACTCATAACGCTTGCGTTTTGCTACTATGTAAGCTGCAATATCGTCTGCTTCAACTCCCTGAAAACGAACTACAGGAAACTTGCCTTCTTCTTCGTACATAGATAAAATCTTTTGTACTTCTGCAAAGAATTCTTCAAACTCTTGTTGTTCTTCTTCAGTTTGGTTTGCGTATTTATCTTTACGATTCTGTTTATAAAGCGGATAAATTGCTTTACGATATGAACTTGAGCCCATATCGCCTGCAATTATAAGTTTTTTAGTTTTATAAGATTTTTGCAGGCTCTCGACTGTTCTCATATAGTCAGTAGCAAAATCTACTGCCTTTGAGTGTTTATATCGAAATGCAAGATTCAAGGAATCCAAAATCATTAACGATTTAGGGTCAGTGTGGTTTATTTGTTCAAATGTTTTTGTCATGTGAATATTATATCAAAATTGACAAGATGTGTCAAGAGATAAATTTTGGATCCTCGTACTTCACAAAGTCTTCCAGTAAGGAAACATAGACTTCATAACCCAATGCATTTATAAATATATATCTATAATCACAAGTAGGCATAGCTTCAAATGCACAGAATACTTTTGAACGATCATGTTTAAATATAAGCAAAGGAGTTTTATCAACCTGTTTACCTTGTCTTACTGCTTGTGACCACCACTCAAAAAATTGAGGACTTTTACCACTAAGAATAGCACTTGTTAAATGATCTTCTTCGTAGTGTTTTACCTCTACTGAATAAAGATTCTTTTCACCTGGCACGTATAGATCACCCTTTAATTGGTGTCTAGGGTCAAGAGCACCTGATGCAGGCACCCTTTCCCATTTTAGACTTGTTGCTTGACGTAATTGATCACGTATAAGAGTCTCTGCTCTAGCACCTTTAGCTCTAGGGTCAACCATTGTCTATCCTTGATATATTTCGTTGTTTTACTACTTGCAACTTTTCTAGCAAAGGATGTGAGAATCCATGAGATATTAGGAAGGTGTTTAAGTTTTCTTCTTTCAAGAGAACTTCAATTAACTTTTCTTTACCTTCTGCATCTAGATTCTCTACTGTTTCATCTAGAATTAGTAGATTAGTTCTAGAGTTAGATAAAGTTTGCATTAGTTTGCGAATAGCAAGTAATGTAGCTACATTAACACGAGCACGTTCTCCACTAGATAAAGCTAAGATATCTACATCATGACTATTATCTGTAATAACAACATTTAACTTATCTGAGGAAGCGATTTTAAAAGATAATTGAAATCTTCCATCTGCTAACTCAGCTAAATACTCATTGGTAAGAGTTTCCAGATCTTTAACTAGACACTCTATTTTATAAGCTACTAACCCTGTTGTAGAGAAGGCTTTTACTAAAACCTGTAAATTAGATAATTCTGAGGTATGTGTAACTAACTCAGCTGTATATTCTGCTAGCTCAGAACGCATATCTGCCATTTGACTAGAAATAACTGTTACTTTTGAGTTATGCTCATTAACAGTTTTATTCTTATTACGTACTTTGGTAATTGCGTTATTAATTTCATTAATAACTTTTTCTAGTTCAGTAATTTTATTAGATAGTTCGTTCTTATCCAATACTTCACTAGTGAGGTCGTTATCAATTAAAGCGTAATACTTTTCCCACTCAGAAAAGTTTTTCTGGTAAGATTGATAGTTTGCTACTTTGCTATCTAAAGTTTTTATTTGCGCTTTAATATTAACAATATCTTCTTCAAGACCTACCTTATTTACATTGAACTGCTCTACTAAGCTAAACATCGTACTGTTATCCATATCTTGAGAACAGGTAGGGCATTTAATAGTAGGGCCAGAACATTTTTTAGATAATGCAATACCTTCTTTAAGCTGATAATCTTTGTTTGCAAGTTTAGTTTTTAAACCCGCCAATACTGAATCATCTACCTTTTCTGGTACAGGATCATCTACTACTATTTTTGATAAAACTTGTTTGTACGTATTATTTTGAACTATTTTTCTATTAGTAGACTCTATGTTAGTTAGTTCATGTTTTAATAAAGTTGTTTTTGATACTAATTCGCTAGGAGCACTAGGTTCCTCTTCTAGTTCTTTTAAAGTTAGATCTTCTTTTTCATACTTAGTTAACCAAGCCCTAACTGTAGATAGCTTGGCTTGTACAGCATCAACTTGTTTATTAGCATCTGATGCTAATTCTTTAAATCTTTCAGATGCCTTAGTATATATCGATAGATTTAGTAATTCTATTAAGAACTTTTTTCTAGCAGTATCTGTTGCTGTTAAAAACTCTAAACTAGAAACACTACTCTGATAAACAATTTGGCTAAAAGTTTTATGATCAAAGCCGATTATACCTTCTATCTGTTTATATGTATTAGTACTAGTATGACTACTAATATCTTTACCATCTTTATATAACTTTATAGTAGTTGAAGCACTACTTCTATTAGTTTTAATAGTATAATCAGAATTATCTTTATTAAAGTCTAGTTCTATTGAATAAGACTTATCAGAGCTATATCTATTTAATATATCTGCTTTTTTTATTTTTTTGGAGTTTTGGTTGTATAATACTTCTTCCAAGATAAGTGCAATAGAACTTTTACCGTGTCCATTTTTACCAACTATTTGTGTAAGTGGTGCACTATCTAATTTAATTGTATTATCTATACCATATGAAAAAGCATTACCCCATCTAATTTCTTTAAATGTAATCATTCTGTAGTAATCTTATCCAAATTGTTATTTAACACTTGTACTATACTTTCAACAGTATTATCTGGTAGTTGCAAGATGTACAATAAATACTCTTTTAACTCAGCTGCTAAAGTCATACTAGGATCTAAAATTAGTGCAGTGTCTGTTTCTCTTCGCACTATTTTTTTATCTATTAGAGTGTTATCCTCCATGGCGCCCAGCTCACTCATGTCACCTTCAACTTCATATATGGTATGATCGTAGTCAGTACCTGGCATTTGTTCACCTGCCTTGATAGTTTTACGAATAAGTTGTGGTAGCTGTAGTTCTCGCCACTCATGTTCTAAACTATCCGTATCAAGTATAATAACTCCAGTAGCCACATTATGACGATGAAAGCTAGTAGTGACTGGACTTCCAGGATAGAGAATGTTTCTTTGAGAATTTTCATAACTGTGTAAATCCCCTGCTAAAACAACATCGTAGTCGGCAAACAGCTCTAGATCCATTTCAGGTTTTACGTGCGGGGGTATTTCCCCACGAACATGAGTAAAACATATCTTACCAGGATTTATGTGTGGAGATGCTTCAAAATCTTTTAGTTTATTATACGGAATAAAATCCATATCTTCTAAAGAATAAAAATCATCTATTACTGTAACATCTTTGTTTAGTCTCTGTGTACTACGCTTTAAACTAGTAAAGAAAGTAGTATCTTTCTTTAAAGCTTCGTGATTGCCAGCATATATAATGCAAGGAATCGAAATGGAGGATATTAGATCAAAATATATTTCTAACTCATCCATTGTAGGCATACGATCAAATATATCGCCGCCCAATACTAAAAGGTCACATTCTTGTTGAATATCTCTAAGCTGTTTAATAAACAGTTCATAGCGATTTTTAGCCCACTCTACAGGAACATTTTTTTGACCTAATTTAATATGAATATCTGCTGTGAATAAAACTTTCATTATTTATAGTCAAAAAAGCCCCTAAGTTAGTGATACTTAGGGGCTTTATTATTAAGCTGTTAAATCGCTAACTGCTTCAGAGTCTGTAGCAGAATCTTCTTCCGGTACAGCTCCAGTAACAATACGTTCTAGTGTAGCTTTTACTTCTTCTGCAGTTTGACGTGGATATTTCATATCAATACTTTCAGAAGCTGTCGCCGCCTGTTTTTCTTCGTCAGTAAGTGGGCGTTTCTTGCAACGTAATACTGATAAAGTATATTCTACGTTAAATGGCAAGGGTCCGGTCTTAACACGTTTGAATACAACATCCCACCCTGTATCAGTATCCGTAGGATCGCCTAAATCTTCTGCAGCTGAACAAATTTGTTCAAATAATTTCTTTTTCAAATTAAGGATTTTTACTTTCCCATCTTTTAAGTCAATACAGTTAGCACTGTAAGACCAAGAACACTTCTTATCAGAAAAATATTCAGGAACATGATCATGTTCTTTATTGTTAAATTTTTCTGCATCACGATCAAAAGCTAAACACTCAACGGGAATATCCTTTCCGTTAGTACCTTTTAACCAATAAACGTAACGAGGTAAAATTCCCCCAATTAATCGTATTGTATTTTCTCCGTCTTTGTATTCAAAGGCGTCAAAAGATTTTTTAACTGCTTTACCTTTAGTTGCTGTAAATGCTAATGCCATTTTTAATTTTCCTCGTATTTAAAGAGTATTTCTGTTTCTGTTATTATTAATAACGGATTGTTTTTAATTAGATCAATGTTTATATCGGGGAAATAGGATAATTCTAATCCTCGATATTTGTACTGTTTATATAAATTGTAATCACGTCTAGCTGCTAGTTTTAGATATTGAATTTTGAATAGTATATCTGTTGACTTATCTGCAAATAGGGGTGCTGGATTTAATATAAAACAGCTACCAGTTAGAGGTATTTTGCTTGGTTTAAACCTAGAGTACTTTAATGGCAATTTTTTAGAATAATGATATTCTAGCATAGCCATAAATTTACTCGCATCACCGTTTGACTGTTCTTCAAGTGTTTTTAGGTTAAAGAATAGAGCCATAATTACTGCTGGAACATATATTATATCACTGTTTAAATACATTTGCAAGTGTATTTTTTACAAGCCTAATATAGTCCATCCCTTTCGCAAATAAAATGCTATACGGTCTTTGTTTTGTTTTCTATCGCTTACCCCACTAAACTGCATATCTAGAACTAAGGGCGATAATTTATTTTCATGCTGACGCATTATTCGCCCAATAATTTGTTCTAGTAAACCATCATTGGCGATAGGTACTGCTAAGATTACACAGCTAAGGATATTGACCGATATACCTTCTGCAAAGATTTGTCGGCTTCCAGCAATGCAATTCTTTTTTCCTGATTCAACTTGTTCTTTGAGCAGGACTCTTTCTTCATAGGTTGTTCCACCAGTAATGCACACACACGTTTCACCAATTAGTTCTCCTACTTGTTGTAAAAACTCTACCCTATCTGCAACTATAAGCACTTTATGACCTTTAGCAATCTGAAGATTTGCTGCTGCAGCTATAAATCTTTGATAATCTGTGTCATATAGTAAGTTGTTAATTTTCTTAACCCAAGTGTCTCCAGGAGACAGCGCAATTCCAGTTTTTACTATTTGAACTGTAGGTGTTAATGTGTTTTCTTGAGGTGGTTGATATAGTTTACTACCAAAGAAGTCTCTAAATAGTACTTGCTTGCCATCTTTACGCTGCATAGTACCACTAAGACCTATTTTATATCTAGCATACATACCATCAATAAATGTTGTAAAAGTACTGGCGGGGCAGTGGTGTGCTTCGTCAACTATAACAGTACCAAACTCTTTGCAAATTTTAGGCACTAACTTAGTTAAGGTTTGAATATTGCCTACAACTATAGAGTGATCAATATCAAACTCTCCTGAACCAATTACACCTACAGGCATTTCAAATAGTTTTTCTACTTCTTCTACCCACTGATCTCTAAGCATTGTATTATGGCATACAATCAAAGTCTTTTGACCTAGCTTCCTAGCAATATGTAGGGCAGTGAATGTCTTACCCCAACCTACCATAGCATTAATAAAGCAAGTATCATCTACTTCATTAAATACGTCAAGTTGTGTTCCTCTTAGTGGAAATTTAGGGTCAGGGAAGGGAAGATCACATATAATTCTTTTATCTTGAATTTCATAATTCTCAGGAATTAAATCAATTCTACCAACTGGTATAGACATAATACTATTAGGAAGTACTTTATAGTTTTTTATTATATCGTATTGTACAAAATGGTTTTTAACACCAGGAATATTTCTACGTATTTTATAAGTAAGATTATTAATTAATTTTTTTGCTATCTCAGGCGTAACATCCAAATATATTTTATTTGAAATTATAGCTTTTGCCATTATATCCTTCTCCAAGTTTTTGAGTGTTCCTGACTATAAAAACCATATAAAATTAAAGATTTTCCATAGTTTAAAATGCCTGCATATCTATTAGCACTTTCAGGAGTATATAAGGCTTTAAATCTAGTACTTATATTTTCTACTTCTATTATAGCACCACCAGTTTTAATTGGTATTACTTGTATAACTTTATGAAAAGTTAATTCAGCTTTAGTGCTTTTTATATATTTAAATATTACACCTTTGGAATCTATAAACCAAGTATGTGGTGTAGATAATTTTATTAAATCACCTAAAAAGTAAATTGCTTTACTTATTTTAAATAAATCAATATTTTCTGATTTTAATTTAAGTCTGCGTAAGGATAAAGTATCTTTTTTAATATTTAGATCATCTACTATTTTTAATTTACTAACTTGTTCCTGCTCATCGGAAACATATTGATATAAGTAAAATATTACCCCATCAACAGTTTCCGGTTTATTTAAACCTAGTTTAAATATTGGATAAGCTAGTTCCTTCAATGAGATACTGTTTATCGAATTTTCCAAAGCTGTAATCCTGACCTATTTCTTGATCTACTCCAATAGGGTGTCCTTTAATTGAGCATCCGCGATCTTTTTGAGTATTTCTTTTTAAGATTTCGCAATATTCTTCTACACATTCGTCTTTAACTAAAGCTACTATTGAGTCATGAACCAACATAAATATTTGTGCATCTATATTTTTAGATTTAATTTCACTGATAGTATCCATAGCCCCAAATAGATTCATGTCTGAGGCTAGGGATTGTATTTCTGCGTTAATACCACTTCTAACTTCGTGCGCCGCAATTCCTTTATCAGAGGAAAACACATTGATAAGACGACGCTTCCTACCAAAGAAACTATAAGTATAACCATTAGCTTCAATAAATTCTTTGCGCGACTTAAGCCAACCTTTGAGTTTGTTAAACTTATCAAAGTAGGACTTAATATCTTGTTTTGCTCTATCGATACCATAATATTCTCCAGTTGATTTAGATACTGTATCTGATACTTTCTGTGGTCCAGAACCATACAGAATACCAAAAGAAATTGCTTTAGCAGATTGACGCATAGAACCAAACTTATTCTTAACATCATCAACTTCACAAGTTAGATCAAACACCATTTTAGCAATAGTTGAGTGAAAGTCGCCACCGCTAGTAAAAACTTGTTGCAGATTTTTATCATTACTTAATACTGCTGCGTAATACATTTCAGCAGTAGTCAAATCTTGAGATACTATTTTATATCCTTTAGGTGCTTTAATACACCCTTTAATGATTGGATTATCTCTAGGTATTTGCTGAGCATTAAACTTGCCACTACTAGACAAACGCCCGCTAGTGGTAAAAATAAGATTAAAGTTTGTACGAATTCGTTCATCTTTATCAAGTTCCGGTAAAATTTTACTAATGTAAGTATTCTTAATCTTTCCAAGCTGACGTACTTTTAAAATAGCAGCAGGAAGGGGATGTTTCTCTGATAGCTCTTCTAATACCTCGGCATCTGTAGATATTGCTCCAGTGCCTGTTTTCTTTCCTGTAGGAGTAAGCTTAACATAGTCAAACAATACTTTACGTAACTGTTGTACTGAGTTTGGGTTAAATATAATCCCAGCATCTGCTTCGAATTGTTTAACGTGTTCAAAACCATAAACAGCTTGTTTAGCCTCAGCAATTTGTGTATCTAAAAAGCCTTCAGCCGCTGTCATTCTTTCTCTATCAATAGGGATTCCTACTTCTTCCATATCCATAAGGAATAAGGTGCCAGGAATTAAAATTGTTTTATACACTGATAGAATTTTAAGATTATTTTGAAGATTAGGCCAGAACTTATTAAATAGAGTAATTGTTACTGCTGTATCAATAGCAGCATACTTTGATATTACATCAAACGGAATAAGATCATAGGTAAAATCTTCAAGTAGCATACTTTTACTTGAACAGTATGTCTTTTTAAAGTCATCTAGTTCAGAGTCATAGTCACCATACTCTGTATACTTTAGAGCTAGTTGTTTTAATCCGTGACTATCATTTTCATCTAGAGCATAGTGCATTAACATTGTGTCATGTACCCTATCTCTATTAAATTTAAGACCAATATGATATTCGATCATTTTAATGTCAAATTTCATATTGTGAAAAACTATATCGTACTTTTTAACGATCTCTTCTAAGAGATCAGTACATACACTATCAAGACAATCAGTAGATATGTAAGCACCGTGTTTATCCTTATAACTAATGGATAGACCTAGCACATATCCGTCTCTTGGGTATAGAGCAGTAGTTTCTGTATCCATTGCTACATAGCCTTGAGCATTTTCTAAAACTTCTGTTAGAAATTTTACTGCTTGCTTTGTATCAACGATACCTAAGTAATCACCTGTAATACTGGCGTTACTAATACTACCCTCAACATACTTATGAATACGGTCAACTGATCTCTGGAAGTCTGGTTTTCCTTCTGGCTTAAAGTGTAGCATTGCTGGATTTGTAATGCATACAAATTTGTCATGCATTAACTGTCCTGCATAATTAGTTACTGAACTAATCTTTGCATATTCTTTTGCGGCTTCAGAGCCTACTAGAACTACCATGTCATACTCATCTAAACTAACTTCTAAGTCTACATCTTTTTTAAGTAACTTAGTAATTGGTACTGAACTCATATGATAGAGATCAAAATCAAAATTAAAATAATTACTATAATTATTTTTACTTGGTGCTTTGTCTATAATTGCAATTTTTTTCATATTTTTGTATATTCTATTAAAGAGTTTACATCCTCTTGCGTGATTACACCAGGATCTTGTCCCTCTGGTAAATCAATAATTTCGGTTAAGAATCCGGCCTCTTCGATTAAAGGTTTAATCTTTTTAGCGGCTTCTCTACCTGCTTCGTCTCCGTCATAAAGAATGAATACTTTTTCAATACCCATAACTTTATAACTCAACATTTTTTCTTTAGTTTCGTTTAGTAATTTGCTTGTACCAAAAGTACATACAGTATTTTTTAAACCTTTGTCATAACAATTAAGCATATCAAATATGCCTTCTACTAGAACAATGGTTTTGTGCTTTTCTTGAAATTTTGCTGGGAATAATGGAATAGAAGCGCCGCTAGGATAGTTCACATATCTAGGGTTTCCATTTGACATACTATGTCTTCCAACATAGCACATTGTTTTTCCTCTAACGTCAGTTATTGGGAAAACAATTCTATCAATCATTTTTTCTACTTGATCGGTTTCAAACGCTTTAAAGTGTTTTAATGTCTGTGTAGATATATTTCTAAATGAACGATTAATTGGTTTAGCTCCGTCTAAGGGCTCTAAACCATTTGTTGATTCTTTTAAAGTATTAAGTTTCTCTTTTAGTTTGGCTACTCTAACTGAAACATTATTAGTTAATAAACCATAATATTTAAATATATTTGTTTTAAAGCCACAAGAGAAACAGTGCGCTATTCCTGTACCTCTATCAATTCTAAAACTAGGGTTAGAGTCGTTGTGGTCAGGATTAAAACATTTAGTAACATAGTCTCTACCAGACACAGAAAAAGCAACACCTTTATCTTTAAGTAATTCTAGTACTGGGTCGCTCATTATGTATCCCAAGGTAGATCAGCAGCAGGTTCTTCTACCTTACCTGCTCGCTTAATCTTTTTAGGTTTATCTTCTGGTTGGGTTGGTTTTTCAATAGATATAGGACTAATTCGTAAACTTTCCCAATCCATACCGCTAGTAAATTTCATTTCTTTAGCGCCACGAATTTTTGTGGTTTCAAAACTCATTGCGGCATCTTCCTTGGTATTAGCTTCCATAAGCAAGGCAATATCTGCTGCATCTAGAATACCTTTAGCAAATCGAGTTTCACCACTATTATCAATTTGATATGGGCTAACCATTACGATGTCATATTTACGTGCCATCTCTTTTAGTTTCTTAGAGATAATAATTTGTGGTTGCCAATCGAATTGACTAGCTCCCTCTACTACAATTTGATTTAAGTAATCAATGACGGCAACCGCAAACTTATCTCCAAAACGGGATTTCATTTTTCCAAGGTGTAAATCTATCGAACTTAGGGTCAATGCCCTATCATCAATAATTACCATTTGATTATGTTCTTTAAGACTACATTCTCTTACTAAGGTTTCTTCAAACTTATATTGATCTTTATCTTTAAGAAAATCCATTACTAATTTGTCAGAGTCTTCGTACATATTTGCACGAGCTTTTACTACTTTTAATAGTTCAATATCAGTTAAAGTATTGTTCTTAAGATTTTGGTGATTAACATTAGCTAAGATACTCATGTTGCGTTGTAGTGTCTCGTGAGCTTCCATCTCAATAGTAAAATAGATGCAAGCATTACCCGCTTCATATTGGTTAATCATAATATTACTACAAGTAATAGACTTACCAGAGCCACGCTTACCACCAATTAATATTAGTTCTTGTCTAGCTACACCACCTAGTACAGAATCAAAAGTATTATTCAATCCTAAGTGTACACGATTTTTAGCTAGTTCATCAGGGCGAACAAATACCATGATATCGTTCATGGTATACACACCCTCTGTTGTTAGAGTTTTTTCATCTAAGGTTAGTACTATACTCGCTAAATTATCTTTTATTTCTGTACTATCGTATACTGGTAATTTATCAATAAATTTATCCAATAAAGCAATAGCTTGATTTTGGGTATACTGATCTATAAGGGCATCTAATGCCACTTCAGCAGTAATTTCAGTCTCATCAATAAGACGAAGAGTTGCTAGCGTTTTTTGTGCCAACCCCTCTCTAGCAATAGCGTCTAGATCATCGAACGATGGTATAGTACTATACTTGTCATAGTATCTAGTAATTAAACTATATACCGAGGAGTAGGCAGGGTCAAGAAACGCGAGCTTTAATTTGCTCCAAACATCTAAATTCTTTTCTGTTAGTAGTTTATTAATGACAACTGCGCTAATATCCATTTACTCTACCTTACTTTCGTTGTCAATAATTACTTGGTCTAAAATTTCTTGTAATTTATATAGAGTTTCATTGCGTAATTTTTGAATACTTGCCTGGTAACCAAACTTATCGTCAAAGAGAAGTCCCAGTTGTTGGTGTGTTATGATTTGTTGTAGTCCAAAGTATATTAAATCATGAGGCTTATTAGACTCAGGTGTAATATCCACTTTAATAGACTTACCATAGTTATGTTCAGCTTGCTTAACTACTTCTTCTGCAGTGAAGGAATCTGTATCGTGGTATGTAATTGTGATTTTCATAGTACAAATAAAAAAGGCCAAGAGCTAAAAATAACTCCTGGCCTTTAAGTAACTTTAAGTGTTACAATTAAGCTGCTTTAGCTTCGGCTTTGGCTTTCTTAGCTGCACCATCATAATCCTTAACGGAAATACCACGGCGAGTAAGAAGGGTCTTAAGACCACGTTCTGTCTTATCAACAGCTTTAGCAATTTCAGCAACTGTCATGCTAACGATATCGTTGCCCAATGCTTGCACTGGATCAATAACGTTTTTAGCATGGCTATCTTTTTGTGCAGGGATACGATCAATTTGACCCTTACGTGTCAAGCTGAGAGCTTTACCACGCACTGAAGGGATGCTCTTACCTAAGGCAACAGCAATTTCTTCAATATATTTACCTGCTTGAGCCATTTTGATAAATGTGGCTTCTTCTTGCTCTGTATATGTACGAGCAGCTTCAACTTTTTCAGCTGGCTTAACATTGCCAGTCAATTCTAAAGCAAGTAATTTGCCTTGAATTTGCTTAGCAGTGAAAGTACCTTGCGCGAAGCGTTCAGCGATTTCTTTATAAGTCATTGCACCAGAATTGCTTGTTACCAAGTTAGACAGTGCAGCGCCCTGCTCAGGTGTAAAGGCAGAAACCTTTTCCTTAGCCATAGAAGCAACTTCACGGTCTAGTTGACGCAATTTGGCTCCTACTGAACGTACAGTTACGTTCAAGGCTTCAGCTGCTTGCTCAACCCGCTCGACACTTACTGGACTCTGATTGCCTACGATGGACAAAAGTTGAGCAACAGCTTGGTCAGACCATTTTTTAGCTTTTTCAGTCATTTATTTTTCTCTTTTTTAAATTTTCGATACAAAATCTTTTAGATTTGTTACTATTGTTACGCCATATTCTTCTGCTTTTTTGCGTTTGGTACTTCCTTTATCTTCTTCATCTATTAAGTATTTTAACGTCTTTGTTACAGACTCTACTACTATCAAACCTGCGGCCTCTAATATCTTAGTTGCTTCGGCTTTTGTTTTAAATGAAGTCAATTTACCAGTAATACAGACAGTGGGGCCATCAGTCTTACTAGATTTAACATTGTCGGACTTGAGAGAGAATGGCAAGAACTCTTTCATTTCTGGATATTCCAGATTAATCCAATTCAGTAAGTTAGAAGTAACTTTTTCACCAAGACCTGCTTGTTTACAAGTTTCTTGAGTAATTTCTTCTATAGAACTAACTACACCAGCAATTTTTTTAGAAGCTGTTCCACCCACTAATGGGATAGAAAAAGCGGCTAAAACGGTGGCTAGATCAGCACCTTTAGCTCTCTCGATTTCATCTAAGAGCTTATCCACTACTTTTTCACTACCTAAAGACTCTATTGCAGAATCCCTATCTAAGTAAAAAAGTTCAGTTATATCAGCTAGACCTAGTTTTTCTATAGTCTTTGGTCCAAAACCTTTGATACCAAGAGTTTTAGTAAAATGCTCTAGCTTTTTACCTAATTGAGCCTCGCACGATAGATTTCTACAAAACAGTTGTTCATTTACCATTTCCAGTTTATAGGAACAGCAAGGACAAGTTGTAGGAATTTCAATCTTTTGCATAGTTTTTTCAATTTAAGTAGTAATTATACAGGAAATGGAATGCTTTGACAAGTCTATTTTTTGTATGCCTAGACCATAGCTCGAATAATTGAATTTTATTATGCTGCTACCTTGTGAGTAATACAGGGAATAATTTCTCCACCTAGTACTACACCGACACGATCGCCTATACAAATATCCAACATCTCTATGAACCCAGGGTTATTTAATGTTGCTTTACTCACTAACTTGTCACCAATATAAATTGGATCTAAATGAGCTACTGGAGTAACTTTACCAGACTTACCCACACTCCATTCAACAGATAGGATTGTAGTCTCTACAGCCTCTTGACGCTCTTTTCTAGCGTAAGCACCTCGTGGATGTTTGGCTGTGTATCCAAAGTTTTCAAATTCTTCGTTATTGTTTGCTCTAAATACTAACCCATCACAGGGGTAAATATTATGCAAATCTTTTTCTAGAACTGTTTGAAACCCTTGGACTTTCAATAGTATCATATCTTTTACAAATTCACTAGCTTGATATGGGTATACTCCATATGCATAGAATGAAATTGCACGGGTTTTAAATTCATTAAAGTCTTTAAGATTCAATGAACCAGCAGCATAATTACGACTATTAGGAATCTCTTTTATTGCTACAATTTCTCCAGTAACCTGAAACATACCTAATCTTTGGACTGTTAAAGGAACTAAGTCTTTTCTAGAAATTAGTTTTTCTGTAATGTCGGTGCCTTCAATACCATCACCACGAGTTAGTGCTTGTACTAACTCGCCATTGATATAAAGAAGACTTACTGCTGCACCATCAAGTTTAGGTGTTGTACTAATGTTTGTAACACCTTTTAAAGGGGCTTCACCCTCATCAGCATAATACTTTTGCAAACTATACATAGGGTATAAATGTTTAGCAATATTATCATGCTGTTTAGCACCTAACTTAGAATATCCTGAACTTTCTGCTAGACGATCAAAAGCCTCATCAGAGATGATGGGGCTTCCAGAATAATAGGAAATTGAGGCTTCGTCAAGGTAGGCTTTTAATTTATTCATAATCTATATTATACAATATTTAATAATAAAGTTCAAGTCAGAATTTTATTCGTTCACTAGTTCTTTTACAAAGTCTGCCAATAATTCTTTGTGAGTCCATTTATAATAATCATGTTTATAATTATCTTCAACATCATCGTACCATGAAGGCTGTGCTTCAGGATGACACCCAATAACGCCTATGTTACCTTGGATAACCGCCATAGCACTACCATTTGCGTATCTAGCAACTACTCCATCCATATTGTCTCCCACGATAGCACAGCCATCATAGAAGTACATTGTTTCAGGACTACCATCCCATATTACATTTGCAACAGTAGGTCCTTCATAGTCAATATCTGCAACAGGTTGTGTAATATACTGTGTTACCTCTAGATCAACTACTACATCAAAGTAGTCAGGTCCTGCCCAATATGCTCCCATGCAAATACCTAAATACTTGCCGTTAAATACACCTATGAAAGTATGTATGGCATCAATGTGAGTTTCAGTAAAAATATCAAAGAAATCATCTGCATCGCCAATACCACCAGGAAATGCAACTGCATCTACTGTTCGTAAGAATTCAATATTAAGTTCAGCAATACCAAAAGTACGGATGTTGAAGTCATTAACTAATCCTTCAATCATACCCAAAGCACATTCAGTTTCACATTGTGGGTTGTGTATAAATACTGCAACTGTCTTTTTCATGGCTTTTCCTTAATTTATAATATATTATAACAAATTAAAGAGTCTAGGGCAAGCTAGAGTTTTTAGTAGCTAACTTAGCACTAAAAAACTCAAGTATAGTGGCATCTGACTCCTCAAAAGAACATATTTCCATTAGTCCTTCTAGTAAGGATAAGATATTATGAATGGAAGCCTCCATACTTACACCTTCTCTACTAGGTATATATTCACCTTCATACGATAAGAAATATTTACGTAGGTGTATATACTGAAGCCCCCTAAATTCATTAACAACTAACTTTAGCTGATAACCTTTTGGCTCGTTCTCGTATATTAGTTTTTCATAGAATTCAGGTTCGTGTTCAGTCATTTTAAATCCTTACACCAAGTTCACGAAGATGTTGTAATGAAGCCAACTCGTAAGCTTCTTGATTAGCTGACTGTAGCCATTTTTCTGCTAACAACCATACTCTATAAATATAACCATACTTTTGTGTTTTTTGTTCTGCATCAATACGGGCTAAACTATCATATCGCGCAGAGTAAACTATTTCCCCAACTTGAAATCTTTCACGCATAGCGCCTTCAGGTATAAGTTCTGGTTTAAAGTATGTGTGACCAGGAATTCTAATTGGTACAGAATTTGATTCTAATATATGTTTAATAAAATTACTAGAACGATAGGTCATCTTGGAAATTGCGTCAATGGTTTCACCATTGAGATATTCAGATATAATATAAACTATATCTTCTTTACTTGCAGGCTTACCACGTAACGCAGCCCTGCGTTCAGCATTACGGGCTTGTGTCTTTTTGAAATCCTCAATAATAGTACCAAGACGTGTAGTATTATACGCCATACCAAGAATTTGGCAAGCGTCTTTTTTAGTAATAGGTTTGACACCTTCTTCAGTAGGTTCAAGTAGACGGATAACTCGAATAATATTCGATTCTGTCATTAATTCGTCTTCACTAGCTGATTTTTTGCGTGTCGCCATATAAGTTCTCCGTGTAAACCTTAATTATAAATAAAAAAGGCAGCACTAGGCTGCCTAATTATTAACCAGTAATAACTTTAGTGAAATATGCAGCTGCTTTACCAGTCAGCTTGCTAAGAATTTCATCGTCAATTTCGCCACCTTTTGCTTCAATAGCTGTGCGGAGTTCAGCAATTTGCGACTCTTTACTAACTCTTGGAGCACCTGTGGATTTAGATGTACTAGTTTTACTTGTTGAGGTTGATGCCTCTTTCTTCACATAAACACCAGCCTGCACTAGAACCATGCGGACACCATTAGCGCTTTGTTCCATGTCTTCAGCAATTTCTTTAATCAACTCTGTAGAGTTTTCAGGAGTAGGGTTACCTGCTTTATATGCTTCGATAACTGATTGTTTGTCTTCGTCTGTCCATGCCATTTTATTTTTCCTTAATGAATGTTATTTTTATTTAAACCTGCAAGATTAATATTAGATTGAATTAAACCTTCAGCTAATAATTTTTCGTACATTGAGATATAGCAACTAGTTAAATCGTAAAGAGTTTCTGTAGGTAATGTTGAAATTAGTACTTCGTTTTCTTCTAGAGTTTTTTCTGAACTCATTATTGATTCTTCAATTGCGGTTTGATACTGTACACATAACTGTAAGCTATCATGTAGTAGTTTACTATCCCAAACTCTAAATTTTCTAGGATTATTAATTTTTTGTTCCATAATTACTACATAACTGTTTCGACTTTAGTCAATACTTAAACAACTTCAATCTCAACATCAGTCATTTTAGTAGGATCAAACCTACGATAATTGTTGTTCAAGTCATACTCATCTTTAATAAGAGTTACTTTATTAAGATAATCTGTATAAGCTGCATCCATAGCTACTTCAAACATAGCCATTTCTACTGACTCAAGACTACTGATATCAATGCCTTCATACATAGTATTAGGAGATACCATTACTGCCAGTACTCGATTTGATGTTGTTCCGTCTGCTTTTGTGTATTTAAATGATAGTGTTTTCATGATTGTTGATTTGCTGTTTAAGTATATATTATACACAATTTGGCACTACAGTGCAACTGCAAATTTTTTATTCTTCAGGGAATAGCCCTTTATGAAGAGAAGTTTTAAATCGTTCTCCCCATGATGGAATTATACAGCTAAAAAATATAAAAGGAGCAAACATAGTACTTATTACAATAAATACTGTATAAATTGTTAGTTTTGAATCAACTGTTCCTGCATTTTCAGTTTGTTTTAGTATAACAGGATGAAGTAGTTCTATTGCTGCTGTAATTGCTGTTGTTAAACAAAATAGTATATAACAATCTAAAATATCCATCCTTACTTACCGCCCTGAAGGCGAGCACCAAGTGAGAAGAAATTTTTATCTGACACTTGCATTAGTTTTTGTGATTGTTGTACAAACTTACCAGGTTTTTGTAGAGCTGATCCTGCTACTGCTTGATTTGAACTCATAATACTACGATCAAACCTACCCGAGAATAATTTAAATAATTTTGCTATGCGAATCCAGCTTTTTGACCATTCACGATTAGTAGGAGTTTTACGACGACGATGAATATTTTGCAAAGCTAACTTTACTTGTTCATTGTTTGGCTGCAACTTTAACTGTTTTTCCAATTTACGTTTACGATTAACTTCCCATCTGTTTGATTTTCCAGACGGGGCTGGTGTTGCTTTATTCTTAGTTGCCACTTAATTTCCTTACTAGTTGTTTGGTGGGCCGTGAGTGATTCGAACACTCCACCAATGGATTATGAGTCCACTGCTCTAACCTAATGAGCTAACAGCCCTGCTGACTTGGTGCGAGTGGCCGGAATCGAACCGGCATGCCTTGCGGCGAGGGATTTTAAGTCCCTTGCGTCTACCTATTTCACCACACTCGCAAAATTTACTTTTCACTCTAATAACTATAATCGAATGAATAGATTGATATTATATCAAACTTTAATGCACTATTCAAGTGCATATTTATAGATTCAAAATTACAAACTAAAAAGAGGACTAACCTAATGGCTAGTCCTCTTTATGGTTTACTCTATTTCAATGATACGAGGTTTTTTAGATTCTGGCAATTTTCTTTCTAATACTACTGTAAGAATACCGTCTTCCATTGAAGCGGACTTTACAACCATATGCTCAGCAATAGTAAACTGATGATTAAAACTTCTAGCACTTAATCCGTGATGTAAGTACTGTTGCTTTTGTTCATCTTTTTGTTTTATACCTTTTATCAGTAATTGTTCCTTATCTAACTGTACTGTAATTTCTTTCTTCTTGAAGCCTGCTACCGCAACTTCAACAGTGTAATTATTCTCATCGGATTTAATTACATTATAAGGTGGATAATTTACTGAGTTTCGATACTCTAAAGTGTCAAAAACCTGATCAAATCCAATTAACGTACGATTAAATGGTCCAAAATTAATGGTACCAACTCTAAGTTCTGTCATATATTTTCTCCTTTTATAAGCAAGAACATTTGGGCAATCTGCCCGTGTGCAACCTCATAATGAGCATTGCAAAATTATGGCGGTACCAGAGGGTAACGATCCCTCTCCTCAGCAGTGACAGTGCTGTGTGCGTCCATGAACACCTTGGAACCTAAAACTGGAACAACGGGTGAGATTTGAACTCACGGTTTTCAGGATTTGCAATCCCGTGCATTTGACCACTCTGCCACCGTTGCGTATTGGAGCGGGGTAACAGAATCGAACTGTCAGCATTAGCTTGGAAGGCTAAGGTATTACCACTATACGAACCCCGCATAAATATTATTTATATCTTGATGGTGGTAGCTCACTTAGTGAGCACTCAGTATATTCGCCAGTATCTGAATTGACTTCTGCACCTGCAATAATTTGTTTAATTTGCTCATCTGTAAGCGCACCATCATCAGCCTCATATTCTGGCTTATTATCTCTAGCAAATATAGCATCCCAACGTGAGGCATACTCTTCGTTAGCAACACTAAAGGGTCTAGGGGTTGAGCCTTTACTCATATATAGTTGACCATTGTTTAAGTTTTTCCAATTTAGCACGGGCAGCTGCCTCAATACTATGCTCATTTACTAATTTAGTTTCACACATGATATTGATCATGGCAACTAAATCACCTAATTCTTCTTCTAGGTGTTGTCTATTAGTTTTATTGTTTCCTGGCTTAAAATTATCTAAACCAAAACGATTTACTTTACTAACTGCTTGGATTACTTCTGCACACTCTTCTTGCAGAATACCCGTAATTTCTTTAAGTTGACTTTCTGTTGTCAAAATGGTATGTCCTCAAATGGTAATATTTCTTCTTGATAATGTTTTTCATTATCTCTTACACTTTTTAATAATATACATCTATCTACGACTTCTGAGTTAAACATATTTTGATTGTTATTGTGTAAGAACATTATATAATTATAATCCATTTCAACTATAGAGTCAACCCTACAATTCTGATACTTTCCGAAATCAAAGAAATCAAGTAATCCTAATTTTAGGGATTTAATACTTTTAAATGTTATTGCCATATGTGGTACCCCCAGCGGGAGTCGAACCCACATGAACCAATTATCTGTTGCTTACGGGATATAAATCCGCCGTTTTACCATTAAACTATAGGGGTATGTTTGGGCAGGCGTACGAGAATTGAACTCATGATATCGGAATCACAATCCGAGGTTTTACCACTAAACTAACACCTGCATACTTTATTTTATGTCTAACTTACGTGCAAGTTCTTTAATATTAATAAAAAATTCTTCTAACTCTTTATCTTCAGCCTCTAGATCTTCTATTCGCGAAGCTGCTTCTTCTAATAAATCTGCAATACGGTCAGGAGCGCCCTCTTGAACACTTTTCCGATCTTTAATTTGTCTACGTATTTCTGCACGTTTACGTAATCTGTATACTAGTGATTCCATATTATGCCGTTTTCAAACTATTATATCTATCGGCTGCATAACTGGCAGCAAATGCATTTGGTTTAACCATTGGTATTACATTACACGTACCTTTTATATAACCAATAGCTTGCTGAACAACACAGCTAGATGCGTGAGAGACATCAGGATTAATATCTAGATGTACTTCTACCTTACGATCTTCTAGAACTTCTTTTAAATTCTGAAATAGCTCAGATACTTTATACACTTCATTCATAAGTCTCATGGAGGGTTTACTCTGCTTTTGGTCATAATCTAATTCTGTATGTGTTTCACCAAAAATTTTACAACCATGACAACCATCAATATGTACTACAACTACTAACGTATATTCAGCATACCAGCGATTATGTCGCTTTACTCTTATAGAGTCTGCACCAATATAGATTTTAGTACTTGGACTTTGTGACTCTATATAAGCTTTAACTTGCTGAATATTTAATTTTTTCATCTTGTACTAATTGGTTGCGGCGGAAGGACTCGAACCTTCTAGGCGGAGCTTATGAGACTTGCCTTTACCCTGACTCACCGCGATATTTGGTGCCAGTATTCTGTTACGAGGAACTGGCGGAACCCTAAGCAGAGTTTAGGCTGCTAATGCGAACTGTGAGTCGTTTGCGTTTACTTTTGTTTAGTGTTAACGACAACTCTGTCGGACCGTCCATCTTTGTACTTATTGCCCTGTCGATTCTAAAACAGGCCCACCATAATACGTCTAGCATGTCTTCTGGAATAATTGTTAATACAAATGTAGTTGACACAATCTACATTAACAAACTTCCAAAGTGAATATGTTTCATCCATGTTAAATCCTATTATGGTGGACCTGGGGGGATTCGCACCCCCGTCCAGAACTACTTTCGATTAACTTCATACGATCATACTTTGGCACACCCCCAGGGATTTGAACCCTGACTAACGGTTTTGGAGACCGACGTGCTGCCAATTACACTAGAGGCATACTAATTATTTCTTTTTTAGTACTCGTTTTGCTGTAGCTTTAATACTACGCTTATGGTGCGCTTTAAATTTAGCCACAATTATTTACGCTTACGTAGTTGTCTACGTACAGCTGCCTGAGTTTTAGTTTTTGCTCTGTAAGCCATAATGTATCTTTAATATTTAGGTTTCTTTTTTGGAGGTGTCATAGGCATTGCAGGAACACGAGGTCCTGCTGGCTGCATTGGGATTGAACCGACAGGTTTTTTAGGTTTTACCATATTAAAATTCTTTCTTTAGGGAATGATTATCAATAGCAGAACGTAAAGCACGTTCCACTAATTGGTTAAAAGTAATGTCTTTTTCATGTGCAGTACGAGCAAACACCATAAAGTCTTCATCACTAAGTTCAAAGGGCACTGAAACTCTAGTATCATAAGCTCTACCATCAACAATAGCAGATGCTTTTTCTAGAATATCTTCTGCAACTTCTAATTCACAGTATTTTTTACCTACAGCATTTGTTTGTTTTTCTTGTGTTTCCACAAAGTCTTGTGTAGTCCAGCGATAGTAGTTTTCTTGTGCGTAATCTTCAGCTGTGATTTCTAAAATTTCTTGACTGACTACATCAAATACGCACGTTAAGTAGTGATCTGAATTACCATAACTAATCTCACATACCAAGTCTGTTTCTTGGTTGTAGATTGTGTTTTCTAAAAATGATTTATCGTGTATGGTGTAATTGATAACATTTAAAAACTTATTTAATTTAATCATTTTATTATATCCTAAACCTTCAATTTAAAATTACCAGAAACACTAATTCGATATTCATCGCTAGAAAAAAATGGGTATACCATATGTTGAAAATTAGAGGGGAAAATTACTATATTATTTTCTCTTTTTTTATCTACTGGAATATTACAGGATTTTATTGCTCCAATACTATCATTGTATAAAAAACTAAACATTCCAGCCGTATTAAAATTAGATTCAACTCCAGGAGATAATTTGCGCTCTTCTTCCATGTAATATGGAACACTAGTCCATATTACGAAACTATATAGTCCTGAGTGGTTGTGTATAGGATTAAACTCATATTTCTTTTGAAAATTGACCCAAAATGTATCTAATACAATTTCTATATTACCTGTTGTAATATTAAAGTTTTTTAGGTAATTAAATTCTTTATCATATGCATCGAGCAGAGGTACTAACAGTTGTTCAATATAAGTTTTAGACTTTACTAATTCATACTCTCGTTTAATATTTCCAGCTAATTCTGTATTGTATTTTTGCTTTTCATATAACTCAAAATTATTTTGTATATTATGGATTTCTTTTTTTAAAGGTGCTAAATCAGATTCTGAAAATTTAGCACTAAGAAATCCGTAATTTTTTAAACCAGTTACATTATATTGCATTATTATTCTTTTACGGCTCAAATAGAAACTCAGGACTTTCACCTGATTGTCCCGTAAGGATCTTAATTTTATAACTGTTCTACTGTGATTTTAAGAAGCTATATGCTTCACCTATACCCATGCGAATTTAATCTCAAGGCTTTTATGTTTCTTGGACTTTGAAACTATAGGCAGATTGATACCTTAGTAGATAGGCCGATTGTCCTAACTTTCCCATTCACAGTTATAAAATTCCTCTTTGCAGAGGAAAGTGTAAGAATTCCACTTACTATCACATCGCTTTTAAGTCTGCGTGTCCAAGACTTTTTTTGTAAAAAACTCTTTATCAACGTAGAACTGTATTAGTTCTCTTTGGAGTTGTGTTATTAAATCACCATGAGCATCATTAAGTACAAAACGTACAGGGCATGTACCCCACTTACGAGTTGCATTAAATTCTGCAAACCATTTTCGATGTTCCTTATTGTTAGCATCAAATACTACATAAGTACGTCCATGCAACTGCAAGCTGCTCATTGTGATTTCCTAATATTAAATGTATGTGTGATTTGTTTTTACGACGAATTCGTATTTTCTTTGTAGCTGTTCTACTTCGTATACCGACTTTGGGTCGTGATCTTCAATAAAACGTTGCATAGGCATATCTTTTTCTAGTAGCTGTTTAAGATAAGATAAAAAACTCATTATTTTTTATTCACAAAAGAATAAAACTCTTGAGCTTGATCAAGAATATCTTTTGTAGTAGGAAATGACATTTTAGGCATATTTTCAGTTGCAGCTACTCCAGCATCTACCATTTTCATGTATGCTTCTGTAGTAAACTTAAGATTAGCCGTGTACTGTTTTTCTAAATGATCTTGTGCAAGTTTTAAAAGGTCTGCACGAATTTCAAATGGAGATTTAGTCATTTTTAGATGCCTTTGCTTTTGTTGGATTAAAAATGTCAGAAAATCCGTCTACTGAGTACTTGCTCATATCAGTAGTATTCTGAACCAACATTTTAGCAAACTGGGTTTGTGCATCAATAAACTTATGAGCAACTTTGTTCAGTTTAGGGTCAGTAAAAATTTGATTTGTGATAAGTTTCTTTGTTGATTGAAAGTTATCAATGTAAAATTCGATAGTAAACATAATGTTTCCTTAGTGTGTTGTGTGAAAAAGTTGGTGGAGATAGCGAGAATCAGACTCGCGTTTTTAGAATCGGAATCTAGTGTTCTATCATTGAACTATATCCCCCCAAAAGAAGTTTTAAAGATGCCTCTTAACATCTATAATCTTTATATTAGTGGTCTCTCTACAAGGATTCGAACCTTGACCACACGGCCCCAAACCGTGTACGCAACCTGATAACGCTTTAGAGAGATAGCTGGTGCCCCAACCGAGACTCGAACTCGGATGCTTGCGCACTGGCTTCTAAGACCAGCGTGTCTACCAATTCCACCATCGGGGCAAATATTACCAATGCCTAATAACTCCAGCAATAATAAATAAGTTTGTTACTATATACCCTAGTACTATACAAGTTCTAATAATAGCCACCCGATCAGCTTGATTATCCTCACCTGCTTTTTCTCCTAGAGCTTTTGCCCATAGTTTCCATAATGATTTCATAAATAAGGATCTGAGGTAACTGCGCCCGTGATTTTAGGTTCGCAATAATTATTGCCAATGGGCTAGGTGGTACGCTTGTGTACCTCAGAAAAAATTATTTTAAATTTTTAAATTCTTTAATTGCTTCTGCATCTAAGGAAGCATAAACGCGAAACTTGTCACGACCAACTTGATCATACAAGTCAGAAGCCATTTTTTCCATACTCTCTAGTGTATCAATAGATAAAAGCGTACACGTAATATATCTGCTCATAAAAGCATCTATTAAAAATTCTTTATTATATCCTGCCATAATAATCTCCAATTAAGTATATATTATACTCTAATTTGAGATCAAAGTCAAGTGTATATTTGGTCCAGCGACTAGGAATCGAACCTAGATTGATAGCTTAGAAGGCTATTGTTCTGTCCATTGAACTATCGCCAGTATTTCTGGGTTTTAGTATCTATGTACCATTTAACGTCTTCTTTATATATTTGCCATACAGAAATACTTATTACTAATAATATTTCAAGTATAAAGATAATAGTTATTATTGAGCCTAATATTGTCATACATGACCTATTTCTTCTGCAAACTGTCTACTGGCTGTATTCTTTTGTTTAGACTCACACATAATGTCTGCTGACTCTAAGAAAGTTCCAGCCCACTGATTAACTTCTTTGTTCCAGTAAAATTCTGAATGTGCACGAAGTTTAGCTGAGGTAAAACCCTGTGATTTGAGTTCACGAAAGTCTGGGCGAGTTTGTCCACAATGATCAATGAGTATGTCTTCTCTGCTAATAGAGTAGTGAATAACTGGTCTGACACCACGCCATGAATCTTGAATTCGCTTAACCTTAGGGTCATTTGGCTGAATATACTCACCACTAGCAATCCAGTGATGATGAATGTCAAGAACTAAGGCACAGTGGTCTACTAATTCTAGTGAGGCATCAATACCCCATGAGAACTCTGCGTTCTCGATGGTAAGTGTATTACGTGCTTCGGGTGTTAGTCGCTTTAGAGCTGAGATAATCCCTTTGGGACCTTGTTTGCCACCTACGTGTACATTGCATTTAAAGTCTTGAAACTTACGACCGTAACCCATGTAACGAATAATATCTGCATGATACTCAAACTCAGTAATTGACTTTTCAACTGTGCCTTCATTATCTGAGGCAAGCACACAAAACTGACCTGGATGAAAGCTAACGCGTACATCTGCTGCACGGAACTTATCACCGATACGGGAAAGATTCTTTTCTAGAAAGTCTACTACATCTGCTTGGAAGTAGAACCACATCCAGTCATCGTGTGAATATCCAGTAAGTAGATCACTACTTAATCTAAACATACGTAGACCTGCGGGTTGTTGTGCCATCCAGTCAGCTTGATTTTCAAGAGCTTGAATATTAGTACGCATCAAAGCCCATAGTCTTTCAGCAGCTATGTCTTTAGATTGCTTATTAAGCCATGTGATGGTAGTGCCTTTAGTTTGGCAATTCACTACATCTGTAGATTCTGAACTTTGAATTTTACACGCAAAGCCAACGCGTTTTTGATTTTGATTAAACATAGTAGTTATTATACTAAATTCAACCTCTCAAGTCAAGAGAGTAATTTGAAGACCGGCCCAAGCAACCATTAAACGTTTTTTACTGTAATAGTGTGTTTACTTTGTCGCTGGGCTGCTTCAATTATCGTATAATACCTTTTTCTAGTCGCTCAGATACTAAGCGAGCATATCCAGCAATATCAACCCAGCTATCTGCATAGTCTGGTCGGCCGTTTAAGATGCGCGCTATTTTGTGCACTATCATCTCTAAACTTTCCTGTTGATCTGCATCCATATTTTCCCAGCTTGGCGCAGCGTGTAGAATTTCTTTAAGGTTTTGTGTAATGGTTGCCATATCAATAAATGGACCATAATTTTTTGCACGTTCGTCTAAAATATTTAGAGTAGAATCTTCTTCATACTCGTCATCAGCAAATACAAATGTTGCACCACCCGTAGTTCCTGGCATAGGAATAGTAATAGTATCTGTACTGTTATTAGCTGTAATAAAAGTAGGAGAATACATTGTATTATCTATTTTAGGTCCCTGCTCTGGTTTGGAAGTAGGAAAGGGCCAGTTTGGCCATACTTGGTTTAATTCTAGTTCTTTTGTCATAATTTTATATATTAAGGATTAGTATAAGATTCATAGAACCTTATAATAATCCCTCCTAAGAGGAATTACCGTACATGCTTTCTGCAAAAAGACTCACAGTACTACATTCAGTCTGTCCCGCTCAGCCGTGCAGGGCTATGCTTCGATGATGAATTGTAAGGATTAGGATTAATTTGAAAACGCAGGCAAAGCTCAAATCCTGCGCAATAAGTAATTATACCCGAATTCTTCTGTCAGGTCAAGAGTATTTTTCCGGAGCCCTTAGCAGAGCAGGTAATTGTTTCTTAGTTTTAATCTGTTTTATTAATTCAGGATTAATACCGTACAGAGTATTAACTGATCCCGCTGCTTTTTGATATTTTTCGTAAACAGGTAAGAGCTGATCAAGTATTAATAATTCTAACTCTTTAACGTAAGTATGTGAAGAATTCATATGGTACCTTTAGTTTGCCCTATTATATCACTGTTACCTGTTAGTGTCAATACTAAAAATTTTTATCCTATAATTTTATAGGCAAAACAAAAGCCCCAGAACGAATCTTGGGGCTTTTGAAAGTATTTGCTGTTGCAACAGCGTTATCTTTTTTAACTCTAGCAGGGCTTTTAAGGGAATCACCACGACCTGACCTTAAACTGTAGCACGTTGGCTACTTACAACCTTTGGTGATGAGTCCATCGCGAGGCTGTTTAAGTGAGTGTTGCACGTTTCAGTCCTTTCGCTACCAACGCATAGGATATCCGTGACTAACTATACCATGTCAACCTCTACAGTAAACCATGTAGGTAGACTGTTGGGTATGCTTGGCAACTGGTTTAACGACTTGCGGGTCGGGAGTGTGTTTACGAATCTGCCCAAACGACTATTTTTTCAATTATTTTAAAGACCCGCTACAGTTCAGGGTCTAAAGTATTAAAGTGTTTCTCCCGTATACTTCGTCAGGGGACTAGCCCTGTAACGTGGACAAGTTCGACTACTTAATATTTTGCGACCCTGCAGTTTAGGGTCGATGCGCACCATTATTTAATTACCCTTGCTAGGTATCGCTAGTGAGATTCCATACTCACATTACAGTCACTAAAGTCTGCTCTTGGTTAGAAGATAGCTGTATTTGAAAGAGTTCTTTCTCTGGAGTTCCTACCTTGTTGTCACTCCGAACCAGCTTTAGCTTTACGATGCCATCGGCATAAGGCAATAACGCTACCTTGCACTCATCGAATAATTTTATACTCTATTATTATATGAGTCTTGCTATTGTTTCGGCTCGCAACAAGAACGAGCATTTTGAAGGCTTAACCTTGACTCGTAGCGTCTAATACATTAAGTTGAAAGGGTGAAAGTCTTAATGTATTAGATACTGCTAGAGTTTCGCCTAAATTACATAGGCTCATCAGAAGGTTTCTTATTATTATCAATTTATGTATGAATTATACAGTAAATAAACATACAATTCAAGTAAATAATTTTATTCTTGGTACTCGGTACGGGATTCGAACCCATGTGAATGCCGTGAAAGGGCACGATCCTAGGCCGCTAGATGAACCGAGTGTACGAAATAGGCGGCAACTAGAGATTTCAGTCGTCATTAAAAACTTATCCAGCCACAAAGAGTTGGTCTCGGTTTACCTATAAATTAGTGCTATCGTGCCGATTCTGGAAGTAGCCGCTAAGCTCCCCAATGCCATTGGCAGTTATATCAGGATCAGTTACTGGCAGTGCATGATCCGTTAGTCTAAGCGTCCTCAGCGCATACCTTGATAACACTAATTTATAAGTAAAGGGCTGTGGCTCGGGTAATTATTCCCCACAATTAAGACGCATAACAGATAGATCCTGTTTCCGCTGTCGCCCTATCAATTTATATAATAATTATACAGCGTTTAGCTATACATTTCAAGAAAAAAATAACAGTCGTTGCCACTATGAACTGGCTTCGCAGGTGTGTCGACATACAGTGACTGATTGGTGAGCGAAGAGATCGTTGACAAACGGGCAGCATTTTCATGCTATTCATTAAGCCCTTCCCGACTGTTTATAAATAATTATACAACATAATAGGCAATCAGATCAAGTATAAATTTTTATACCTATTTTTTAAATGATGCTATTTTTGTACAAAATTTCTTAAATTTATTTAAAGTATATTATAATCTAAATTTACTTGAGTTTCAAGTATTAAATTTCTGTCTAAAAACTCCAGCCCGCTTCTTCTAAGGCTTCCTGTGCTACATCTTCTGGCGACATTCCGTGATTCCAACTACTCCAATAATCATAATCAGGTATATCTTCAATACCTAAACCACAACTATTAATTACATGCTGGTTAACTACTTTCATCCAGTCTTCAAAAGCAATTTCTTTTTTCATTGTGTTTCCTTTTAAAAATTATTCTTGTATACTGATAGCTTCAAGATTTTCGGATAGCATTTCTCGGATAAGTTCATGAAGGTTTGAGAAGTCTCCGTAGAAAAAAGCCGCTTCAATTTCTGTCATTTGTTTCTCCAAATTAATAACTATTATACAAAATTTTTAAAAAAATTTCAATTTTATGATTTTTGCCGTTACAGCCTGTGGTTGGGTAGCGTGCGTAAAAATTAACTTGATTTTTACAGCTAAAGAGCTTATAATGTTATTTCGATTATTATTATTTTAAATAAACTCATGGATATAGCAACTGCACTGGATGCTGGAACATTAGAATACTTAGCTGATGGCACACAAATGCCCCGTCCACCAACAGCTTTAGCTATAAGAGCAGCAAAACACATTCGTAACTTAGAGGGACAACATCAAGTGCATTTACAAGCACTTATGCAATCTCAAAATAGAGAGGCTACCCTTCTACAAGATTTGGATAGCTGCAGACTAAAATTAAAGGAGTTAGATGCAGAGTTACAAAATCTTCGCACATCAGGATCGGCAACTAGCAGCATGGATAGTTCAAGCTGAAAGTTATCTAGAAGCAATAGAATTAGTTAGACAAGAAACAGAGATAACTTCGGCAATATTATGTTTATTAGAGGAGAGTGCTAAATGAATATCATAAAAGCAATAATCCTTTCTGCAACTTTAATTATACCAATTTTTATAGTTCAAAAAGCTTACGAATTTAGGGTCAATCGTTTAGGTGAGTATAACCAGCAAACAACAAAAACTTTTAGTTCTGTTACGGAAATGGAAAGAGAACTAAAGTGTATGACTCGTAATATATACTACGAAGCTGGCAGTGAGCCAGTTGAGGGTAAGATTGCAGTAGCACAGGTAACATTAAATCGTGCAAAAGATGGCAGGTTTGGCGCAGGTATTTGC